CCCTACTTTGTAGAAACTCGCGCGCCCATACAACAATCCAAAACAGCAAGGAGGGGTTTGTAAGGGGGATGTATATCCCCCTACCCTACGACATAGATTGATAAAGCCAAGGAAGTGCCATTGCCGCCTCGTGATTTACAATCGTCAACGCCCCTAAAATATAATAAGCACCTAACGCTCTACTGTCTCGATCAATCCCACTCGTCACCAATTTTGCAATCACCTTTAAAATATTTTTTTTTAATGTAATAAGTGTCGATTCGATTTGTAATAAATGGATATGAATATTCATTAAAAATGTCCCATTCGGAGGTAAAATATTCCGTTTTACTTCCTCCGTTAACTGTGCACGATAATCCCAAATATCGACTACTTCACGAATAAATTTTATTAATTGATGACGATTTAAGGTGAGAAACCATTTGGGGTCACTATAATTACCAAGTTCATCAATTTTTTGAAAAAGAGATAAACAATCCAATTCCAGCAATTTTTCATCGCTTACTAGAGGCGTTTCATCTTCAATGCTTAATTGAATCGGCAATTTTAAGATGCTACTGAATCGAATAATCATTTTTATTTTATGAATCACTTCCAAGGAGATTTTATTCCGATTGTATGGATTCGTGATTTGATTTTCACTTTTTAATATCAAGTTTTGACTTTTTAATATCAAGTTGTGGAGAGAAGAAAGTTCAAATCCGTAAATAAATCCATCCGTATCTTTGTAACTGAAAAAATTGTAATAAGGGATTTGCTTTAATTCTTCCATCGTGATAAAATCCGTCTCGTTGGTACAAACATTTCTTTTAAACAATCCAGGACCATGATAAGCATTGTATTTTCTTTGAAGTAGTCCACGAAATCTTTTTTGGATTTTAATCAGGTAACTCGAGAGAAATAAGTGGATAAAAACGCGTTTAATAATTTCTTTTTTATTTCCGCTAATTTTCAACTTGTAATGCTTTGCAAATTGTTTTAATTGTTGTGTGTTATAATTATATTCTACTAAAATAGTATAATTATGGATGGTTGGTGTAGTAACGTCTTCGTCTTTTATTTTGGCTGGATTTTTTACGTAAGGAATATGTTTCTCTCCTTTTAAATAAAGTGCTTCTATATATTCCTCCATCAAGGTCTCGTTTTCTTTGTAATTCATTTCTTTGTTCTTGTTATTATTATTCTTTTTCTTTTTATTTATATTTGTCAAATTTTGGTCTACGATGTGATTCATACTATATGAATATAATAAATTTTTTTTAAATCCTTATTAAGGGAACCTACGGTTCCCTTAAAAAATTGAAATACTTTTTTAATTTATTTTTATCAGCATTAAACAAGTAAAAATATCGTAAGAATAAAAGCATAGTTTTGAATAGAAATGACCTCCTTTCTCTCATTCACCAAAGTCGAAGAATCAATGGAAGATCTAAAGGTAAATGATTTGGAAAAATATGTAAGATTAAAATTGGGACAAAAAGTATTTCCAACACCATCGATCAAGCAATGTCTTGTAAAACGAAAGGAAGGAGAAGAACAAAATCCTTATTGTCAATGTAAAAATTGTACGTACAATAAATGGTATTATACATGGGAATACGAAGGGCATTTAAGACTGGATTTTGATGCTGGTCAATTTACAAAAAGCAATTTCAAAATACTTCAATTGTTTGACGATTTGTTTCAAGAGGTCAAAGTGGTGATTCATACACACAAAAATTCAGTCCAAGCCTATTTTGTTCATTTGGAGGATTATCAAAAATACGATTACTGGGAAGAAGGATATCTAGATATGATGATTCTTGGAATGATACCTTATATTGAAAGTATGGATTTAACCGATTTAACGACGGTAGAAATCATGAAGACCGTCATTGAACGAGTTGAAAAAATAAAGCAACATTGTTTATGTCCTACGATTTGTGGATATCAGTTATCTCCTTTATGTGACAATTGTGTGATACGCGAGAATCAAATGCTTCCATCCATCTTTAATTTCAAAGTGAACGAAAGAGCATTCTTTTCCTCCCATTTTCCAAAAACAACTCAAAAATTATCCATAAAGGGAGATGAGAATGAATCAATCATTATTGATTGTGAAAAAAATTTTAGTGAAGAGGAAAGAACAGTGATTCGCGAATATGAAATCAATCAAATCGAAGAATTAATGGTTCATAAAAGAATCCATTTTTCGGATAAAATCCAATGTTTAAAAAATCATAAATATGCGCGTGAAACTTATGAAATGAATGGGTATGAAGTAGTGAATGATTTATCTACGGTTCATTTTGGTAAATATATGTTTTGTATTATTGTTTTACACGATGGAAGGATTAAATATTGTTGTAGTTTAGGAGAGAAAAAAATTAAAGAATAAAAAATATACAAAAAATATATATACAAAATATACACAATAAAAAGTAGACCAATTCATTGGTTCTATTTTTTCCTTTTTATGATAAGAAAAACGTAGGGAAACGATTCCGTCTTTAAATCAATTTTCCTTACAAATTCACAAAATTCTCAGAAAATTGATTTAAAAACAAACGAATAATATAAATAACATCAGTAAAAAAATGGCAGACACAATCATCGACGGAACTCAATTAAATGTTAACAATCTTATGTACACTGCTCCAAAAGCAACAAGTCAAGGAGCAAAGACAATTAATATCTTAAATAAAGCAACAAAAACAGGATTACGAATTTCTACACCACTTATGCTTACATGGGGAGCAAGTGATTATGTAGATGATAAGGGTGTTAGTAATGGTAGATATGATATGGCTTTACAGTTTCCTGGAGAGGAATATAAGACAGAAGATACTACTGCGTTTTTAGAAAACATGATTGCTTTTGAAAATAAAATCAAGGCAGATGCCCTTACCTATTCTAAGGATTGGTTTGGTAAGCAATATAAAAGTGCGGATATTCTAGAAGAATTATTTACACCAATGCTTAAATATCCAAAGATTAAAGGTACCAAGGAGCCGGATTATAGTAAAATGCCAACCTTAAAAATAAAAGTCCCTGAATGGGAAGGTACATGGCGTTCAGAGATTTATGACGAGGATGGCAATAAATTATATCCTTCGATTGATAATCCAAGTCTTACTCCTTTGGATTATTTAAAGAAGGGGACCAATGTTGCTTGTCTAGTTCAATTCGCAGGTATTTGGATTATTAACGGTAAGTTTAATGCTTCTTGGAAATTGGTTCAAGCAGTTGTTCAAAAACCAAGAGCATCTTTACAAGGACAATGTTTTATTAAGTTAAAGCCAAGTGATAAAGAAAAATTAAAGACACAGCAAGTAACCGATGAAGATGTAGAAACAGCACATATTACAAGTACAATTGTAGATGATAGTGATGATGAGGAAGAATTACCAGTGGTTCAAGTAAAACAAGTAGTACCAGAACCAGTTCAAGCGCCAGCGCCAGTTCAAGAAGAAGTACAAGCACAAGCAGTCGAAGAACCAAAGAAGAAGAAGGTTATAAAGAAGAAAGTTGATGCATAAAAAAGAAAAAAAGAAAAAAAGAATAATTTATTATATTTTATAGTAGTATTTTTATAAGTGTTTTATAGTAGTATTTATAGTAGTATTTAGTATATAATTTGTAATTTAAATATATATTTTTTTCCTGGATTTTTTTTTGTAATATTTACGCCTTTGAAGATTTTAATTTGCCTTTTTATGGTGAATCTCACCTTTGCAACCGTTATCTAATAACATTTCAAATGCCCAAAGAGCATCTTTGAATGTTATTAGGTGTAAAAAATTGAATTTCTTAAAATAGTTATCATAATACAATAAATGATAATAGAAATGGAAACGAAAATTGTTCAAGTCATTGATATTTTGAAAGCAATTCGTTGGCAAAAAGTTCATGAATTATGTGTATCTATTGGTAATGAATTAAATGATCCTCAATGGCGATTTTTAAAAGCGGTCTTTTTAGAAAATGCGGTTGCGGATTACAGTGATAATATGTTAACTTATGTTGGCGATAAAGAAAAAGGATGTGATTTCAAAATTACCTCCCTTGACAACTTAAAGATTGAAATGAAATATACACAAGAATGTTTGTTTCATAGTAAAAAATTAACACTAAGAGATAAAACGAAACAAATTACTTTATTAAATAGCAGAGGAACAAATACTCATTTGAAATTACCAGAACATTATGCCGATTATTTACTGATTGTAGAAATGAACGGCGCCGCACTTATCTCAAAAGAAGATTTACAACATTATGTAAGTGTACATGGTGATTCATTAACAGCGACCATACCAACGGATCAATTACATATCATCTATCAACCCACTGATATTATGATGATGACTGAAAAGAAAAATTTACATATCAAAGAAACGTTGATGAATACGATTATTCAAATTATACAAAATAATAAATAATCAAATCAAAACAAATCAAAATAAATCTTCTCCATAGAATAAAAACTTTGCACATTGTTCTATCATTTTTACATTTACCGCATTACCCAATTGTTTATAGATATGCTTTTCATCATATTTAAAATTGTCATTAAAAGATTGTAATCTCAATAATTCGATAGGGGTCAATTTTCTATTTTTTGGTCCATAAATAGGAATCATTGACATTGCAACTAAGGTAGGAATATAATCACATTTTTTTACTCTTATCCCAGAACCACGAGCAGTCCATAAGCATTTATTTAGACTATTATTTTCTTCGGTCAAATCGCCTGCTTGCCATTCAAACTTCCTTACCGCACCAAGCCAATTTGGATTTTTTCTAGATTCCGATAACCAATCATGTAAAATACATATATTTCTTTCATAAAATTCTCGATTCTTATCGATCCATGATTTATATTTTACATAAAATTCATCCTCTTTTTCAAATTTGTTATCCCACCAATCGGTCCAAATCGGAAATTTAGGGATATCTAACTGATTTTGATTCAATATTCTAATAAAATTCTCCCAAACTGAATGGACATCTTTTAATTTACCAGTTAATTTTATCTCTTTTCCGTTTTCATCAATGATATCTTTGATAAAAGACGTCAAATTTCTTTTAGGATTCTTATCCATCTCTGGTAATTCAGGTAATTCACCTAAGTCGATACGTTTACACATGATCACTACTCTTTCACGATTTTGTGGGACATTAAAATGCAATACATTTAATAATACTGGTTCATCATAGGTATAATATCCCATGTCTCTTATATTTTGTCGAATCACTTTCCACGTATTTCCATGATCATGCGATGCAAGGTTTTGAACATTCTCTAAAATCATATATTTGGGTTTATGAATTTTCACAACATTGCATATATGAAAGAATAAATTGCCTCTATCATCATCAAAGCCTTTTTGAAACCCTGCTTTACTAAATGGCTGACATGGAAATCCAGCGCATAAAATATCAAAAATTGGAATTTCCTCTATTTTAATTTTTGTTATATCACCTTCAGGTTTCAATCCATAATTGTTTTCATATGTTTTTCTACAATTTTCATCAATATCACTCGCAAATACACATTCACAACCAATTTTTTTTAATGCTTGGTGAAACCCGCCTATACCACAAAATAAATCGATAAATTTTAGGAAATGGTTTTCATCGTTTTTCGTTTCATTTTGAGTTGCATGCTTGATGAAATCCATTAATTCACCTTTTGTTTTAGATTTACATTTGGTAATTCCTAGTTCTTTACACTTTTCTAAAAGTTCTATTTTTGATAATTTTGTCATTTATTCAATATTATATGATACACTATCCGTCCTATTATTTAAATCAATTTTGTTATTTGAGAATGACAAAATCGATTTCTCCTTTATTTAACCACGTAAAAGTGGTTTTGCAACAAAAGTGGCCCTTCTCATAAAATTCCTTCTTCGTAATAACCTTCCTCGTAAATAATTTTGATTACGTAGATTACGTACTTGAATTCTTCTTACAATAGGTCGAACTCTTAATGGTCGAATTCCACCCATATTCATTCGAATCGAATTTGTTTTTAACGGTTGTGATATATTTTTTTGCGGATAAGTTAATGATACTTTGGTATGTAATAATGGATAACAAATTGTACTCCAACTTCTTTCCATATAATGAGCCATTTCCAAATTCGAGGCAATCGATAATTGATTTAATATTTTTTCGTAACGAAATTTTTTGTATTTCATGATATCTTTTTTATTCAATGAAAAAATTCCATTCATTGTATAATATCGAACATTGATCGCACCAAAATTATAACGATACCAATTCCCAAAGGGTCTTATATTACTTTTTATTAATTCGCTACCATTATTTAAATTAAAATTCTCTGAATTTCCTGTTATATAATGTTCAATCATAAAATTTTTAAAAAAATGAAAGACATTCTCTGTATATTCACCGATCAAAAAAGCACTTTGTTTTAATAAAACTTTGGTTAAGATTGAAATCGCTTTGTTTATTTTATTAGGCATATTTACTGAACCAGGTAAAAAAATGGTAATTGGTTTTAATGTATTCTCATCATAATTACTAACAATATGATACAAATAAGTATGGTCACATACACCTACATTTGGTAAAGTAATTATTTTGGTTACATTTTTTTTATTAAAATTTTCATTGATTCCTTTGTTGTAAACGGTGTATTGAAATTGATTAAAGGGATAATAATTCAACCATTCCAAATTTTCATTATATCTACTTACCACAATTTCAACATTTTTTATTAACTGATTTTCTTTTCCAGTGAATGAATCATTGTCGAATGAAAATTGATTGTTGTATTCTTTATTTTTCAACTCATTGTCTTCGATATGTTTATAATTGGATGAATCAAAATATTTTTTATCTCTTAAATTATCCCAACATGATTGAGTAACATCTCCTCTTGTTCTTTTTATTTTAGAAAAGAATTCCCACGATTGAATTTTATAATGATTTAATTGTAAAAAGGAATTCGAGAGAAAATTTTCGTTTAGATTTTCAATAAAATTAATATCTTTGGTAATAAATAAACGATTATTTGAGAAAATATCTTTATTGCCATTCTTATTATTTGAAATAGAATGATGTATATGTAATGTTTTTAAATTATTTCCTCTTATAATACACTTACATTCTATTTTTGTTGGGGTATTGTAAATCTGTCTCCAAGTAAAATTTTGTATTACACTTTTTGGTTGTTGCATGAAATCACTTGAACCGAATATTTTCCAAGGGATATGGATTTGGGATACATTCGATTCCAAAGAATTCAAATATTCTTTTATGGTATTGAATCCATTACGTGCATAGACAAACTCATCCAAATCAACGACCATTACCCAATCGAATTTTCTTGCACAATCAATACAATCATTATAAATCTCTACTTGAGCATATTTTTTGGGATTTTTATTTAATACGACAAATCCAGCGTCAATATATTTTTGTATTTTATGTTCATAATTATCTGTACTACCATTATCATTTAATAAAAAACAATCAACGCCTTCATTAATATAATGTTCAATCCATTCTTCAATAATGTTCGATTCGTTTTTGAAAATGGCGATTAATAAAAGTGACATTTTTATAAATATATTTATTATATATATTTATAAATATAAAATATTTACACCCTTGAAGATTTATAATGGTACAACCTTAGTTGTCCCATTATAAATCTAAGGGTAACTATTACCGATCCCGAAGGGAGAGTTGAATGGAGACGCATCTTTTGATGCGTGTCCCATTTCAAATCTTCATCGGTTCAAACAATATGAATATGCAGAATAATATTTTTTTTGTCCAAACAAGAATCCAAGAAGTTTTTATTTAAATTTATTTGATTTAAATCCTCCCCTAAACTATCGTTCATTCTCTTTATTCCTTCCCCTTTCAAAACATAGATTTGATTTCGTCTTATCAAAAGGTTGCAAACAGGTATTTCTAATGTTTTTTTCCCTACATGAATTGGAATTATTTTTATATCAAAGAGAGAAAATTCCGAAGAATTGATTTCTTTGGTGATATGAATATTCTCTTCTTCGTCAATCCATATGTTTTCAGGTAACTCTGGAATACAACGAACAATGATTTCTTGGATGTTTGTTTCTTTTTCCGTATTGTTTACTTTGTCGTAAAGAATATCACAATTAATGTGCCAAAGTGGTACAAAATAAATTTCATTATCAATGACTAATTTGTATACATTTTGTTCTAATAAATCGTCAATGGATGGATTTAATATGTACACCTGGTCATTTTTACATTTATCCAAGATAATTTCTCTCACTTTGGACAAAATATCTTGTTGAATATAAAGTATATTTCGATATTTGGAGAGAAAATCATAGATTTGAATGGAGGTTTCTTTATCTAAATCCTCAAACCACTGGAAAGTCACCTTTTGACAGCCAATCACTATTTTTTGTATAATACTTGTAATAATTCCAGATATTTGACTTGTATGACCTTGCAGAATTGTTTGTAAAAAGAGGGATAAAAAATAAACATATTGGTTTGTTTCTTCTACATTCTGCGTTTCAGGTTCTAAAAAATCCATTTCTTCTTTTAGAAATCGATATGCTTCATCGATCCTTTGAAATTTTTCTTTGGATTCAATGCCCGGATTTTTGTCGGGATGATACTGTAGGGCTAATTTATGATATTTCTTTTTCAAATAAGACGCAGTTATTTCATTGTAAGATATCTTATGGATATCAATTTCTAAAATCTCAAAAGCGGTTTGAAAATTCATTGGTAGAGAGAAATGATTGATTCTATTTTTATTTAATAGATTATAAATATTATTTTTAAACCTTTTACACCGATGAAGATTTCAAATGCCGACCACAAGGGTCGCAAAGCCCCGGTCTCGGGGCGAGCCCTTTGGGCATCTTTGAATGTTATTAGGTAACTGTTACTTTTCAACCGATAAATTGCCGATTTATACGGATGGAAAAGATGGTTGTGCAGCGATACCACATATTCCGATATCATTGGTGCTTTCACTTCTACCAATTTTTACATACCCGGCTTCCCCCCAAGTAGTTCCCCATGAATTTTTTACTAACCAATATTTGATTCCATTTTCTTCCCCATATCCGACAATGAGTACTCCATGGTCCAAATTTGTACCACAACTGGTACTTGTGATAACACCGCTGGAATAAAATTGGAAAATACGTGTATCTGCTTCAATGGCAATCGATACAGGACCATTAAAAACAACTGCATCTTTTAACACCAGTTGATTATTTGGTTCGACGTCACTACATTTTGTAATCTTCACTACAGTTTGACAAGATTCGCATGTTCCACTGGAAGCAGTATAAGGATAAGCAGATTCTGCACACATCCCATTATCAATGGCATATTCAAAAGCAGAATCCATCAATCCTCCATTACAACCTAAATTACCATATCTTTTTGAACAATCCACTAATTGTTGTTCGGAGAGAGAAATCAAATTATTTGTGGCAATGGCCCATGCACCTTCCATTGCACCGGTAGCAGAAAAAGACCAACAACTTCCACATTGTCCTTGGTCTTTTACTGGAGTTACTGCGCCCTCTTCTCGCCAATCAATCGAACCTGCAGTAATTTTTCCGGTGGATGCATATTTACCACAAGAATTTTTTCGGATACCTTTTAATAACCCGCCCACTTGTAATTCTTTGAATTCAACCGAAGATAAATCGGTAAATGGATTGACTGCCATGGTAAAAGTATGATTTCCAAAATTATGACTAAGAATATTTTGAAGATTTGTACGGAAGATCTCATATCGATGATTAAATTCTTCTAAATTCGAATAGGTTTTTTCGTATCGATTTATAAAACGAGTAAATTCTTGCAAAATATTGGTATCTTTAGAGCCACGTAAATTCATATCCATAACAGAAGAAATTGGTCTCATCATGAGACTGAAAACAAAAAAAAAGGGATGAAATAACATTTTCATTATATATTATACAATCAAAATGTTTTTAAATCCTTGCACCTTTCAAACGCCGATTTTATATATCATCATTCGGCTTTGCCGAATGATTGAATATAACAAAGGCGACTTATCGGTTGCAAAGTAACAGTTACCTAATAACATTCAAAGATGCCCAAAGGGCTCGCCCCGAGACCGGGGCTTTGCGACCCTTGAGGTCGGCATTTGAAATGTTAAAAGGTGTAAACCCTTGAACATTTATAATGGGACAAATAAATTGTCCCATTCGTGTACTATTTCAAATCTTCATCGGTTTCTATAATCCCTTGATCATTCTTATCATCGAGAGAAAATAGTGTTCTAAATGATAAATCGGACGATAATTATTGTTAAAATACTGGAAAAAGGTAAAGGTTTTTATTAATAATTGGTTGACTTCTTTTTCAGGTATTTTTCCATTCTCAATAAAATAAGACTGGATGTACCAAATACATTCATAAATATTTAAATGATAAATCAAAAGTTCATATAATAAATCACGGAATTTTAAGAATGAAAAATGGTTGGAAGAACAAGTTTCCATGACCTTGATAATTTTATTACATATTATTTTATATTGATTTTCATTTTCTTTTTCTGAATCACTTTGAACCAAAGAATAGATTTGTTTGATGTTTTGTATATTTTCTGGATTTATTTTATCGATTCTTTTCAAATCAAAAGATATTTTTTTTTTTGGTTTACCTTCCAAACAACCATTTTCATGATATTGTATATTTTGTTGTATACATTTTTTATACTCTTGTCTAGTCGGACGTGAAAAAGGAATGAATTTACAATTCTTTACAATATTATTTGGAATAAAACTGATTTGTTCCGTGATTATATAATAATAAATATGAATACATTGATTATTTACATTTGTCATATAATTATAAAAATTCTCTAATAATTCATTATGTATTTCGTGGAAATTTTTACATAAAATAATCCCCATTTTCACGGGTTTTGCAGATAAAATATCGATAATTTGATGATAGATTTCGTGCCATAATATTTTGGCATTACAACCTAATAAGGACATATCAATTTCATAATGAATATCACTGATTTTAAAAATATAGGTTTGCTTATTATAAGTAACCGTCATTTTTTTTTCATATTTTAATTCACTTGGGCTATATGGTTTCATTTTTTTCAATACTTGTGTATACTTACCAACCCCGCTCGGACCGTAAAAGATTGTATTTTCAAGGGATTCTTTTTTTTCATGGTTGAATTTTTTCAAATGTAAATCATAACCTTGGTTTAATTGTATGTAATTTTCAAAATGTTTTTCGTTATTCATTTTTAATCGTAAAATTTGTTTTAATTATTTTAATAAATGAATTTGTATTTATTAGGTAAATTAGTTAAATAGTTAAAACGAATTAAATAGATAAAATAATTTTATAAAATACATATAATAAAATACATATAATAAAAACATGTATATCAATAAAAATATAAATATTTGTGAAAAACTTGAAAAATATGAAGAACAATGTATTTATTTCTGTGAACCGATTAAAAACAATATTATTAATGACGGCAATTTTATTCGTATTTTATACTCCAAATCCTTTGTCTTATTGAATGGAATCTATTTATATTTTTCTTTAAATATTCATTCGGTAGAAAAATATTATAATAAATTAAAATGTAATTTTATGATAACCGAACATCGAGATATTATTGAAAAAATGAAACAAATGGAAGATGGTATTTTAAAAAAGTTGGACTTGAATAAAATACCACAATATAAATTAAGTGAACAATTCAAAAATGGAAACGTAAAAATATTTAATGAATTTACTTTAAAAGAAAAAGAGAAAGAAAAAGAGAAAAATACGGATGTTTCACAGTGGAGTGAATGCAACGGAATATCGAATTTTGTTTTAAAAATATCTGGAGTTTGGGAAAACGAATTATATTATGGGTTAACGTTTAAATTTGTGAAATCCGATTGTTTATAATTTTTTCACTTTCTCTTCATGATGGAAAAACCGTCAGTAACAAAATAAACTAAAATATGTCGAATCGTATATAAAATAAATAAATTGATTATAGAAAGTAAATAAATAAAACTCGTATTTATTTTAGATAGATTACCTGTTTTCGTATCTGTTCCATAGGTAAACAATAATAATTGTACAATCATTAAAAGAATCGATATGTTTTGAAAGGTATAAAAACTTGGAGAGATAGTTTCATCTAGAATACGATTTTTAAAAGTAATTAAAAAGTAAAGATACCATGCGATTAAAAAGAAAAGAAAGAAAAAGGGGCCTAAAGTAAAAATAACTTGCAATGGAGAAAGAGAATCTTTATAAATCGAACTCATTGAAAATGTCATCATTAATAATAGACTAATAATGGTTAATACATAACCGGTAATACTTGTATTTAACATTACGGATCCCGATGAAAAAAAAGCAATTGAAAATAACATGATACTTGTGATTAAAAGGGAATAATAGACTAAAAAATAAACTTTTTCGATCATTTTATAAATAAATTATATATTAAACATATAATTTATATTTTCTACCTTCTAAAATTTGATTGATTATTTGATTGTTTTAGAAAAAAAAGGATTATTTGAAAATTGTTTTTGTTGATTAATGGGATAACCTATTCTGATTAAATTATTAACGCTTACATTATTTGAATTTACCGAATTAAGGTTATTTAAAGATTTTATTTGAGTGGTATAAAATCCTGTAAAGGGGGTTTTAAAAAACCCTCTATTTTTATTATTTTGAATAGAATGCATTTATAAAGAAAGTATTTATTTTTATTTTTGATAGATAAAATATAAAATAAAAACAATATTAAAAACAATATCAAAAACAATATCAAAAACAATATAAATCTATTTTATATTCATATTTATATAAATATAAAATCACTAGATTGAAATGAGTATACAAACTTTCACTGGTCATCCATTAATTAAAAATACACAAGAATATATGCTTTATCAGAAATTCGTTTCAATACACTCCGAAGATAGAGACCTTCTCAAATTTCCAAATGCGGCAGCCTTTGAAATTGAATTTCCAGAAGATTATTTGAATGTTTTATCTGTAAGACTAGCGACGTGGACATTTCCTGCAAATTACAATACCTTTTCCCAAATAAATAAAAATGTAGATATGACCTTTTTAATTACAACTCCTTATAATCCGGAAGCAAATGGAAATGTAGACCCTTTGGCAAATGCCATTTATCAAGGATTAATCGCAAATCAAAATAATAATTACATTGTTATTATTCCTCCTGGTTTCTATAATACATCACAAATTGTAAATGTTTTAACCAATCTCTTTAATATTTCGGTTACTCAATATTTAGTAGCATATTTAACAGAGAACTATCCATCCTTAGTAAATGAATTTACTAGTAATAATGGATACCAAGAGTTTGTCATTATTTATGAAGAAACTGGACAGAAAATTTGGTTCGGGAATCGTTGTGATGTTTTTAAATTAACCAATTCTACTCAAATTATAAACAACTCCATCAGTAATATCAATTGTGCAATCAATGGTAGAAGTGGTGATATATTGCCAGGAACAAATTATGGATTACCACAATATCTAGGTCTTCCAATCATTGATTTAACTTCTACCTCTTCATCCCAACTTCCTAATTTTTATTATGGGGATATTAATCCAGGGGATGGAGGCATTTGGTTAACACCTGACCCGAATTTACCAGGGAGTCAAGTTTCGTTTTTAGCTGCACCTGAAAAAATCAATATTTTTGGAGAATCGTATTTTTATATGGATGCTCCTGACTTTAATTGTATGGATGAAACGAGTCCATTTAATATAAGTCCATTTACAGCACATACCAATATTACAAATGGTAGAGTAAATAGTGCTTTTGCAAAAATTTCTGTTCCTGTAACTCCTTTAGCACAATGGTATGATTCGAATTCTACTTGTTATAAACTTTATAATCCGCCTGCGGAAAGAATAAGAAAATTTCGATTTCGATTAAGATATCATAATGGAGAATTAGTTGATTTCGGGAAATTCAATTATTCTTTTACGTTGGAGTTTACTTTACTTGTACCTCAACAAACTAGAAAATATGCAAATTTATATGACCCAAAAGTTCGTTAAACGGTTACCGATCCCAAAGGGAGAGTTGAATGAAGACGCATCTAAAGAGGCGTGTCCCATTTCAAATCTTCATCAGTTTAAAAATCCGCGTCCATTGAAAAAACACTTTGTTTGGCATAGAATTTCTCCGTATCTGTAAATCCGCCAATGAATTTTCCATCGTAAAATACCATTGGAAAGGTTCGATGATTGATTCCTCCGTTTACAGTCTTAATAAATTCCAGGAATTTTTCTTTTATTTCTGGTTCTATTAAATACTTGTCACAATTAATAATCGTGATTTCTACATTGAGTTTGTCATTATGTAACAACAAATCCTTTACCTTGGTACAATAAGGACAGTTTGTTTTTGTATAAATCATGTATCCGTTGGTGTTTGGTTTTTCAAATGTAAGTTCTGATTCAAAATCAAATCGCATTTTATGATATAAAATGCAATTTATTTTTATGTTCTATTTTCATATATTTATACATTTGAAGAATTAAATCCGCACCTTTAATGCGGATTTATTTTTAAAGTATCACTGGTTTACAGATTTAAAACCGCCATTAAAAGGCGGTTTTAAATCTTCAACGATGTAACATTTATACTGTTCTTTTTTCATAATTAAATAATATAAAATCTTTATCATAGACCTCATTAATATATGTTAGTAAATCTGTATTAAAATCATCAACATTAAAAAGGATAGTTGAATTTTTACTTTCTTTATTATTTATTTTTTTATTATATTTATTAACATTAATATCAATCTTATATTTTTCGAATAAATTTATTAATTCTTCAAATAAATTTTCAAATTTTATGATTGTAATATTAATATTATTATCTATATATTTATATTGTTCAGAATAATGATATGAATTTTCATGTAACTGTCTATTTTTAATTTTATCAATTAAATAATTATTAAATTCTTCTTTATTATGAGTAATATTTTTATTTCCAATACCTCCCCATTCACAATAATATTCACTTAATATTCTATCATAAGGATTCCTTACAACAACAAACCAGTCATATTTTTCTTTTATTGACTTCGGAACATCAATAAAGTTGTTATGCCAAAAACCATATTCTTTGTGAAATCTTCCCCATTCTATATTATGTTCTTTACCAATATCTTCTATAAAACTTCCTGCACATTTTGTGATATGTATAAATTTTAGAATTTGAGGCATATATTTAATTATACTCTAATATGATAATAATTATATAAATATAAATATATTTATTTTTCAAAATACAAATTCTGTAATCGTGCAAAGGTTTACACCCTTGAAGATTTATCATGGGACAAATAAATTGTTCCATTATAAATTTAAGGGTAACTGTTACCGATCCCGAAGGGAGACGCCTCTAAAGAGTCATCTCCCATTTCAAATCTTCATAGGTTTAAAAAATCGAATATTTATCTTTGACCCATTGTAAAAGAAATTCTACATCACATGTTTTATAATCCATTTCTTTGAATTCTTGTGTGAATTTCTTAATATCAAAAAACTGGGGCCGTTTCATTTTTTCGGTTTTGAAAAAAAGATAGTCTTCGCCCTTTTTACTTTTTCGTATCGAAATTGTTGCGGTTAGTTTTCGTACGAGTCCTCCACAATCGTAAGTTCCTGATTTATCTTGTTCCAAAATCCGTTTCACCTCTTCCCAAGAAATACTTTCTAAGGGACGATTTCCTAAATTTGATAAGGATTTGGTCGTTTTACTTTTCTCTCCATAAGAAAGATATAAACCGAATTTTCCTTTTTTGATAAACACTGGATATCCTTCAAAATCTCCAATTGAACTATCCTTATTATTATATTCATCTTTCTTTCCTTTCTTCTCTCTTTCACAAATAGTGAGTTCTTCCAAGGTATATTCTCCCTTTTCTAATTTATGTAAATCAATTTTGATTTCTGGATTCAAAGGTAAAAAGGATACATTCGGTTTTTTGCCTTTTGAATTGGTAGAAGGTTCAACCTTTTTAATGACTGGACCGTATTTTCCAAGGATATAAAAGTGAGTATCATCGATTGGATATTCCACTTTTTTCTCTTCTTTTAAACCATCGATTTTAGAGTTCAAGATGGAATCGCATTCACTACATACTTCATGTCCGACCTTCAACCCTTTTGAAATTTGGTCCAAATTTTCTTCCATCAATCGTGTATAATCATAATTGAAAAGTTCATTGAAATGAGTCATTAAAAATTCAAGAACCATGATTCCTGTGGGTTGAATGACTAGTTTATTTTTCTCATTGCCAAATTCTTTGGTCACTTCACTTTCATAAATTTCTTTATCCTTGCCTGAAATCTCATAATCTTTACAAAGGATGGATTTTCCAGTTACATCTTGTTTTTTCACATATCCCCTTTCTTGTATTTTATCAATGAGAGTGGAGAAAGTAGATGGACGACCAATCCCTTTTTCTTCTAAAAGTTGAACCAAACGCGCCTCCGTATAATGCAACAATTGGTTTTTTAAACTGGTTTTTGCGACGACTTTTTGATAAGAGATACTCTTGGTAGCCAATGTTTGTAAATACTGAAAATAATCGTTTATAACCGGTTTTTGTGTAATAATTTTCCATCCAAAAAAATCGATTTTTTCACAAGAATAAGTATATTTACAAACCTTGTCGATTCCTGGAATCTTCGGTGCGGTAATACTCGCTGTTATCGAAAAGTAGGAGGCAGGACTCATACAACTTTCTACGGTATTTCGCCAAATGATTTGGTACATTTTTCTCTCTTTGGCGCCTAATTTTGATTCTTCCCCAAAATTTCGGATTTCAATGTGTGTTGGACGAATGGCCTCATGGGCTTCTTGAGCGAGATTTTCTTTTTTTTTTCCGAGTTTCTCGGGTTTCCCAGGTTTCCCAGACTCTTCTTTTTCTTGATTTAACCCAAAATATTTTTCACCATATTCTTTGGATATATAGGCTTTTGCCGAATTTAGAAAAGGTTCGCTATAAATTTTACTATCGGTTCGCATATACGTAATATGACCTGCTTCATATAACGTCTGGCATAATTTCATTGTTTCTTTGGGCGAATAATGAAGTTCATTGGAGGCAACTTGTTGTAGACGCGAAGTTGTAAAAGGTTCTGGGGGTGACTTGCACCCTTTACTAGGGGTAGAACATGAATACATATATTTAAAATCAATGGAGTCATTTAAAAAATCGGTTACGATATCGTCTTTATCTTCAATGGTTTGGTTCAATTCAAATGGCAAATTCTTACTGGTAAAGTATCCTGTCACTTGATAGATTTGGATAGACGGATTTTTCTCAATTTCTTGCTGATTGTCGTAAATGAGTTTTAATGCGGGTGTTTGACAACGACCAGCGCTTAAACTGTTTTCCGCATTTCGACTGATGTGTTTCCATAAAATAGGGCTGACTTTAAATCCAACCATCAAATCAAGAATCTGACGACATTGCTGGGCTTCTACGAAATGCATATCGATGGTACGCGGATGTTGAATGGCATGTTTAACAGCAGATTCGGTGATTTCGTGAAATATAATTCTCTTGGTTCTCTCAACACTTAAATCGAAAAGTTGGCAAAGATGCCAAGCAATCGCTTCTCCTTCCCGGTCATCATCCGTCGCTAAAATAACTTCACTTGATTCATTAATTGCGTTACGAAGCATAATGATTTGTTTTTTCTTTAACGGTTGATCGATGATTTTATAAGTAGGATGATAGTTTTTATGAAAATCAATGGAGTCTAAGGAAGGAAGTTCTCTCAAATGCCCAAAACTGGCCAGACATTGATATCCGGGTCCGAGATATTCTTCGATTTTCTTACATTTGGCGGGGGATTCTACAATGACAAGAATGGGTTTGTTTGATGCAAATGTTTTCGAATATAATTTGGTCATTTTAAAATAAAATAAATAAAATATTATATAAATTTTTATATATTATTTTACTAGATAAGATATATTTAAACAGTTTATATATAATCACAAATTTCTACGATCATATTCTCTGCGTGAAATGTAATTTGGAATGGTTTTCCACAACCAAAGATCAAATTGTTTTTTTTGAAATCATCGCATTCTTGTTTGCTTGCGTGAGGATTCATTTGTTCGCCCGTATCTTTGAGAATTCCGTGTCGAAAAATACAACAGTTCAGTTCATTGATAATCAAATATTCGTTACAATGCGGACAGATGACAATCCATTCTTTGTTTCCGGTCATTATTGATATCTTTGAAGAATATTTATTCAGTTAATTCCATATTTGAATGTTCTAATAAAAATCTCTTGGAACAAGATTCTACTAAAAGTCCGTTTGCATAAATACCGTAGTTACCATAATAATCATCATTTTCCAAGGCCAAATGGTAAATGGTATAACTACCTGGGACTTCGTAAACCAATGCTTTTTCATCTAAAAAGGTCATTAAACGAATCTTGTCATCCGTCATAAAAATACGACCAAAATCTTCCATGGTTTTCTCTCCTTGTTCTTGGGTTAACCAGTCTACTAATATGGAATGGCAACCGGTGATAACAAGAGGTTCCAAGACATCTGGATAATTCTCTTTTGTGCATTCATAAAGTTGGTTTTTTACACGTTCCTTTGACGCAGGATGAAATATTTCTCTTTTTCCAATGATATGAATTGGTAGAAATCCGTGCTTCAAAGTCTTTACTAAATCTCCTTTACGTAAATCTTGAATCAATTTATATCCTTGGTCGGTTAGAATTTTACTATCTTTTTTAAAACAAGGGTTTGGCATCATTCCTGTCATTACTCTATTACCAGTTCCTGTAGTTGCCACCGCAACAAACAATCCATTTCCGTATGTAATACCACGCCAATCATTATCAGCAGGAGTAGTTTGTAAAGTCCAATTAATCCCATCTGAACTTGTCATTGACCTATTTCCTATTCCTGTATAACTCACCGCAACAAACAATCCATTTCCATATGTAATACAGCGCCAATCATTATCAGCAGGAGTATTTCTTAAAGTCCAAGTAATTCCATCTGCACTTGTCATTACTCTATTTCCTATTCCGGTATAACTCACCGCAACAAACAATCCGTTTCCATAAGTAACACTATACCAGTTATTATTAGCAGCACTAGTTCTTGAAGTCCAAGTAATTCCATCTGGACTTGTCATTACTCTATTTTCCGTTCCTGAACCTGCTACCGCAACAAACAAACTATTTCCATAAGTAACACTATACCAAGTATTATTAGGGGTAGTTCTTAAAGTCCAACTAATCCCATCTGGACTTGTCATTGCTGATCCTTGACCTGCTACTGCAACAAATAGACCGTTTCCATAAGTAACACTAAACCAATTATTATTAGGAGTGCTTCTTAAAGTCCAAGTAATCCCATCTGGACTTGTCATTGCTCTGTTTCCCGTTCCTGTACCTGCTACAGCAACAAATAGACCATTTCCATAGGTAATACTATACCATTCATTATCAGCAGGACTACTTCTTGAAGTCCAAGTAATCCCGTCTGGACTTGTCATTACTCTATTTCCTGTTCCTGTTGGTGCTACAGCAACAAATAATCCATTTCCATAGGTAACCCCAGACCAAGCATTATCATAAGAACTATTTCTTAGAGTCCATAAAATTGAATAAGACATTTTATATATTATATATAAAAATATTAAATTAAAGACTAGATTTAAATTGTTTCCACGAAATATTGACTTGAGGGCCTTTTAACACAGGTTTATCCGCATCTTCATTTTCATTTAACTTTTCCGCTTTTCGTAAAGCACTATCCACATAAATTTCTTTTAAAAGCGTTCCAACCATAAAAGATCCTTCGTGTTGGTCGACATCCCCATTTTCAATCAATTGTAAAACATTTAAAAATCGATTTAAAATGGTCAAATCAATTTCATTCTTTTTGATTTTATTGAAAATATCGGTGTAATACGTAAAAAGAAAATTACATTGATCGATGGATTCCAATTGAAAAGATTCGCTGTCTAAATTTGTATCTTTAAATTTCTTTTTTAGTAAAAGAAGTTGATTGATTTCACGAGTTAAGATTTCACTATGTTTTAATTTTCGTATTAATTCAGTCTGGTCTTCTACATTATTTGCCTTGATCATATTTTGGAGTTGAAGGCGCTGATTGTCATCCATGGGTACATTCATTTCTTTAATAATGTATATTATTAAAGAAGAATTATTTAAGTCAAATTTATATCTTTATATATATTAAGATTCGTCGATGTCATCTCTTAGAAATAGAAAAAGAAAAGGTGGTGCAGTAACTGTTCCACAATTGACTTTACCCTATCAACCAGTTGGAGTAAATCCCAATGATATTATTAAAAATATTACACAAATATCAAATCAAGCAAAAGCGAATAGTGTATATGATAATGAAGTCTATGGGGTAGGATATCCTTTACAAAAAGGTGGCAAAACAAGAAAGATAAACACAACAAGAAAAATTAAGAAAACCAAGACAATGAGAAAAACAAAGATGATAAGAAAAACCAAGAAAACAAATAAAAGAAGACATAAAAAAGGAGGAAATGCAAATTGGAAATGGGGGTGCTATAGTGGCGGTGGACTTGTATTTTCATCCTAAGGTTTCTCTCAAGGAATTTTTCGCTCTACCTTTTTCTAAAAGGTAGAAAATAATATTTGTTTATAATAGGAATATGCCAACAGGTAAAAATTGGTTTCAATTTATTTATGTTAATTTAAGTTTTGCCTTATTTTTATCACTTATTTATTTTTATCATTACATCAAAGAAGTCAGAGACAATTGGCCAAAATATCGGTGTAATCCAATGTATATGCCTTTAGCAGATAACCTTGAACAAAATTTTAAATATTGTGTTCAAACTGGTCAATCAAAATTTATGGGTCATTTATTGCAACCTCTTACGACAGCGGCAAGTGAAATTACAAATGTATTAGGAGGAACGAATCAAGATATTAATCATATTCGAATGATGTTTGCTAAAACTCGAAAATTTCTCTCGGTTATTATTCAATCTGTCTTTGGTCTATTTTTAAATTTAGTTATTGAATTTGAAAGAATTAGTCGTGAAACAAAGGACATTGTCGCAAAACAAGTTGGCATTTTAAAAATTTTACAGGGAAATACAACAAATGTATAAGATATAAGGTAAAACATTCTCTGGTAATTATATATGAATAAGAATTATTCTTCTATAAATAAAAATTCAAACATCAAGGTAAAAAAAGAAATCAAAGATATTCATAAAATAGGCAAATTATATGAAAATATGACCTATTTTTCTCAATATGGATTTAGCATCTTTCTTTTTATTTTTATTACATTGATTCTTTTTTTGATTTGTTGTTTTTGTTATTTAATGGTGAGGGCAGAATCCATACGCACAGATTGGACAAATCAACGATGTCATCCTTATATCATTCCTTTTGCAGGTTTTATTAATAAACCAGACAATATGAGCGTCTCCGAATTTACTCAACAAAACTTTGATTTTTGTAATCAAACCATTTTTAAATCGGGTGCCGGTGAAGTATTGAAGCCATTGACTTATATTACAAATACTTTAGCAAACGAAACGAATCATACACAGAATTCAATTCAAAATGTTCGCGCAATGTTCAATAAAACTCGTACGAATGTTCAAACTTTCTCAACTGACTTTATGTCACGTTTATTAAATGGGATTACACCTTTACAAAATAATGTCAATGAATTTAAAAATACAAATGCCAAATTGAATAATGTACTTTATGATTCGCTTGGGTAACTTTTTATTGGAAAAATAAGAGATAGGTAAAATAAAAAGTCTTTGTATTTTAGGTAAATACAAAGATTTTTGAAAGAGTTTTTATTTTTTATATTTTCTACAAAAACCAAAAACCAAAAACCAAAAACCAAAAACCAAAAACCAAAAACCAAAAATATTATCTATGAAATATGTATAATATGTTGTTTAAATTTGATAAAGAATCCTTAACACTTCTTGGTTATTCCATTCGTTTTGAAATACTTATTTTAATTGGAATCTTATATTTGATTATTTTTAGTCATACTGTTTGTAGTTGTACCAAAGTGGATTTAACCGAAGAATTCAGTACCTTGAGTTATTTTTTGGGTGAAAAAAATTGGTGGAAACAAAATACTCCAATGGAAGGATTTGCAGGGGCAAATACCAATTACGGTGAATCATCCAAATATAACATTGACGTGGATAAACCAATCGATACAAATTCTTGGTTTACTCAAAATTTAGTCATTACTCCAGGACAAACACCAAGTAAAGGTGCTCAAGCCATTTTAGATCGTAAAGAACAACCCATTCCTCTTCCACCAGGTGAATTATCAATGTTTGCCAATACTCCTTTTAAACCTGAATGTTGTCCAAATACTTATTCCAACTCCATGGGTTGTGCTTGTATGACTGACAAACAATATAATTATTTGGTCACACGTGGTTCCAATAATGTTCCTTATAGTGAATATTAAATGTTACAAGTGTAAACAAGATATAACACCAAAAGCAACCGCTAAAAAACACCAAGTAGAACCAAAGGTATCTGCCAGGTTTTTACCATTCGTAATAAATACATATAAAAGAGAAATCATCAATGTAAATGGTAAAAGAGTATAACGCAATGGATATTTAAAAAATCCATCCACTTGTTTTCCAAGCATCATTTTAAATCCACCAAAAGCATAACATCCTAAGAAAAAGTAAAAGGATAAAAAGATAAGAATGAGAATTCGTCCATAAAGGTCATTTACCATCGTTTGAAAAGGCGCCCATACAAGACGACAACTACCATCCATTGGTTTGGAACAAAGGTTTCGTTCATTTAACCAATTTAATAGATAAACAGTAAATGCGGTATAGATACCAATCATTGACAAAATAATATTCGAAAGCAATTTTTGACTTTTATCTGCAAATAAATACATAGAAACGATACTTCCTACGGTACCTTGTAAAAATAAAACAAATATAATTAATAAAGAAAAGAAATGATTTGCGCCGGTTTTGGAACAATTTTGTGACCCCCATAAGAAATATTCGATGAGTTGCATGGAACCAATTAAAATCGTCCAAACGGCCGCTAAAATATCATATTTGTTTTTGTTTGAAATTCCATAATACATCAAGTAAACGAAACAAACGAGAGAAATGGAGAAAGTTATTAGAGAAGTGGTTTGATTGAAACACATTTTGTTTTTTATTTATATATTATATATTATATAATATATATTATATATAATATATGTCATTCAAAGATATGATTGTAGATACCAATTTATTTTCCATTTTTGTATTTATTTTGATTATTTCTGCCAATTTTTTAGCGGAAATATTTCCATGTGGATTACAAGAGGTATTACGTAATAATATGATTATTAAACATACTTTTGGATTTTTTACAATGATCTTTTTCGTGGTATTATCTTATAAAAATAAAAATAAAAATATATATGATATTATAATAAAATCTTTTGGATTATATTTATTTTTTATTGTCATTTCAAGATGTGAAATACATTTTTTTTATTTTATTTTGATATTTTTGGGAATCACCTATATTATTAATATATTAAAACATGATACAATAAAAGAAGAAATAAATAAAAAAGAAGATAAAAATAAAAAACGACACGAAGAAAATAATAAAAAAATGATGATTTACGATAATATGACATTTATTTTATACATTTTAATCATTTTATCCACATTCTTTGGCTTGTTAATATCTATGGGTGAAAAAAAAATAGAATACAAAAAAAAATTCAATTATTTTACATTTTTTATCGGAAAACATCGATGTGTAGAAAATCCGCCTAGTATAAATTATATAAAATCTTTACAGAAATCCTTATCATAAATCACGTATCATTGTATCATTACCCCGAACAGAAAAAACCTTTTCCATATCTTTTTGATAAAGATTCGTTTTATTCATTAAGATATGACTAAACGCAATTAATTTTTCTTTATGTTTTTTAAGAAGCGTCTTGGCTTCTTCATAAGCCTCCCTTACCAAATCAAGGGATTCAGCATCAATTTCAGTTTTAAAGGTTTCAGAATAAATATTACGTAACTGTTTTTCTTCATTCACCGAAAACACTTCCAATTGGTCGCCCATACCAAAGGTACCAATCATTTGATTCGCCAAACCATTGGCCTGTTTCAAGTCTTCCCTTGCGCCAAGAGATACAAAATTGTCTCCGTACATAATACTTTCCGCCGCTTTTCCTCCTAAGGTAATAATCAATCGTTTTTTCAAAATATCTTTGGTATAAAGACCATTTTCTTGTATTTCTGGTTTTTCCATAAACATCGTATATCCTCCAGCACCATTATATGTAGATTGAATCGAAACCTTTTGTAAATCAAAATATTGCGGATAAAGATATACGAGTAATGCGTGACCCGTTTCATGATATGCAACTCTTGCACGTGTTTCATAGGGAGCAGTATAATTTTTTTTTACGAGTCCAATCATGGACTTTTCTAAAGCAGACAATAAGGATTCTTCGGTAAGAACCGCGGAATTCTGTTTCACCGTAAGAATTGCTGCTTCATTCACCAAATTCTTAATATCTGCTCCAGAATATCCATTGGTTAATTCTGCCAAGAAGGTTACATTCACTGAAGGATCGACCCTTTTTCTTTTCAAATAATTTTCCAAGATTTTCTCTCTTGAATATTTATCCGGAAGAGGGACTTTAATAATACGATCAAATCTACCAGGACGTAACAAAGCGGCATCCAATACTTCTTTACGATTGGTCGCCGCTAGAACCAAAATATCTTCGTTATCATTGAAACCATCCATCTCAAATAATAATTGATTCAAGGTTTGTTCTTGTTCGTCATTCCCATTGGTACGAAAACCCGAACCGCCACGTTGTTTTCCAACGGCGTCGATTTCATCAATGAAAATAACACACGGTTTATTTCTACGTGCTTCTTCAAATAAATTTCTTACTTTTTGAGCACCTACCCCAACAAATACTTCAACAAAGGCGGAGGAAGAAACGGCGATAAAATTACTATTTGTTTCGGTTGCAATCGCTTTGGCAATCATTGTTTTTCCAGTACCAGGTGGCCCTTCCAATAAAATACCTTTCGGCATTTCTGCGCCGGCACTTTGATATAATTCTTTGTTGTAAACATAATTAATGACTTCTTCGCATTCCTCTTTTACTTCCGGACTACCCGCCCATTGGTCCAAGGTAACATTGGGTTTGATGGATTGAACTTCAAATTGACTATTGAAAGGAAAAGGATTCCCTCCCCCGCCACCGCCAAATTGATTCATTCCTGGACCACCTCCTCTTGTCAAACTTAGAATGATATTGCGGATAAAATTAAGGATAAACGTACCAATGAAAAAAGGAATAATAAAATCAGGAATTTTACTTATGAATGCAAAAAAACCATTGATATCATTGAAATCGGCAAAATGAATAAGAACTTTATTCTCAAAGGCTTTATTTACAATTTCTTGTAATAAAAGCGGATTTACATCCGTTGATAAATGATAATTTAAAACATCGGTTGGAACATCGACTTTTGCATCGACGGCAACAATTTCTGGATAATTTTTATTGATATAAATATCCGATAATTGATGGGTATTTATTTTTTCCATAATTTCATTGATATTTTCTCGATCGAAAAAAGATTTGTATTTAGTAATGACATTGATATTTGGGTCACTCATTTTCAAGGTTTGCCTACGATTTTTTAAACCATTGTGCATTCCTTCTCCATTCATAACTGCCCCTGAAAAGGGCGTTTTGAATGTGCAAAGGTGTGAAATTTTCCCAACATATCCTTGAGAAAGGAAAGGAAGAGAAAAACCAATGTATAAAGAAAAAGAAAATGAAAGAAACGGGAATAATTTCATAAAAACTATTTTTATATAATATAACAATACTGTATTTATATTATATTATATTATAATATATTATATTATAATATAAAATTTACACTTTATTTTGAGAGTATAAAAAATATATTATTTATATTTATGGAAAAAGGATTAAAAATAAATTATCATCTATTTATATAAATGAAAATTTCTTTTTTTCTTTTTTCTTATTTTGTTTCCATCCACAGTTTTTTTACAAAATATCAAAATATAAAAACAGTATTCAAAACTTGTATTCAAATGTCTTTCGATGAAGAGAAACCAAAATTATATAATTTTGCTACAAACCCGCGATTAGAATATCCGAATGAAAATGGAGAATTAACTTGGTTTCCCATTGGATTTGCACATAAATTCAAATCGCAAACGGGTTATCCGATTACGATTCGAGACGTTAATTATATGGTTTGGAAATATAATAAAACCTTTTATGCGGTTCGTGATGCTTGTAGTCATCAAGGGTCTTCTTTCAAAAATGGATGTGTTCGTAAAAATACGATTTCGTGTCCTTATCACGGATACAAATTTGATCAAAATGGAACATTGATCGATATACCCCAAGTAGATATAATGCAATTAGATAATGAAAACTATCATATTGATAGTTATAAAATCGTGGAGAAGGCAGGAATGGTCTACCTTAATACCATTCCGATACCTCGATTTATGGATTTTTTGAGTGAAGCAAATGGAACATTTCAGAATTTAATTAATGAAGATTTGATTTGGGTAGAACCCGAAGCCTTTGATAAAGAGGCGACATGTGTTTATTTAGAAGTCGATTTTGAACATAATGCAAGATTCGTGAGTATGAATAGTCTAGATATTTGTCACATTGCTCACGTACATACGTTTGGAAATAAAGAAAATCCAAACCCGTTAAATATTCCCAAGATTTTGAAATTAAACGATTCCAAATATCATTTCAAAACGATTTATCATTATTTAACAGGAGAGGACTCGATTGCTAAAAAATTGTTTAATAATATAAATATCCGTGTAGAAAATGAATATATTTTACCACATACGACGGTTGCACGTGCCTTTTTCGCCAATCATAAATCGACGACGGTTTCTTATGCGCTTCCAATCTCCAAATTCAAAACCAAACTTTTTATTAAAACATATCGCGACTACTGGTACATTCCTTCGACCTTGGAAAAAAATGGTCCTCTTCATCTTCCTTTGGCCATCTTGAATAAGATTGGCGATAAAATTACAAAGAGTACCATGATCAAGACTTTACTTGAAGATAAGGCGATTGTAAATAATATTGAAAAGATGGATATTCAATTAATGAATGGTAAATTTAGTATTAATTATGACGCGCTAAATAATCATTATCGCAAATTATATCATACCTATTATGATAAAGATGAATCAAATATAGTTTAAACAGTTGAAGATTTGAAATGGGACCTGCCTCTTTAGAGGCGTCTTCATTCAAATCTCCCTTCGGGATCTTAGCCTTAAATCTTCATCAGTTTAGAGATGTTCAACTTGAATGTAACTAGGTATGTCTTCTTTGTAGTTTTCTTTTACAAAATGGCAAAAATCTTCATACGAAATCAATGCGCTTTTGTCTTTTTCTTTTGTTTTTGTATTTTTTTTTAGGTTTTTTTTCAGATCTTCTAAAAAACAATGCGCTTCTTGGGAATCACGAATCCGTATTCCTTTCTCTCCATATTCTTGGAAAGGATGGTAATGTAATAATTCTGGAAAATAAAAGGACATAAAGGTCGCCATACTTTTATATTCACTGAATCGATAGTATTTTTTCGACAAAGAAAGAATGATTTCCATCCACGTTTTTCTCTCTTCCTCCTTTTTTTCAAATGGGTGATGAATTTCAAATGGGCGATGAATTTCAAAGGGGTGATGAATGTTTTCAATATAATCAATGAAAGAATGAATCACTTTAGGATGAAAGACAAAATGATGCGGTACAAAGGTTCCTTTGGGTTCTCGAGGATAAATTTCTGGTAATTTTAATAAATTGAAAATGGAATCATTGTATTGCATCTTATTAAAAAAGGATTTTTCTTTTTCTTGTAATAAAGCGAACTGAAAAAAAGGCACCGTGTCGGTTGGATAAATTGGCCATTTTTTGATTGGAATAAGGTCTGAATCCCATACAATAAAAGGATCACTAATTTCAGGAATCTTTTTAATTGCTCCTAATTTAAGAATCTGTTGATACCACCATCCAAATTCTCTCGATTGTTCATCTTTGTAGGTATACCATCTGTTTTTAATTTCTTCTTTGGATAGAGAATAGGTGGACTGAAAAAAGGTGTCTTCATCGATAAAACAAAGAAAGGTTTCTGTTCCTATTTTCCAAAGTGGAACGCATTTTTTTATTTTATGAATTTCCGGAATGGAAGTGACCATATAAATGGTTCGAGGATGATAAAACTGGATGACCGCTTCCACGCAACTTTGGAAAAGGGGATGATAACGATGAAGTGGTATAAAAAAATCGATTTTTTCATACTCGTTATTCATTGGAATTATTAATATATGGTTTCATTATTATTTCTAAAATAATGGACGAATTGAACGCAGATATATCCTCGAATCCAAATCCCGAACAAAACTTTTATGTTTATATTTTGGAATCGACTAACCATGCAACCTATGTGGGCGCAACCGTTGATTTAGACAGAAGATTGCGACAACATAACAAGGAAATCAAGGGAGGTGCTCACGCAACTTCTGCAAAAGTTGTCAAGGGCGAGACATGGACACGGGTATGTCATGTATCTGGGTTTCCAGATTGGCCGGCGGCATTACAATTTGAATGGCGTTTGAAACAACTTTCTAGAAAACTGCCTTCTAGAATGTTTCCTTTGGAGAGAAGAAAAAAAGCACTTGAGCAATTATTGTTGTTGGAAAGATCGACGACGAAGGCAATTCCTTTCAATGAGTGGCCGAGTCCTCCTCAAGTACACTGGGTAGGGGGACATACGTCCCCCCTACGACCCCCTCATAGCAGTTTGTAATGTTAAGGGCGAGGATTTTTTTGGCGCGCGAGTTTCGACAAAGAAAAAAACAATCATATTATGCGTAGCACAATATGATTGTAGAAATGGTTGTTAATTTTCGCGCCGTGTTATGTAATAATATTCATCCCCGAAGGGCACCCTTCGGGAGGAAGGGGTCATAGGGGAACCCGCCGGGTTCCCTTAAATGTACATACTATACATTGCCGCAGCAAATTTATCTTTTTCATCCACTTTAATCAATTTCTTTACAATATCAGTACTTACCTGGAAAGGAAATTCAACTTTAATTGACATATCTTCTTCAAAAAGATTGGAACCTGGTCTCATTAATCGATACAAATTCAATTTGGTATAAATAATTTCTAAACAGCGTTTTAAATTACGAACTCCATCTTCTTTATTACAGTAATTATCAATAATATAATGAACCGTTTCATCTGGAATGATAATATCCTCTTTATGAAAACAAACTTGTTCACGTATTTTTGGCAATAAATAATCATTCGAAATAATGGTCTTTTGTTTCTTATCATATCCCTTAGTTTGAATACGATACATTCTGTCTTTCAAAATAGGATTGATTTTGCTTTCGTCATTGTAACTGAAAATAAACAAACATTTACTTAAATCGAAATCAATCTCCGCAAAATATTTATCATGAAATTGACTATTTTGAGTAGTATCTGTCAAATGAGTCAAAATACCAGCAATTTCTTCCCCCTTTGGTGTATCACTTATTTTATCCAATTCATCAAAATAAATCACTGGATTCATACATTTGCTATCAATGAGTATTTGAACAATTTTACCCCACATACTACCCTCGTAAGTATAAGAGTGACCTTCTAAGAAACTACTATCGGTTGCCCCACCGAGTGCAATAAACGCAAAAGGACGATTTAATATTTTACTGATTCCTTCTTTTACCAAACTGGTCTTACCAGTACCAGGAGGTCCATTAATGGCAATGGAAGTACCAATCGCCTTTGGATTGGTTACTAATTGACCTAACATTTGCATAATTTGCATTTTTGCATCATTGAGTCCATAAACCGCAGCATCGAGAATGTGTTTGGCATTTTCCATAAAATCATGGCATTTTTCAACACCATCGGAAATATGAATGGGAAGAGTTTTATATTGATCAAAGGGAAGATGCATAAAAGTATCAACCCATGTTTTAATCTTATAATACTCACCACTACCCGGTTCCATATATCTTAAAGAATTGATTTTTTTCATTGCGGCCGCTTTAAAAAGCGGTGGAATGTTTGCTTCTAATAAAGTCATTCGATAAGGTTTTTCTACACGCGTCATTTTATTAATTTCACGCAATTCTTTAATCATTTTTTTTTGTGCGTCCAATTCCAATTTCTCGAAAAAGGTGAAATCATTCATGGTGTTTTTATCACGAATAATACGACGGAAGATACGTGTATGTTTTGCTTTTTGTTTTTTTTCCTTTTTTTCGCATTTTTTCTTAGTATCTTTTACTTCTTGTTCGTAAGCCTCAATGCATTTTTGAATGGATTTATTTTTTTTATTGGTTTCATAAAGTTCCTTTAATTTTACTAAAAATTCATCTTTTTCCTCGGTTAATGCAAGTGCAGAAGTTTCTGTTTCCAAGACATTGGATTCGAGATTTATTTTTAAATTCTTTTCTTTTTCTTTTTCTTTTTCTTTTTCTTTTCCTACATTTTTTTTAGATTTTTTCATAGGTTCTTTATCTTCTTCCTCTTCATTTTCACTGGAAGAATCCGAGGATACGGAAACATCTTCATCTTCGGTTTCTTCGTCATCATCTTCATAGTCTTCCCAATCCTCATCATCCTCGTCATAATCTTCATCTCCTCCAATGGCTAAAATAATATTGACTTTTTCTCTTCTTTTTGAATGTTTCTTTTCATCTTCCTCACTACTTTCATCTTCTTCTGAATCAGAGAGTACTTGTTTTTTTGATTTTTTGGATTTTGAATTTTTTTTTGATTTTTTAACAATGACTTCTTCTTCTTCTTCTTCTTCCTCATCCTCTGAAGAAGAAGAGGAACCAATGGTTTCTTCGTCTTCCTCATCATAATCATCCTCTTCATAATCTTCATAATCATTGTCGTCATCATCCTCTTCGGTTTCAGACTCTTCCTTTTTGAATTTCTTTTTTTCTTGTTTTCCCTTTTTATCTTCTTTTTTATCTTTTTTTTTATCCTCTTTCAATGTTTTTTTCACTTTTTCTCCAGCCCTTATTTTTTCATTCAAATTTTTGGAAGGAAATAATTTGGAAAGAAACTTACGGTATTCGTGCTCATCCATTTCGATTTCTTCTTCGTCTTCAAAATCACTTGAATCATCAAAATCACTACTATCGGATTGATGATTCTGTTTTTTCTTAGAAACTAAATGATCTCTCTTGGTTTCCTTGGATTTCTTATCATTTTTACCATTGGTAGAGGTAGAAGATTTTTTAGAAGTCACGTATTGTTTGTTTTCTTTGGTCATGGTAGATTGAAATGGATCTTATAATAGTATAATATAAGATTCGTTTTAAATTAAAAAAGAAATCAATTTTTTATCCAATTTTTCAGAAAAAAAGTTGCCTAGATCAAATTTATTTCTCTTTGGATAAAATTATTGGATAAACTAAAATTTTTACTATTTTTTATTATATTATATTATTATATTAGAATTCATTTTTTCCAATGAAATTAATAAGTTATGCCACACATAATACTGGATATTTAGATGCACTTAAGATTAGTGCCAAGAATAACCATTTTGATTTGAAAATATTAGGATTTGGAAAAGAATGGATTGGTTTTACACAAAAACTAAATGATATCAAGAACTATTTAAAAACTTTAGATAAAAATGAATTGGTTTGTTTTGTAGATGGGTTTGATTCGATTGTATTGGGTACTTCGAATGAATTGGTTCAAAAATATAAAGAGTTTAAAACGGATCTAGTAATGTTTTCAGCATCAAGAGATAACTTTATTATGAATATTATTTTTGGAAAGATTAATGATAACGATGTAGATAAAGAATACAACCGATTAAATTCTGGATTATATATTGGTTATGTACATAAAATAATAGAGTTATTTGAAAATGTATGTAATTATTATAAATGTACAAATGATAAGGATGATCAAGAATTACTTACTTTGTATTATAACCAATGTAAGAATTGTTTATTGTTAGATACCGACAATATATTATTTTACAATTTGGAATTTGACCAAAATGTCTTATTACTTTATTTAAATGTAGGATTGAAAAAACAAGACGAAGAAAAATTACCTTTAAAAAATAGTTATTATCATTTTGAAAACGGAAGAATCATTGTCAAACATAAGTATATGCCTGTTATTATTCAAGGAAGTGCAAATTCAAATTTAGATAATTTTACAGATGCGTTACATTTGCCACCTAAAATAAAAGAAAATCGTAATTATTTTGAATATTCAACCAAAAAATTTATTGAAAAAATAAAAAATCAATATCCAGTGATGTCTACGATTCTTTTATACTTGATCAAAATTTTTCATCAATTACTTGCTCTTTTTATTTATATTGGTTTTTTTTTTACAAACAATCGAAAGATATTGATGTTTATTATTTTTATGAATATAGTCACTGCAGTACAATGGTATGTATTTGGTAATTGTATCCTCACACCTCTTGAAAATATATTAGAAGATAATAATTTTGTTTATGAAGATGGAACTCAACAAAGTTTTATGGCATATTATCCATCTTTAATTTTTGGTAAAGACTTTATGTTTTATTTTTTCTGTTTTTTGCCGATTATAACGACGAGTATTGCCTTGTATAAAATAAATAAATCTTGTGGTAAAAATAAAGGATAATATAATTTTATTTATAATAATATAATATACAAACAATTATCTATTTAAAAAATAAATGAAACAATATGACATTATTATTATTGGTAGTGGAATGGCTGGACTTTATAGCGCTTATAAAATTAAACAATACGCACCTAAAACAAGATTCTTGATTTTAGAACAATATAAAAAAGAATGGGTGGGAGGACGTGCAAGTAACGAGATGTTTTATGGGACCCGCGTCGTAACGGGGGCAGGAATTGGTCGTTTGGATAAAAATCCGCTTCTCATTCATTTGATGAAACAGTTAAAAATCAAATACAAACCCTATGAATCCATAATGGATTATTCACAGACCGTTCAGCATCCGGTTGATTTGGTAAAGATTATCAAATTCTTGAAAAAAGAATATAAAAACCATCCGGATTCGCAGAATCTTACCTTTGGTGAATTCTCCAAGAAATTTTTGGGTCCCGAACTATATAAAGATTTCCGTATTTCTGCAGGATATACCGATTATGAAAATGCGGATACCAAAGAAACCTTGTATAATTATGGAATGGATGATAATCAAACGGGTTGGACAGCATTGAGTATTCCGTGGAAAGAAATGGTTCTTGCCTTAGGTGAAAAAATTGGATGGGAACATTTTCGATTTTCCCAAAAGGTTACAAAGATTGAGAAAATCCGTGATTCTTCTTTCTTCCAAATTGAAACTGAAAAAGGAGAGAAATATTATACCAATCGGGTTATTTTAGCAACAACCATTCAATCGATTCAGAGACTGGTTCCAGGAGCCAGTGATAAAAATAGTATTTATCAGCAAATTCATGGACAACCCTTTTTGCGTTTGTATGGCAAATTTGATAAAAAATCCGCCTTGATTATGAATGAATACGTGAAACATTATACGAAGGTTCCTGGACCTTTACAAAAAATTATACCTATGAATCCGGAAAAGGGTGTTTATATGATTGCTTATAGTGATAATGCGAATGCCCTGGCATTGAAACCTTACTTGGAAAACACGGAGGAGAATCGCGCGATTTTCTCTCGTTTACTTGAAAAGGCACTTGGAATTTCATTGAATTCTTTGCATTTGATTGCCATCAAGGATTTTTATTGGCCGATTGGAACCCACTACTTTGAACCTTTAGGTAAGGATTCGAGATTTCGCAATCGCGATGAATTTTTAAAAGCGATTCAACATCCGGAGAATGGTTTTTTAGTAGTAGGAGAAGCGGTTTCAAGATACCAAGGGTGGACCGAAGGTGCATTGGAAAGTGTGGAAGCAGTGGTTACGAAAGACTGGGTAGGGGGGTAGGGGGACGGAAGTCCCCCCTTCCTCCCTTCGGGAGGGATACCCCCCTCCTTGTTAAGGGCAAAGGCTATTTTTAATAGTTTTTGGTGCGCTAGTATCTACAAAGAAAAAGACAATAATATTTCGCAAAGCATAATATTATTGTAGATATGGTTGTCTATATCCAGCGCCGAGTTATGCAATTATATCCGTACCCCCGAAGGGCAAAGGGAGGGGTTAAAGGGGAACCGTAGGTTCCCTTTGAGGGGGGGCTTACGCCCCCCTTAACAATAAATAGTATCCATGATATCCAATCACTGCAAATGCCAACATTAAAACAAATTGATAAACGTACATTGGTGTTTTTATACCATTTGCGCCAATGTAAATCAATAAGGGAGCAATAATGAAGATATGGAATAGATTGATCCAAGGATTTTTACCCGCTTTCAATAAAGCATACGTTTTGTATCCGTGATAAAAAAGAATGATGAATCCTAAATAGAATAAAACGGAATACAACCAAGTAGGAATTTTTTGATTCTGGATTCCTACATATAAAAAGAGAGAACCAAAAATGAAAATATGTAATAAATGGATGAGAGTCATTTGATTCATTTTATAATTAGAAAGATATTTTATTTTCTTGAGGTTTTTCTTGTTTTTCTTGTTTTTCTTGTTTTTCTCTTCTTTTTACCTCCAAAAAATCTTTGTTTTTTGGATGTTTTATCATAAGGAGATTGTATTTCTGTAAATTTACGTTTGAATGGATTAACAAAAATTCTTTGTTTTTTAGAAGGTGTATATTGAACGGAAGATTTACGAAAAGGAAAATATACTTCTGTTGAATGACGTTTTAATGGATTCGTATTTTTACCATTGAAAAAATGAAAAGATTCATAGTTATCCAAATAATTTTGTAAATTTTCTTCTGAATAATATTGATTTGTTTGTCCATCCAATAAAATAATATCATTATTCATTGTTTTTTCCATTATCGTAACATGAGGCACACTATTTTTATTTGGCTTAGGATATAAAAAAATAATGGTAGCATTTCCGGGTATTAATTCATTATTTAAGGAGGAATATAAATTTTCAATCGGTTGGATATTCCCCTCTTCTAACTTATAATTTGGTAAAAAATTTTGAATAATTTCACGCATTTTTTCTGATAAAATACCCGTATTTTCTACTTTTCTACTGTAGATTTCTGCTTGTTTTCTTGGTACTATTTTTGTCAAATTTAATGCAGTTGGACCGCAATTTGCAGGATTACATTTTGTTGTAGGAAGAGGAGTCCAGTTGGCAGATTGTTCATCAAAAAATGGACGTTGAAATAAAATAAAATCTTCTTTATCCATTATTTTATATATAAATATATATAATAAATGAAAACAGTGAAATTCAATTATTACAACAAGGAAATAAAACATAAAGGTGGTAAAAAAACGGTTCGTTTAGTTTCCATTAAAAATGGAAAGGGTCATAAAAGTGTAAGTCACTACCATAATGGAAAACATCAAAAAACACATAAAAAGCGAATTTGTCCGCATCATATAACAATGATTAAAAAAGGTAAATTTGTTCCAGGTTTATTTAAGGATTGCCGTCATAATAAAAAAGTATAGAAAATAGAAAATCAATTATTTATATTTAGGAATTGTGCGTTTTCTTTTTGTTTTTTTTGTTTTTTTATGATTTCTTGTTTTCCTTGTTTTCCTTGTTTTCCTTGTTTTTCTCATACCTCCAGATTGTTCTATTTCTTCCAATAATTCTGGATAATGATGCCAAAGAACAATTTCACTTGGTCCTTCTAAATCCTCAATAGAATATTCATCATTTCCTTGTAAATGATTTTCATCAATGATGGTTCCATCATATTCATTACCAAAATATTGTTTCACTAATTCATGATACAGTTTATTCCTTTTACCACCTGAATATTGTTCATCTGGGTCACTATATTTTTTAATCATTGAATTTGGGTCATCAGATTGAATTCTTTTTACAATCATACTACGTACATTCGCATCTCCTATATCTAATAATTTTGGTTCTTTTTTAAACCTGTACTTTCTACTTATGTCACCGTAAGTTGTTCCATAATTTGGAGTCAATGCAAACCATTGAAACCCTTCCATTTCATTTAGAGGAATATATTTTGCAAATTTTTTATAAATAGTGGAATTTTCTCTCATATATTGTAAAATGATTAGATTTTTACAATATAAAATACAAAATATAAAACTTAAATATGAAACTTTAAATATATAAAAATGGAATTCGGGATTGATTTTGAGGATGCAAGTAAATGTTGGAGAGAAAATAAAAAAAGAAAGGAAAATGGAACCTACACGTATAAATGTATGGGATTAACCAAAGAGGGAAAACCTTGCCGAAGAGATGCGATGAAAGGGGTCGGGTTAGAATATTGCAAAATACATCTTTTTGTAAAAAATTGAATTCAAAATGTTTTGAAAACAATCTAAATATAAATATAATAAGAATTATAAGAGATGTACGGCAATCATTTTCATTCCAAAGTTCCAGTTCGTCCTTCAAAAGTCATTGGTATTCAATTTAGTCTTTTATCTCCGGAAGAAATTCGTAAGAGTTCGGTGGCAGAGATCAACAATCGTAATACCTATATGAATAATAAACCGGTGATTGGCGGCTTATTTGACCCGCGTATGGGTGTGTTAGAACCTGGTCTAATCTGTCCAACGGATGGGTTAGACTATATGAAAACACCCGGTTATCACGGTCATATTGAGTTGGCACGTCCGGTGTTTTATATTCAGTACTTGAATACCATTCAAAAAGTATTACGTTGTGTGTGTTTTAAATGTAGTAAATTACTCATTAGTAAAGAAAAATATAAACAGGCACTCAAATTACAGGGGGAGGCGAGATGGAAGTATGCGTTTGCTCTTTGTAATAAGATGGGGCGTTGTGGGGAAGATACGGATGACGGTTGTGGATGTTTACAGCCCACCAAAATTCGTAAAGAAGGTTTAGCCAGTATTTTCGCCGAATGGAAAACGGATAATGAGGGAGGTGAACCGATTGTTATTAAATTGACTCCTGAAATTGTTTTGAAAATATTCAAGCGAATCAGTGATGATGATGTATCTTTTATGGGTTTCAGTCCTTTATGGTCTCGTCCCGATTGGATGATTTGTCAAGTAATGATTGTTCCACCACCTGCGATTCGTCCATCCGTCAAACACGACGCCCAACAGCGTTCGGAGGATGATTTGAGTCATATTTTGGTAAATATTATTAAAACGAACAAGACGTTACAAGAAAAAATACAGGCAAATGCGGCGGCGAATGTGATTGATGATTGGACCATGGTCTTACAATATTATGTCGCTACGCAAGTTGATAATAAAATACCGGGCGTTGCTTCGGTTGCACAACGAAGTGGCCGGCCATTGAAATCGATCAAGGATCGTTTGAATGGAAAGGGAGGGCGTATGCGTGGGAACTTGATGGCGAAACGTGTGGATTTTAGTGCACGTTCGGTGATTACGGCGGACCCAAATATTTCGATTAAAGAATTGGGAATTCCAATGAAAGTGGCGAAGAATATTACAAAACCGGTGGTCGTCAATTCATTGAATAAGAATTTCTTGTTGGCGTTAGTTCGAAACGGTCCAGATGTATACCCAGGTGCAAAAATATTAGATAAGAAGAATGGCGAGTCGATTACTTTACGTTATATTGACCGTGATTCGATTGTCTTGGAAGAAGGAGATATTGTGCATCGACATATGATGGATGGAGACGCGATTCTATTCAATCGTCAACCGACTTTACATCGAATGTCGATGATGTGTCATATTGCGCGAATTATGAAACGTGGAGACACATTTCGTATGAACGTGGCCGATAGACTTTGTGTCGGCAGCAGGAGGCGTTAAAAGCGTGCTACCTCCTAGTGAGTAAATCAATAAATAATTAGGCAAATAATATAAAGAAAAATAATCATAATAATAAAATGGAGGTAACGGATACGAAACCTTTAGAAAAATGTTGTTCAAAATGTGGTATTATAAAAACAGAAAATTTATTTATTACAAACCGTAATATATGCAAGGAATGTAGAAATAAAAAAAGTAGGGAAAAATACAGTTTATTAACAATAAATAATGAAACAGAACAAGAATGTAATGCTTGTTTAAAATCAAAACTGTTATCATTATTTATTAAAAATAAGAAAATATGTATGGAATGTAATAATAATAATAGAAGGACAAAATACGAAACAGATCAAGAACATCGTATTAAATTAATCAAAAAAGCAAGTGAATTCAAACAGAAAAGGATTATCGAAAAACATAAAATAAAAGAAATTGAAATAGGTATTGGCAATAATAAATGTAATTATTGCAATGTAATCAAAATGAAAGAAAGATTTAGACACAATCGTTTGAAATGCAAAGATTGTGAAAGGGATGAACCTATTTCAAGAATAATCCGTAATGTTAGAAGCAGAATTTTTAGTTCTATTAAATACAAATCAAAACGTACAATTGAATATCTTGGTTGTAATTGTTTGGAGTATTTAAAATGGATATTAAATAATAACGAATGTTTTACATTTGAAAATTATGGTAAGGAATGGCATATAGATCACGTTATTCCTTTATCAAAATTTGATATTACAAATGAAGAACAACAATTAATTGCTTTTAATTGGAGAAATACGATGCCTTTGTCTGTTAAAGAAAACTTGTCTAAAAATAATAAAATTCTAATACCACAGATTGAACAACATTATAAAAATTTAATTGAATATCATAGTGAAAACAAACTTGAAATGCCTCAAGTATTTATTGATTTATTTGCGACGTAATCAAATTGCTGGAAGTTCCTTAGAGCCTTTACTACCACCCTTTTATGGAAACATTTAAGGGGAACTCGGTTAATAGCCGAACCCAATGGTAAAAATGTAAAGGATTGGATAATCAGCAGCCAAGTCCCTAACCTCGTTATGGTAAGAGTATGGGAAAGGTTCAGAGAGTAGACGGTTACGGGTCTTAAATGATGGTTTAACCAACCTGATAAGGCACAAGGTGTATTCCGGCCTTACTAGAAATGGTAAGGGTAGGCAAGACAAAGCCTTACAATGCGGATTTTGATGGGGATTAAATGACAAGTCTTGTCCCCAACAGGGAGCGTGAAAAGCGTGCTACTCCCTAGTTTTAAGAGAATCTTCAGGGAACCATAAGTTCCATAGAGGTCCCCTAAAAGCAAAACACCTTGATGCGGGAAACCCCTTTAGAGCCTTCACTACCACTCTTTATTGGAAACGATAAAGAGGAACACGATTAATAGTCGTACCCAATGGTAATAATGTGAAGGATTGGGCAATCCGCAGTGTTACTTTCTAAGGTCGTTTGGCAGACTATGAAAGGCATTCAGAGACTGAACGGGTGTTGGTGAACAATGAAGGATTAGCCATCCGGAGTTTGCTTAAGATACAGTCCGGCCCTTTGGGAAACCTTAGGGAAATCACCGGAGATGAATTTACATATGCCTCAAGACCCAGAATCCGAGGCGGAATTAAGAAATTTAGCAGCAGTACCCTATCAAATTATCAGTCCAGGTAACAACTCGCCCATTATTGGCATTTATCAGGACTCGATGTTAGGTAGTTATCAGTTTACAAGAGAAAATATAAAATTTACACCCCGTGATGCGATGAATATCTTGATGATGTTTAATCGCGTCAATGAACAAGAATTGGCAGAAGCATTGACCGCGAACAATGGTAAAATCAGTAATTTCAATATTTTAACACAAATAATGGCGCCCCTTACTTTAAAATACAAGACAAAAGCATTCAACGACGACAAAGACGACCCTAAAAAATCAAACGCATTCTTGGAAATTATCAATGGAAAATACATTCGTGGACAAATGGATAAGAGCGTATTAGGCGGTGGTACCAAAGGATTATTACATCGAATATGTAATGATTTTGGAAATATGGCCTCCGCCAAATTCATCGATGATTTACAAAACGTGGTGACGGAATATATGAAATCAAGTGCCTTTAGTGTAGGTATTAGTGATTTAATATCCGATTCAAAAACAAATCAATCGATTATTCAAGTCATTACAAATAAAAAAACAGATGTGAAGAATTTAATTGAACAAGTACAAATAGGGGTGTTTGACAATGCCACAGGTAAAACAAATGAAGAAGAATTCGAGACACAAGTGAATAATATTTTGAATCAAGCGTCCTCTGAATCAGGTAAAATCGGATTGAAGAATTTGAGTAAAAACAATCGTTTCGTAACCATGGTAAATGCGGGTTCAAAAGGAAGTGATCTCAATATTTCCTTTATGATTTCTTGTTTGGGTCAACAGAATGTAGATGGAAAACGTATTCCTTATGGATTTGAAAATCGTACCCTTCCACATTTTACCAAGTATGACGATTCACCAGGAGCACGCGGGTTTGTAGAAAGTTCGTATATTAACGGATTGAATCCGCAAGAAATGTTCTTTCACGCGATGGGTGGTCGTGTAGGTCTTATTGATACCGCGGTAAAATCAGTTACTTGGGAAACACCCATTGTTATTATTGAAAATGAAGAACCAGTCTATATTGAAATCGGTAAATGGATTGACGAAAGACTTACAAAAAATCCAGAGAATATTAAACATTTTACAAAAAGACAAATGGAGTTATTAGAAACCGAAAAAGAAAATATATTTATTCCTACTACAGATGAAGACGGTATTATTACGTGGGGAAATATTACTGCAATTACTCGTCACGACCCTGGTACAGAATTATATGAGATTAAAACGTATGGTGGAAGAAATGTGATTGTTACAGAAAGTAAATCCTTATTGATTTGGAATAAGGAGACAAAGAAATTCAAAGAAATGTTAACGCCAGAGATTAAGGTAGGGGATTGTGTTCCAGTGACCGCAGAATTATGTCAACCCCCTGTTGTATTAGAATTTATCGATATGAAAAAGTATTTTGCAAAAGAAGAATTTGTTTATGGTACCGATTTCAACTGTGCTTTGAATGAAATGAAACAATCGATGGAAAATAAAAAGAAGATACCAGAAGGGTGGTGGAATGAGAACAACGGAACAAAATTTACACTTCCTTATAGTAAAAAATCGTCTTTGCAAAGAACAAGTGTTCGTTCAAATTTGTTGAATATCAAAGATGGATACATTTATCCTTATCACGCAAATCGAAAAGAGACTTTTATGCCAGAAAAATTCGCTTTAAATAATGAAAATGGTATTTTCATTGGCTTGTTTTTAGCAGAAGGAAATGCGAATAAAAATGCAGTCACCATTACAAATAACAATGAAAATATTCAAAATTTTGTGAAACAATGGTTTGAAAAATTCGGTATTCATTTTGTACAACGGGAAAAAATCAATCAAATTGGAGGAAAAACGACAACCATCACCGGAAATTGTTCTTTATTATCTAGTTTCTTGACCAAATTGGTTGGTCACGGAGCAGATAAAAAATATGTACCTACTGAGGCTTTTATTGCATCGGAAGAATTTGTCATTGGTTTATTGAATGGCTATTATTCTGGGGATGGAACCATTTCCAAGAATTCGATTGATGTTGGTTCTGCCTCTAAAAGATTGATCGAGGGTATTTCAATGTTATGTTCCAGATTCGGTATTTTTGGAAAAGTATTTCAATCTCAAATGAAATCCAATAATTTAGGAACCAAGAATATCAAACCTACCTATCGAATGTCCATTCGTGCGCAATGGGGACAAATCTTTACAAATAAGATTTCCTTAGTAGAAGAAACCAAAAATACAAAAATGCGTACGATCGTTTGGGGAAATTCTCATCGTAATTTCGATACCTATCATCATACCGTATTGGATAAAATCGTGGAAATTAATATTATTGGTGTAGAAAAACACCCAAAAGTGTATGATTTAACGATTCCTTCTACCTTGAATTTTGGACTTGCCAATGGTCTTCAAGTGCGTGATACTAGTACCACAGGATATATCCAGCGAAGATTAATCAAAGGTTTGGAAGATTTGATGGTAGGGTACGATATGACCATTCGTACAAATAAAAGTAAAATCGTACAATTCTCTTATGGAGATGACGGCATTGATCCAGTGAAAGTAGAAAACCAGATGTTACCCCTTGTAACCATGAGTACTCAAGACATTTATGCGCATTATACCATTCCAGAAGAAACCGGAAAAAACAAGACCTTATCTCAAATCCTTTTGAAAAATACATTGACCAGAAATAAAAAACAACAAGCAAAATGGTTGGAACAAAGTAAGAAAATCATTGATTTCTTTTTGGAAGAACGTACCAATATTATCGACCATGTTTTCAAAAAGAAGGGGGATAGTGTCGTGAATTGTCCAGTAGCATTTATGTATATTATCGGAAATATTCAAGGACAGTTGAATATCAATTCCTCTTCTTTAGTGGATCTTACTTTATTAGAAGCCTTGGAACTTATTGATCAAACCTATGCCATTCTGGAGAAAAATTATTATTCCCCTCCTACCAAATTATTCAAAGTGCTCTATTATTATTATTTATCTCCCAAAGATTTACTTTTAGTAAAACGGTTTAACCGTGCAGCATTGGTGGTTTTGTTAGAAACCATTGTAAGTACTTATAAAAAAGCGATTGTAACACCAGGTGAGATGGTTGGTATGATCGCAGGCCAAAGTGTTGGCGAAACGAGCACACAAATGTCTCTTTTATCCAGTGAGAAAATTAAACTTATGAAAAGAAACAAGGAAAGTCAAGAAGTAGAACACTTATCTGTAGAAATTGGTCCATTCATTGAAAATCTAATCGAACAACTTCCAAACTATACTTTCGATACAGGACACGGAATGAATAGTGTGGAAACACTCTTGGAAAAATTAGAAGATGATTATTATATTGTCGGTGTTACAGAGGAGGAACAAACAAAATGGAACAAGATATCCCATATTTCAAGACACCCAGTGAATGGACAAATGATGAAGGTTACTACAAGAAGCGGAAGGGTCGTGGAAACAACAACAAGTCATTCTCACTTGTTCCGTTCAGAGGAAACTCAAAAAGTAGAAGCAATTGTTGGTGCAAATATGAAGAAAGGAATGAGAATTCCGGTGGCTAGACAAATTGACCAAACCTTTACACAATCAACCATTCAAATCAATGATAAAAATTATAAATTAGATTCTTTATTTGGATGGTTTGTCGGGGCTTATTTAGCAGAAGGAAATATAAATTATCACGAAATTGCCATTACCAATATATCAAATACTTTTATTGAAAAAACCAAAGAATTTGCAAACAGATTTGATAAAGAATGTCGTATCAGTGAAAAAGAAGGAGAATATGGACAAAGTATAAGTACCAAATTTACTTGTAAAGAATTGGCTTGTTTATTATTAGATACGTGTGATACAGGTTCTTTTGTAAAAAAGGTTCCTGATTTTGCCTTCTTAGCACCCTTGGAATTTAAAGCAGCACTTATTCAAGCTTATTTTGATGGCGACGGTAATTTTCAAAATGATAAACAACATCATCAAATTCGAGTTTGTAGTAGAAGTAAACAATTAATTAAGGATATTTCATTATTATTAAATTACTTTGGTATCTTTTCCTCCATCAAAGAAAATCTAATCCGTGGTTCCAATCTTTACAACTTATCAATTTCCGTCAAATATAGTGTTATGTATAAGGAAAAAATCAGTACTGAATTACATAAAGACAAATTAGAAAGTTTGGTTCAATATACAGAAAGAGATGTGAATGTTTCATTAAATGAATATATTGATAAAATCAATGGATTGGGTAAAATCATTGCACATTGCGGAAAAACATTAAATTTACCAGGACAAAGTAGAAATTATGGATGTTATAAAAAGAAAGATACGGTTGGACGTAGAACTTTACAGAAGTATTTGGAAATTTTCAAATCACATCCAGAAGCCTCTTTAATTCAAACAGAATTGTCTATTTTAAAACAAGCAGTCACTGCAACAGTGGTTTGGGATGAAGTCGTAGATATTGAAATTTATACACCAGAACAAACAAAATATGTATATGACTTTACTATTCCAACGAATCAAACTTTTATGACTGACTATGGTGTCATTGTTCATAATACGCTAAACACTTTCCATTTTGCCGGAGTCTCATCGAAATCTAACATCACTCGTGGTGTGCCGCGTATTGAAGAAATATTATCTTTATCAAGTGAGCCCAAAAATCCATCCTTAACTATCTATTTAAGACCAGAAGACCAAACAGAGAAAGATAAGGCGCAATCGATTATGTATATGTTGGAACATACCCCTTTACAAGAAGTCGTTAAATCGATAGAGATTTGTTTTGACCCAGATGATTTGAACACCCTGATTAATGAAGATAAAGATACCATGGAACAATTTAAGGTCTTTGAAAATATGGTAGCAGAATGTGCAGGGATTGATTTATCAAATGACAATAATCAACGTTCCAAATGGGTATTACGTATGGAAATGGATGCAGAAGTAATGTTGGAGAAAAATATTACAATGGACGATATTCATTTTACCTTGAACAATGTGTATGATAAAGAAATCAATTGTGTATTTAGCGATTATAATTCGGATAAGTTGGTTTTTCGTATTCGTATGAATGAAATCATTAAGAATGCTTCTAACAAAGGTGGAACGAAAAAGGTGAAGGCAAGTCCATTGGATCAAAGTGACCAGATTTATTTACTCAAGAATTTCCAAGAACAACTTTTACAAAACATTGTTTTACGTGGTGTAAAGGGTGTGAATAAAGTGATGGTTCGTAAAATCAAAGACAATGTAACGGAACAAAATGGAATTTATAAGAAACAGGATATTATTGTCTTGGATACAGTTGGTTCCAATTTAATGGATGTATTAGCACTGAATTATATTGATAATAATCGTACTTATAGTAATGATATTGTGGAAATGTATAAAACACTCGGAATTGAAGCAGCACGTCAATCGATTTTCAATGAATTAACAGAAGTCATTGAATTTGATGGAACTTATATTAATTACCATAATTACAGTGTATTATGTGATCGTATGACGTATACAAGTAAAATGATTTCGATCTTTCGACACGGTATTAATAATGATAACATTGGACCTATTGCCAAGGCATCGTTTGAAGAAACGCCGGAAATGTTTTTAAAAGCAGCAAGACACGCAGAACTCGATACGTTACGAGGTGTATCCGCCAATGTAATGTGTGGTCAAGAAGGATATTTCGGGACAAGTTCTTTCCAAGTGATAATAGACATTGAGGAAATACAAAAACAGAATGCAGCAGATGAAAATTATCAACCAACGGACGAAGAAGAAGAGATCGAAAAATTCTTTGGACAGACTACAAGTTCCGTTCTAGGCGATCAATGTAGTAATCAGAAATTGGCCATACAAAACAATGTCATTAATATCAAGTCGACGGATATGGGGGAGGGCGATGATGATTATAATCCATTTTAGAGTTATATTTATAAAACTAGAAAGTATAAAAACATTATCAAAATATTATACACCATTGCGCATTTTAAATGTGCAAAGGTGTAAATACCCATAATAATTTCCTTTTCCTTTTTCTTTTCCTTTTTATTTTACAAGATAAAAAGGAAGAAATTTTTGTTATACTTTTTTTCAAAAAGTATATTTTCAAAAAGTATATAATATGACATACATATGTCCATTATGTTCGATTGATCCATTAAATCATTCTTTAACCAAACTTGAAGAAAAAGAGAATGTAGTCTATTATTATACGTGCCCTTCCAAAGCCAAATTGTATTATGATGCAACTAGTATTATTCATCACTATGATGGTGTATTAGGTGAGATTCCTGAAAATAAACAATGGCTTTGGATTTTAGACGGTATTGATTTTAATTTGAATCATCTTATGCAACTAGAAGTTGCAATTGAACTAATAAAACTTATTTCATCCAAATTTAGTAAAAATTTAAAAAAAATAATAATTATTAATCCAACCATTTATCTTTCCTCCATTTATCATCTTATGAATCCTTTTTTAACCGATAAAATAAAATCAATCATTGAAATGAATTATGTGATTAAAAATGCGAACAATATTATTTAAGGTTTCGAGTGATTGATTACAACTTTGCGCATTCGCCCTTCCCTTCGGAAGGGAGCCCACTTTGTGGACGTCCTACCGTAGGTAAGGGGGAGTGGCAAAAGCAACAGTTATCACAGACTTAAAATGTGCGAAGGTGTAAAATCAAAAAAATATAAAAAAATATAAAAAAATATAAAAAAATATAAAAATAATATATGAGTTCAAAACATTATTTTTATGTAACCTTAGTTTTATCCGTAATTGTTCAGTTTCTAACAGGAATGATAGAAATAGTAACTCTTTTTGTAAAAGTGGATACACCTTATATGATAATAAAACAATTATTATTTTTAGAAGTCTCTGTTCAAATTGTAGAAGGATTATTTTATATTTGGTTGCTTTTTAATTTTAATCAGGTATCAAACGTCACACCAAAACGATATATCGATTGGATTATCACAACCCCAACCATGTTAATTACCTTAATTACATATTTAATCTTTTTGAAACATATCGAGAGAGGAGAGGATACCTCAAACTTAACATTATTTAATGTACTATTCGAGAATTCAACTAATATATCCTACATAATATATTTAAATTGGCTAATGTTACTATTTGGATATTTAGGTGAAGCAAAAATAATTAATACGTCAACAAGTGTTGTTTTAGGTTTTGTTCCATTTTTAATATATTATTATACAATTTATGTAAATTATGTAAATCAAAATGAGTTAGGTTTAAAATTATTTTGGTATTTCTTCTTTTTTTGGTCACTTTATGGAATTGTTGCTTTTTTACCTTACTATACTAAAAATACCTTTTATAATATATTGGATTTATTTGCAAAGAATTTTTTTGGTTTATTTTTGACTTATATCATAATCTCAAAAAATTATACATTTACAAATTAAGTTACTTGTTATCGATTTGTAAAAAATAATATGTGGAAGAGGTGTGGATTCAAATCTTTATCCGTATAAAACCAAAAGGATTTTTGCAATACTTTTTTTCAAAAAGGATTTTTGCAATACTTTTTTTTAAAAAGTATATTATATATATATATGAATAAAATAACCATTATTTTTCTTATTGTTTTTATTTTAGAATATGTATATTATTATTTTTATTTATCGAATTGGAAAACAATTTTGGGTAATTCCATTAATATTCAAGAAATACAATTTAATTTAGATAACGAAGATCAATTACGAACCTTAATGACGAATCTATTGAATGAACGCGTAAAAATGCTTGATACGATGTCTTATATCGAATGGGTCGAGTATACAAATAAAAATGTACTTTTAGAATTCCAAGGAAGAAAATATTATTTATACATTTATGAAAAAGATAAGGAAATACATAGACCAAACGTACCTTCTATTTTTATATTACGCGCATCTTATCAAAAAGAACTATTGAATTTAGAATTCTCAGATGAAGTAAAAAAAGTAAATCAAAGATATATTGTATTACAACAATTTCCTACGAATACAAACTTGATCGATTTAATGTATTATATGCAGGAAACAATCAATGGTTGTAATTCTATCAATTATTATTGGGAAGATCCATTTAATAAACGCGCTATTCAAAAAAATGCTTATTTTAAAACATTTAAAAAAAATGAAAATCATAAAACAAATATTACTGGATTAATTGGGATTGGTTATGAAGTAGAAGATTTAGATTATAAGTATAGTGATATTACTTTAAATTATGTAGGTTTACCTTTTGTTATTTTCGTGATTTTTATGATTTTTTTACTGACAAACATTATGTATTATACAATTAATAACCCGTCTTATTTGAGACCCGGAATTATATTTATTATATTAAATGCATTTTTATTGTATCAAATTTCACTTATTGGAACAATCACAGATATTCCACTAGAACAATCAAGAATCGCTGAAATTAATAGTAGTACATTAGGAATGTCATTTTTAGTCGCGGTTAATATTTTCATTATTCAAAGCATTCGAACAAAAAGCAATAATAAAATGTACACGAATTTATATAGTGAATCCATCTTTTTATTTTCCGCTTCTCTTATTTTTTTATTATGTTCCATGTATAAACAATCAAATTATACAGAAGTAAATGGTTTGAGAAAGAGACGTTTACAAAACCAGATATTTTTCAATATGTCTATTTTTATGAATTTTGGTATTTTTATAAACTATTTATTATTTATCACCAAACGTAAAGATATATTTAATATAAATAAATTATTTATAAAATTTACATAAATATACCAAGTTCAGGTCGAGTTATAACCAAGAATCATCCATTATTTGATGAACATTATTCGCATTTCCACGAAATAACATTATCCATATGGAACAATTTCCACTTCCACAAACAATCATATGACATTTTGACATAATAATCGTAATTGCTAAATAATATTTGGAAAAAATATGATTCGAATCTCTAAATACTTTATCTACGGTAGTACTATCCGTTTTATGAATATGTCGAATTTCATCTTTAAAATAAATAGAATCAGGAAATATCTGTAACATTGTCTCAATAAATTCAGTTTCATCGCTTTGAATTAAAAACTGTATTTGTGGATTTGTAATTTTTATTGCATTTGCTTTTTCAATATACTCATTATAATTACATAGTTTTGTTTCGGTAGATTTATCATTCCCTCGATAAAATAACACGCATAAATTATTATAATCAATATTATATTTCGTTTCCATCGTTTGAATGATTTCTTTAATTTGTTTGGATGGAGTAAAATATTTATTTATAAAAGGAAGAATATTCACATAATCTAAATGTTTATAATTTGAGAACTGATAGTATTCTTTATAATCTACTGGATTTTTATAATCTATATTTTCTTTATTTTCTTCATTTTCTTCATTTTCAAAATATTCATATCGAATATCATGATTACAGCCCATTGGTTTATACCAAAAAAAAGTATTCGTAGTGTCTAAAACATCTGGAATTTTTTTATGTTTATTAAAAAATTCAATTGTATGGTGTAAAATAACCGAACAACAACTAAAAAATCCAGCATTTTGCCATATATTTAAAACGACCACCATTTATTTTATATAAAAATAAAAAATATTTTTTATATAAACTTATTGTTTATGCTACTTAACTTAGTTTTATTCATTTATACAAAATGTCTAATAAAATCATAATATAATAATAAGAATATATAAAAACATAAATAATAATAATAATAAGAATATAGAAGATGCATTCTTTTTATCAAATTATAGAGAAAACAATCGAAAATTCAAATGATTCTTTCTATAAAACCGTTTTTTCTTATTTTTCCATAGAAAAAAATATAATAAATATAAAAAATAAATATATTTTTTTACAAGTCATTGAAAAAAATATTTTTTATACCGAAGAAATGAAAAAGAATATCATTTGTATTTTCTCTCAAATTCAAAAAACTTATTTTGCTTTTTCAAAATTGGCATCGCAATATAAATGGAAAAAAGCAAAAATCGTGATTGAAACTGATTTATGTTTAAACCCAATTGAATTAAAAGAAAAGAATGTGATTTGTGTGTTTCATCAAGAAAATCATTATTTTTTTATCGTAAGTGATTTAATTAATATTTTTACAACAGCGTTAACCTATTCGCCTAATTTCTTTTCTTCACCATTAACCATTAAAAACCCTTACAACAATCTTCCTTTTTCAAAATCGAATTTATACAATATTTATTTTACCTTTTTTTTCAAATGTATTCCAATACCGGAAATTATTCAGAAATTTTTCCAATTGGATTTTGATCTAGATTTATTTGAAAAGAAAAATCAAATTTTACTAAGGGAATGTGCCATTTTAAATTATTTAAATAATATCCATGAGGAAGAATTTGTTTCTGATATAAAAACAATGTTGGAATCTTATAATGAAAAACATTATAAAAAAATAGAAATCAATAAGGATTTTCCAAATCAATGTTTAATCCGTATTTTCAAACCTTATTTATTTATGTATTATATTAGTACTCTTTCTTTAGATTACTATAAAAAAATAAATTACAAAGAAGCATTAGAAAAAATGTTGTTTCGTTTTCGTTATTATTTTCCGAAATTTGGTAGAAAAAGAATCAAAGTAAAATCTTTCAAAAATCATTCGAAAATAACCTATGAAAAAATAGTTGAATTTAATGAAGAATGTCCACCTTTTTATTGTAATAAAAATAATAAGTTTTTTTTATCGAGTCACTTGGGATTAATGAAAACACACGATATCGAGGAATTATTATCCGACGAAGAATTTATCATTCATTGCAATGAAATGGAAAAAGACAGAATCTCTGTCAGACTCCAAATAAGAAATAATCGTAGAATCATCGAAGATTCGGAAGACGAATCGGTAACTTCCTATGATTCAACCAATGAATCAGAAGAGAATAATATCTTTGTGTAAACCGATGAAGATTTTAAATGGGACAATCCTCCCTAAGAGGATTGCCTTTCAACTGATTTATCGGTAACGGTTGTCCTTTCACATCTTGTGTCCCATTATAAATATTCAAGGGTGTAAATCTTCAAGGGTGTAAAATTTCATCATGCATCCAAATCATTTCTTGTAAATTTTGTCAAGAAATCTTCAATCGTTCGTGGATATTCTATGGATTTTTGTAATTCTCCATAGAGTTCTGTTTCTTTATTCAATGAATCCATAGGAATCAATAGTTGATTTGTATCTGTTAAAACAAAACGATTAATCGGCGGTTTATTAACAGGTGTTTTTTTTGTAATAGGAGGAGTAACAATGAAAATAAATTCGGTTGACTCCTTACTTTGATATCCCACCATTATTTTAGAAGTTTGATTTGTTTCCAACAATTTATACGTACACATAAAAATCGTAGGAAGTTTGTATTTTTGAACAAGGAGCCATAAATCAAACAAAGAGAGAAAATAGGCATCATTCATAATCATATTTTCAAAAGTCATGGTTCCTTGGAGTACTTGATTACATAAATTTTCTTTCCTTTCGATTTTCAATAAGTCTACGATTTTGGTTTGAAATTGCGGAAGATAAGATTGATAAGATTCGAATAAATCTTCTTTGATTTCATACACTGTTTTCACCCGATTGTATACTTTGAGAATAACAATGATGATATCATAAGAACATGCAATACTGCTATTTTTATATTTGAAATCTTTATAATTGATTGGAAATAGTTGATTACGTTTTTTATCAAAGATGGGTTTTTCTATTTCATCTTTGCAAGAATTTGTCATATTTATTTTATCTTGTATTGCCTTTTCTTGATTGTCTTTTTCTTTTATTTCAATGATGGTTTGTTCTTGTTCTTGTTCTTCTTGTTCTTCTTGTTCTTCTTGTTCTTCTTGTTCTTCTTGTTCTTCTTGTTCTTCTTGTTCTTCTTGTTCTTCTTGTTCTTGTTCTTGTTCTTCTATTATTTCTCCAATTTCCTTTTGTTCTTGAAGTATTGCATTCGGTTTTTCTAGAGTTGCTTCCAAATCTACCTTTTTAGTAAAAGGAATGATTTCTTTGTCTTCTTCTAAGAAAATCGTTTTTGGTTTGAATTCTCTCATTTCTCCAGGCTTCATCATCACCTTTAACGTTTCCATATTTACTTCATTTTCATATAAAGGATGAATTAATGGTTTTACTTCATCATAAGAATTATTTTTGACATAAGGATTCATTTTCGTCGGTATTAAACGATTAAAATACTCTTGTGTAATCATGGATTCAATTAAGATCATCTCATTATCTTTCAAATGATATTTTACTTGATTATTTCCAAAAGATAGATAGGTTTGTGGTTGGAACATAAAATTCTGGATACGTGTATATCTCGTCAATTCATCTGACATTCTTCGATAATAAATATACTCATTCTTTTCTTGATTAATCAGGTTTTTCTTGGGTAAAATCAATTGACAAATACTTTTTCCTTCTTTTTCAATAATGGCACATACATTGGAAGCGGAACATTTATCCGCATTTTTAACAATACAAGTAGAAACTTCCTTCATGATTTTATAATATTTTTCATCTCCAATAAAAAGCACTTTGTCATCCACGACCTCTTTCAATATTTCGGTTATTTTTTGTAGTTTTGTTAGATACAATAAAGTTTCGTTTTTCAAGATTCCTTCCAATTCTTCTCTCTTTTTACTGTTTTCATAATCATTCAATAAAATACGAATTGTGTTTCGAAATACATTATAAAAATTTGATTCCATACGAATTTTTTGTATCATTTCAACACGTTCTTCATCTTCTTCTTTTTTGGTCGTGGTCTCCATATCTGCCAAAATCATATTATTTCCTTGGAGTGAGGTTTTTAATCGAATATCCCGGGGGATATCGATTTTTTGGATCGGTGGATTAACTTGAATAAATTGATTGGTTTCAGTAAGTATACCCACAATCAGTTCATCTTCCATTACATTAATAATCGGTTTACAAGGTATTTGATGTTCACTTTTTTCGTTTAATTCTAGTAGAGTTGTTACTGTTTCTTCGTAAGATTTCCAAATGGTAGGTTCATTCATAAAAATCATTTTTTCTTTTTCTACTGTTTTTGAAGAATTCTCCAAAGAGGAAGGATAACAAGGAACCATGATTTCATTTGAGTCAATGGAAACGATAACACCTATGATTTTATTATTGAAATTAAATACATATTTTAGAATGGAAACATCCATCTTTTTCAGCATTTTTTTTAAACTAGAAAGGGGGATCGCTTGTTGGAAAAAATAACGATTCGGTAAACTTTCTTCAGGTTTACATATGGTATTCATTAGGGGGTAAATAATATCATTTAATACTTTTTTGATATTTGTATATTTTGTATCCCCGTAAAAAAAACGGTCAATAGATATATTTTCCTTACTTAATCTCAAGTAAGAATAGATGGGCTCATAGAAATCTTCTTTTTTCATTAATATTAATGTACCTATTTTTGGATGAAATGGTTCGCTTGTGTAATGATTGGTAGGACAAATAATTTCTATATTTTGAGTAATATCATTATCTGGTATTTCAAGAATGACCAAATTGAATCCGTAATGATAGATTTCTTTCGACGGTATATTACGGTCTTTTAGAAAGGTTTTGGGTTGTGTCACCATATCCCATAAATAAGTATGGTCAATGACAATCTTATCGTTTTTTAAAAAATCAATGAAATTCAAGAAAGAACAAGCAACTTTTTCATAATAAAGAATCGCGTCTTCATTCAAAGAATGAGAAGAAGAATAAACGAGAGAAGATAGTTTGGACTGGGTTGATTTGGGTGATTTTATAAATTCGTTGATTCTTTCATTCGGGATCGTTGCATCATAAAAATCATTGACTAAATTTCCATTTTGGTAATTGATAAAATGGTCGATGGATAAATTCTCAACCATTATTTTTTTAAATTCTTGGATCGATATTTTCTTGGAACTCGCATAAAAATATGCGTCGGCGATACAGGCCAAAAAGGATTGTTTTGAACTGGTTTCAACACCATGACGTAAAAAACACGGATTTCCAGAACCAGATTTACACGTTTCACCACTCACATTTAAAAATTGTTGCAGTTGCATTTGTAAATAACCCCAACGACCATTGGAGAGAGGAAATTTCTCCATTCCAATAATGTATTCATCTTCTTTTTCTTTTTCACCCTCTTTTTCACCCTCGCTATCATTCTTTGCTTGGCATTTTGTTACTGCTTCTAACCGTTTACGAGTATTTAAATCAAAACAACAAGGTAAACAATAACCATCTGGATGTTTATCTACTTGGTATCCAGGAAATCTTTTGAAATCTTTTTTATCTTGATTATTATAAAATTCATATACATAATGTCCAGGAATGACTCTTTTTGCATCGGACGGTAGAATTTTTCCACACGTAGGATGAACCAATATTTCTTTTCCGTTTTCCGTTCTCTTTACAAAATCTTTGGGATCTAAAACAGTATTGTTTTTTAAACACCAGTATCTAGGACAGATATAATTGAATTTTTTATTTGGATTGGATCCGTAAGTAATGACATCTTCTTTTCTTAAAAAACCGGGATGTTCTTCATTGATTTTTTTCAACTCTTCATCGGTTAAAATAACGGGTTGTCTTTTCTTACTTGATAAACAAGTACGAGAATACGAATTATATCTACCTGTATCTGCTTTAAGAATAAGAGCAGGGTCGCGTTGTGAAATTCTTTCTTGAAAGAAATAAGGATTATTTAAAGTCATACCGTCGATATTTTTAATGGTATTTTTATACGCAGTATTTGTATTGGTTTCTTGAATGTTTTCTACTTCTAAAAGTTTATCTTCAACTTCGTCTTCATCTGGATAATCTAATTCGTTTGGTATGGTTACACCATTATAGGTATCATTTTTCTTTTTTTTAGAAACACCTCCTTTAAAATCTTCTTCTTCTTCTTCTTCTTCATCGTCGTCGTCATTCCCAAAAAACAAATCCATTGCATTTTGTATTTTTTCTTGTTCCAAATCTTCATCGATTGTTTCTTCTACTTTTTCCTCTTCTTGAGAAGGAACAAGACGTTCTTTAATGACTAAATTCGATATTTGAATTTCTTTTTCTTTTTCTTTTTCTTTTTCTTTATTTTCTTCTCTCGATTCTTTTGCTTTGAAAATACGTAAAGAACATAAATGGTCAATTGTTTGTTCAGGATACTTTGTACTATTCTTATCTTGGGTAATTCTTATCACCGAGTCCAAGAAAATAGGAACCGTCGTTAAATAATGGATATCATTGATATTTTCCATGGTAACGGTAAGAATGGCACTTTTTTTAATGACTGAAAAAATCGTCTTAAATCCAGGATTATTCTTGATTTTCATATCCGTCTTTTTTCTACCTTTTTCTACACTCAATTCACCCACCACACGTGCAAATAATTCGGTGGCTTCTGTTCGATTCAAATCTTCAGCATAATTTTCCAGTAAAGCCAAAATAATCTCCTCTTTGTTGAATCCAAAATCATTGATTTTTTCAATAATAAAGGCTTCTTGACTGGTTGTTTTATTGAAATTGGCGACGCGTTTAAATCGCAATTGTGTCTTGACTTCATTTTCTCTCTTTGTATTAGATACAGATGTTTTCTTTTTTCCTTTGGTCTCGCTTATTTCTTCAATGAAGATGGTAGACAAACAAGTAAGACTACTTAAATTCAACTCATTCTGAATTTCTAGTTGTAATTCGTAATTCAAATATTTGATTTCTACATTTTCATCATATAAACTATGAAAGGCAGGAATTTGATAACCGTTTTGTTGTAAGAAATCTCGAATATCATCCAATAACGGATTGATGGAATTCTGTAACATTTCATCCACAATGTCTTCTCGAATCACTTTTTTGAATTCAGAGACAATGACAATATCTCCATTTTCCATAAATTCACATATAAAAGAAAAAGGTTCTTTTTCTTTGGTTTTGACTTCCAAATAAACGGCTACCGTTTTTGTTTTTCCAATCGTTTTGGTTAATTTAATAATTTCCGCCTTATTCAAAAAAGGGATTTTTTGACCTTCGGTAGAAATTTGGTCCGTATAAAGCCGATATAAATTTTCTTGACGTAATGCCGGGTTATATTTAATGAGTGGATTTTTTTCCGTCGCATGAATCAACTTAAAAATAACATCCAATGGCATTTTTACGGAAAAATCCGGATGAATAATGATTTTCATCGAACGAATTCCTCTGGATAAATAAGGTAATTCTTCTTTTCTCTCTTTGTAAATATCATAAAACATATTGACTACTTTATAACTTTCAAGATTGATCCGTTTTAATGCTTCTTTATTTCCTTCCAACAATTCTTGGGATTTTTCGGCTAACGAAGACAAATCACGAATATTTTGAGAATATAATACTGGGAAATAGATTTTGCTTGTAACATCTAGAGTGAAACCTTTTTCTTCAGCGTTTTTAAAAACATCTTTCGCTAAACATAGATAAATGGTATTATTTGTAATTTCGGTTCCCGTATTAAATAAAAGATAGGAATTCAATCCGACGATCGATTTTCTGGATGTTTTTTCATAAAGGTAATCATAATTTTGTTGGACATTATAAGGATTATGAATAAATGGATATTCGCCACTGACAAAATAGTATTTTTGTCCTAAAATCTTATCGACCTCAAATGAGGATTGGTCAAGTTTTAAAGCGAACAAATCGTCATAATCATAGACTTTTTTTACAGGAACTTCGATGGATGGATGAAGATTCAAAAGAAAGGTTTCAAGACGGTTTTTACTCAATTCTACTCTTTTATTACGCGTCAATGATTCATAGATTTCAGCAGTGTTTAATTTTTCTCTCTTTTGACAGAAAAGATACATTTCGGGAATGGAAAAAGAAAGGTTTTTCTTACTACATTCTTTGAGAATTTTTGTTTTAATGGTTGAAATAGAGTCGTCACGATGAATTTGAGATTGGACAAAAGAAATGGGAGTATGATTCTCTCGAATTTGGATGAGTTCCTCTGGATGAAAACATTTTTCATATAAATCGGATTCGTTTGAATTCTCTCCATAAAATACATAAATCGAATCGGTTTCGTTGTTTTTCAAATAGTGAACTTTGTAAATCGATGGAATGTTCATTTTTAGTTAATACAATGAATATATATTATACCTTTTTAAAAAAGATATAATAAAAACAAAAAAAACAAATTCCTATCCACCACGTAATCTTAAAACGAGGTGTAAAGTAGATTCTTTTTGAATGTTATAATCCGTTAAAGAACGCCCGTCTTCTAACTGTTTTCCTGCAAAAATGAGTCGTTGTTGGTCAGGCGGAATACCTTCTTTATCCTGTATTTTTTGTTTAATTGCTTCAATGGTATCGCTTGGTTCGACTTCTAAAGTTATTGTTTTTCCGGTAAGGGTTTTTACAAAAATTTGCATCTAATCAATAAATAGATATCTATTATATGATTGCGAGATCTTTTTAAATCCCTTTCCACTTTTGAAAAAGTGGAGCAAAACTGCCCTTTGGGGATAGATATTATTACATAATTTGGCGCGGGACCTACAACAATCTCTACAATGATATTATGCTTTGCACAATATGATTGTTCATTACTTTGTAGAAACTCGCGCGCCAAAAATACAATGATGGGGGTCTCTCTCCTTATGGGTGTCCCCCTGTAGAGGAGGGATCATAAGGGAACCTAGGTTCCCTTAAAGTAAGTCATAATAAGGATTGTCATTAATCGTCATTCCACAATACTCTTTCGGTTTTTTCTTATAATCCACTGGATTGTAAATACCCGCTTCTTTGGCATTCGTCAATAAAAACTTGAAATTCTCCCAGAATTCCTGTTTATGTCCAACGGATTTGGTCATAATATGCGACAATTCGTGAATGGCGACAAATGTAAGCGTATTTAAATCAATCAAATCATCATCGACTTTATTCTTATTAAGACAAAAAGCGATTTTCTCTCCTTTGTTTTCACTATAAGCAGTCAATTCACTTGTAGGAAGTGTTTCCATTATTTTTTGTGGATTAAATCCCTTTACTAAACGTTTGGCACGGTCGTCCTCGGGAAATTTTTCACCCATATATTGAACCAATTCTTTGCAACGTTGAGTAACGGAGGCCAATAAATTGGCTGCAGGTTCCAACTTGGTTCGGTCTCTTACACAATAACGATTCCCGTCTTTGGAAGCGATAACGCATTTTAATTGAAAAGTGTCGCTTTCATAATAGATTTTCAGACAAATCAATAGAACAAATCCTACTAAAATATAAAAAAAGATATTTTGCTTGAATTGCATTTTTTATGGAATCTTATATTATTTGACTATTTTAATTATTACCAAAAACAAAAACAAAAACCAAAAACAAAAACAAAAACCAAAAACAAAAACAAAAACCAAAAACAAAAACAAAAACCAAAAACAAAAAAAGAATATAAATAGAAAACCATAAATTTATAAAATATGAAATCGATTTTTAAAAAAATGGTTTGTGGTTGTGTAATCAATGCGGATATTCATAACGGTTTTTCTTATGCAGTAATACGATGCATAACCGGAAAAGGATGTGGTCTTTGTACACAAGAACAAAGAGAAGAAACAATCAATCGTATGTGGTTAACCGAAACCGAAAAATATGTTTGGGAAGATTTAATCAAATGTTATGGATGGTCAAGGGAGAATGACAAAAAAAACGAGAACATCGATATAACTCACCATATTGAAAAAATGGAGAGAGAAGACCAAATTAATGAACTTTGGAATCGTCATTGTGGAGAGAAAATTACGAGAAGCGTTACTTCGAATGAGATTGATTAAAATAATAAACGAATGTATAAACAATATAAAGATAATCCGATAAAATCAAGTAAATGTGTTCCATTCAAATAAAAAGAAGAGATTTTTCTTTTCATTTAAAAAATTATACACAAGAAGAATATGATATTTTATTAAATATTGATTGTAGATATATAGTTTTAGGTAAAGAAATAGATGATGAAAAGAATCGTAAATTACAGGGATATATTTATTTTCAATGTCCAAAGACATTTCAATCAGTAAAAAAAGTTATTCCAAGAGTAGAAACAAATGACCTGCAAAAAACACCTAAATTAAATTATCAATTTTGTTCGAAACAAAATCAATTTGAAGAAAGGGGAAAATTACCGAATAATCGAGGCGAAAAAAAAGATAATAGTATGCTAGGTAAAGTGGTTTATCGTCCAAAAAATACAAATGACTCTTTTGCAAGCCACGAAAAAGCAAAATTTTGGAGTTCCATCAATGAATTAAAACCCGAAGAAGTTTTTTTAAATTCTCATAAGAGTTATTGGTTTGATTGTCAACAGTGTAATCATAGTTATGAATCTATTTTAAATAATATTAATAGTAATAATTCAGGATGTCCTTATTGTTACAATCGCAAAATTTGTGTAAAAGAAGAATGTAAATCTTGTTTTGAAAAATCATTCGCTTCACACGAAAAATCTTGTTTCTGGTCGAATAAAAATATTTTAAATCCAAATCAAGTATTTAAAGGAAGTCCAAAAAAATATTACTTTAACTGTGATAAATGTAAGCATGAATTATTTATTAGTCTAAAACAAATATCTTGTCAAGGACATTGGTGTTCTTATTGTAGTCATCAAAAATTATGTGAAAATAATAATTGTGAATTTTGTTTTAATAATTCATTTGCGTCTATAGAAAGAAGCAAATATCTAGACAATAATAATATTAAACCTAGAACATTGTTTAAAAGTACGAATAAAATATTTGATTTTAATTGTGATTTATGTAATATTGTATTTAAATGTCAGTTATCAGATGTAACAAAAGGGGTATGGTGTCCATTTTGTGTAAATAAAACTGAGAAAATTTTATTTAATAAATTGAATGAAAAATATATATTTTTAAAATCTCAATATAAAGTTGATTGGTGTAAAAATATAAATTATTTGCCTTTTGATTTTGTGATTGAAGAGAGAAAAATAATTATTGAACTTGATGGAAAACAACATTTTGACCAAATTAAAAATTGGGTATCACCAGAAAAAACAAGAATAAATGATTTATATAAAATGAAATGTGCTAATGACAATGGATTTTCTATAATAAGAATTTTACAAAAAGATGTTTATAAAAATAAATATGACTGGTTAAATGAATTAATTTCTAACATTGAAAAAATTACGAAAGAAGATAGAGTTCAAAATATTTATATGTGTAAAAATAATGAATATAAAGATTTTGATTGAATAAATTACTTTTTATTTAAGGATTTCCTTGGCCAATTTGAAGAGGCGGTCGCATGAAGTCGGGGGTTATCGTGGATTGATTCCAAGGACCGACATATAATTGTGGGTTAGGAGGTTCACTACGGATTTGTAAGTTGGCATTTCTCAAAGTTTGACCGATGGTATCAATACCAATATGGTAACCCGCTTTTAACAAATTCACATTTGCTAATTCGCCTTTACCACTTGGATTTAATTGAGCCCATTGACTATTGGTATCCTTAGGTAAAAGTTCGGCAGGATTTTGAATATTTGTTTGGGAACAGGTAGAAGGAAGACCAGGAGAAGTTGTTTGCACACCTTTGGCAGAAGCAAATACTTCATTTTGACCTAATGGTTCAGATGGTTGAACATTTCCTCCACTATTACCTTCTGCTAAACTTAAATCTTGACTGCTTGGATTTCTGTATTGTCCTTGCATGGATTGATTTGATTCATACCCATAACTTCCCTTGGAACTTAAATAATTCGCAAATAAACTAATGACATAGGCGATGATTAATAAACCAATAATTGCACCAATACCATAATCATTCCACATCTTTTTTAAGGAGATACTCATTATATAAAATGAAGGATAAAATAATTTTAAAAATACATATTAAAAATATTTATTTTTACTAAAGAATGAAAACCAAAAACTTGGATTTTTCCAAAAAAAGAATAGAAATCGAAATTTATAATTTTTGTTCTTTTTCTATAAAATTGTTCTACATCCTTCAAGATTTATAATGGGACAATTTATCTGTCCCATTATAAATTTAAGGGTAACTGTTAGAGATCCCGAAGGGAGAGTTGAATGGAGACGCCTCTAAAGAGGCGTGTCCCATTTCAAATCTTCATCGGTCTAAAAATCATCCATTTCATTTTCAGTGAAATATTCCATTTCGGTATCAAAATTGTCATCGTCGCTATCATCCAAATTTTCCAACATATACGTTTTTTTAATATTCTTTGCTTCTAAATAAGCAATAAGCGCTGTTTTTTTGGCTTCTTTTGCTTTTTTCCTGGCTTGTTTATACAAATCATAATATACTTCATTGGGTTTCTTTAAAGTAATCGGATCCATCGTCGGTTCGATTGAAATTTGGAATTCCTTTAAATCATCATTATTTTCATCGAATGGTTCCATTTCCTTTTCCTTTTCTTCTCTTTTATCATGTTTATCATGTTTTTCTTTTTCTTCTTTTTTTTCTTTTTCTTCTTTTTTTCCATTTTCCATTATTTCTTCTTCTAAAGGATTCGTATCAACATTTAATGTAAAAGGGTCAAATGGTTGAAGTTCCTCAAGATTATCATTGTTTGTTTTATTATTCAGAATCGGTTCATGGTTATTTATTTCTTTTGTTTCTTTTGTTTCTTTTGTTTCTTTTATTTCTTTTATTTCTTTTTCAAAGGGATGACTGATATTTTTATTTTTTTTTATTAAACAATTGTCAAAAATCGGTTCATTTAAAACCATCATTTGTTTCAATTCAATCTCAATTTGAAAATTGCGATTGGTAAATTTGATTCCCTGAATTTCTAAAATAGAAATAATGTTGGTTTCTGGCTGAATATCTTGAATTCCTAAAGGTATTTCATTTTCATCATATATTTTAACAGTAGGTTCACTAGTCGTATGATTTGTCTTGATATTTACACGTAATAAATAATATTTTCCAGACTTATAAACACGTATCGGTGAATTAAAAGCGGTTTCAATATCATTCATTTCTAAACTTGTTTGAAACCAAGAATCGGATTTTGAATAAATCAGTTTCTGACATGTTTCTTCTAAATTCTCAAACCATTGAATTAAACCTTCTGAATTCTTATCAAACATTAAGTCACAATAATATTTTTTACCAGTTTTTACAATACCTTGTCTCGTAAGACTTTTTGTACACTGAATATAAAGTGGTTTATTATTAAACTGTATTTTCGTAAAATAAGCACCACCTTGAATCCCACTAGGGATGGTTAATGATAATTTAGAAAATGGAAAATCTTCGTTTGGTTCAATGATATTATCCATAAAATATTTTTATTTAATCTATTTAACAATAGATAGAAAGTTTTAAATACATTCATAACGAATTATTATTTTATTTTGATTAAAATAGAATAAAATAAATTTTAGATATATTATTCACGATGAAAGAAGGAACTTTGGTCCAACAATGTTTAGATATGTTGAAAAAGGAAGATATTCAAAAAGAGTTGAAATTATTATTTAAACCTGTTTCTGATTTTATTTTTTATGAGATTTACCCATATGTTTATATGATTTTAATTGTCGTTTTTATTCTTTTTATTATGATTTTATCCATTTTAATTCTTTTAATTTTACTTTTACGTAATAAAAATAATATACATACTTTATAAATTCTTTTCTTTTCTTTTCTTTTTTTCTTTTATTTTCTTTCATTATTATATAAATGAAATATTCTGCAGGTAAAAAACATAGAAGTAATAAACGTAAATCAAGTCGCGGTGGTTATTCAAGTGCTGCATCTTATGAACAATCGATTCTTGGAAATCAAAATCAACAATACGCTAGAGTATTTGATATTGGAGGACCAAATAATAGTCAATCCAATGCGATTATGGCAAATGAAAGTTCAGGCTCCTTAGGATATTTACCATACCAACGTGCAGGAAAAAAAAGTCGTAGAAAAGGTACTCGTAAAAGTACTCGTCGTCATAAAAAAGGAGGATTTTTAGGAAGTCTTATTAATCAAGCAATTGTTCCTTTTGGTTTAGTAGGATTAAACCAATATTACGGAAAAAGACGTGGTACTAAAACACGTAAAATGCGAAAACATTAAACATATAAAGATTTACTGTGATAATTCGCCTAACAATCAAGAAGAGGATTTTCAATAGAAATAATTTCTTTACTTCCCAATTTTTTTTCTGTTTGGTGTAATCTTTCAGAATATTTATTTTTAGGGTCGTTGTTTTCTATATCATTATATCTAGTATGAATATCTTTATCTATACTTCTTATAACTGCCATATCGTCTCTTGGTAATTTAATTTTTCTATTTATATATGTCTCTTCCGATTGATATATATAATGCGCAATATAAGCAGATACTTGTGAATATTCACAATGGATAGGATTGAATGATAAAGTACGAGGATTCATTAGTTGATTATTTAAATTAAATAACTTATTTGAATTTTTCATTGAATAATAATGAGGATTTGCTGTGCGAATAACCTCATTTGGACGAACAAATGTTTTTACGTGCTGGTCTAGTTTTTTTTCTGATTTTGTATAATTATCGAATATTAACCCTTTGGGTTCTTTAATATGATCATTTGTGCCAAACATAAGCCAATTTAATGCTAATGAATGTGCATGATGATATTTTTGTAACATTTCTTTTACTCCTTTGAAATCATTTAGAATAATAAATTCATCGGCATCTAAATAAATAAACCAATCTGCCTTATGTATCTTGGCAATTTTTAATGCTTCATTCATTAAATACATTTTTACGGGATTCGGCATGTTACACCGAATAATGGTAACGTTACGTTCAAAAGGTACAATCGGTGGTTGAGATTGATGGTCAAAAATAAAGACATGATCGAATCCAATAAATAAATGATGAAATGCCCATTCTTTGATATGTTTTTCGTTACGTGCATTTGTAAATAAAAATACTTTTTTGGTTGGAGGATAAAGTAAAACCGGAACATCTATTTTTTTGGGCTTTTTATGTAAATTGATTTGAAACATAATAATAATATATGACTGAATATTATAATTTAAAGAATTAAATTCAAAAGAATGAATCAAACTCCAACCAAACAATTCGAGACAAATATTCAAAAATGGGTTGCCATTGATAATCAATTGAAAATCATCCAAGAGAAAACAAAAGAATTGAGAGAACAAAAGAATCAAATCGGGAAAAACATTCAAGAATATACTGTTCAAAATAATCTCTCTAATTCAACGATTCAAATAAGCGATGGGAAATTAAAATGTGTAAACACAAATGTTGCTGCCCCACTTAGTTATAAATTTATTGAAAAATCTTTAGGCGAAATCATTAAGAATGAAAATCAAGTAAAGCAAATTATGAATTACTTGAAAGAAAAGAGAGAAATCAAAATTGTACCAGAAATTAAGCGTATCTACAACAATTAATTATTCAATCAACTATTTTGATACATCGTAATATATTTATATAAAGTTATATAAATATATAAAATAGATATAAAATTAGATATGAATGAAGATGATTTTGTTTATTATAAAGATGAAAATGATAAAGTATATAGTGGCGGATTTAGTGTGAATTCATTGGCATTGAAAGGTGGATTGTCTCCTTTTACACCTTTGTCATCATTCAATCGCCTATCCGAAGGAATGGATAATTTAGATACGAAAAGTCTTAATGGTGGAGGAGGTGAAAATGATACCGAATTTAGTCAGCAATTTAAAAATCATATTGTTCCATCTTTTCTACATTATCAATTAGCAGGTGATAATGATAATTACACTGAAAAAATGGCGGATTTATTAAATACCTATCATGAAGAACAACAAAAAGGTGGTGATTTATTTGATCAATTGAATGAATTTGAACATTTTTTGGGTTTATCTGTAATGAACAAAAAAAATAAGAAATTTACTAGAAAAGGTAGAAATTTGATAAATAAAAAAAATACATCTACCAAAAATACAAAAAAAAATAGAAAATAGTATTGATATACTTTAATATTCCATTGAATGTATTTTCCATTGTTTGAACCTTATTCATTAGAAGATTCAATGATTGAAAACATAGATATAGATACAAATAATACAAATGATGTATGTATTATTTGCTTAGAACCAAATGATATTATCAAAATCAAAAAAAAATATGAGAAATATAATCAATGTGAATGCAATTATTATATTCATTTCGATTGTTTGGAACAATGGAAAAATATTAAAAACAAATGTCCGATTTGCCGTTCTAATTTTCTTGAGATACAAGAAGAAGAAGAAGAATATCAAGAATATCAAGAATATCAAGAATGTTATTATTTAAATGTTTTGAAATTCATATTTGAAGATTATGAATTTAATCATAGAAACATATCTTTATTAATGATTCGTTGTTGTGTGAAATCCATTATTTTAGTAGCATTATTTACAAACCTTCTTTTTTTGGTCCTTATTTTTAATTTTATTTTTTACCTTCTTTAATGATTTGAACATTTAAGGAGTCAACTGGAGTTAAAAATTACCTACCAGTCCATATTTTGATTATAGGTAAATGTCTAAACTCTTCAATGGCGTGAAATGAAATTCCCCAAGGACAGTAATTATATATCTCTCCAAATAATACATTTTTTTTAAAATTGTGTTTTTGTAATAAACAAGCAATGACTCTTTCAAAAGAACAACGATTATATCTAGTTAATACACAATCTAATAATTTGCTTAAATCATATTTATTATTAACTGATTGTAAAAAATCATAATTAATAATTGACATTCCACCAAAACAACCCGTCCACAATGATTTATTTTGATGAAAATTTAATAAATCTGTATCATTAAATAAATTTATCATTTTGGTTTCATCTTCTACGTTATCCCATTCATGAGTATTAAATTCCCATATCATTGTATATGCATCAACATTAAAGTCAATATATTGATTTATAAATACTGAATCGTGTAGTATTACAGCAGTATCAAATAATTTATTATGTAAATAATAATAATATGGTAATAATTCACCTCTTCCAGGGAATTCACTGTTTATAATGGTTGTTTTGTATAAATTTTCATTTGTTATGCATTCATAATTACTATTATCATCAATAATAAGTATTAAATTTTCTGGGTAATATTTTCGAATCGATTCATAACAATAAATCCAATATTTATTTGTTAATTCGCTATTTACGTGTCTTAATATAATAAAACCTAAAGAATTCATATAAATATATTATTTATATTTATATTTATATTTATATATTTATATATTTATATATTTATATATTTATATATTTATATATTTATATATTTATATATTTATATATTTATATATTTATATATTTATATATTTATTTATTTATATATTTATATTTGTAAACGAAACAAAACAAATTATATTTTTGACCAAGTATCATAATTAAATGGAGCAATCACCATTTGATCTACTTGTGTTTTCCAATAATCTACATTTTTTTGAAAAGCGGCGTCCTCTTGGGTTTGTGGTATTGGATGAACGGCATCCATATATTCTTCGTCTTCCTTGGTCATGCGTGGTTTGTTTCCATAACAATTCACACCAAATCTCACTTCCGGATTTGCAATATAACCTCCATTGATACCTGGACGACCACAGTCATGCTCATGCCCTTTTACCTTTTGTAATAAGTCATATGTTTTTCCTTGGGTTGGAAATAAAGCCATTTGCCCTTCGGACCATCCATAATTACACCATTCACCGCCGTTTTTATAGGTATTTTCAACTTCGTCATATTTTGCTAAACGTGCACCATAAGCATTACAAACTGCTTTTGCATTTGAATAGTTATAATGATTACCTGGAATATTAAAAACTTGTTCTTTTTCTTTTTCGTAACCACGATTGGATTGACTTAAACCAATATCATTTTTTTGACTTAAACTATTATTTTGTCCCGGAATCATCTTTTCATGATTTTGTAAAACATTTACATTTAATGGTTGTTTTGCTTTGTCTACTACGTTGATATCAATTTGTCGAATATTTACAAGATTATAAATACCGTTTTTAATGGAACCAATGATATCAACCCCAAAATAATGATAAAGTAGGTTTATACTTACAAAAACAATTAATAATATTAATAAAACATTCATTAGTGAATTTTGGTTCGAAGATGATGATGAATAAGACATCGTATTAGAATCATTATTTTCAAACATATTTCTTATAATCTTTATATATATTATTTTTATTTGTTATATAAAGCAAAAATTACAAAATAATACAAGCAGATCCGCCACCTCCACCTCCACCTCCACCTTTACTACTTTTACTACCACTATTTGTTGGATGTGGAGTGGTAGTCAATCCTTCTATATTACTTTTTTGTGATATTATAAAACAAGTTAATCCAACCACAATTACTAAAATAATATATTCTGTTTTTAATTTCATTAATATATTATTCAATTATTTTTTTATATTTTTATATTTTTTATAATCAAAAATAGAAAAAACAAAAAAACAGAAAATAAAAAAATAAAAATAAAAATAGGTAATAATTAACTAAATAAAATAAAAAGTTTAATTAACTTCATTCAACCATTTTTGAAATGTATTATATTATTTCCTTTTTTATTGGTATATTAATAAAATTATATGATGACATTATCGATTTAAAATTAGATACAATCTTGAATATTCATCAAAATCTGATTGATTTAATAAAATATTTAATTATTTATTTTTCGGTTTTCTTATGTCTTAAGGATTTTACTTGTTCTTTTATTATTCTTTTTTCATTAATAACCTCTCATTATTGTAAACCCTTTGACGATTCTTTTTGGTTTTATTATGGCATCTGTATTTTTTTAGTCATTTTCTTCTTTATTGAAAAAACCAAAGTATTATTTGAATATTTTTTTATAAAATTTTTTTTTATTTTGTTGGTTCCGATTTTAATTCTTTATGAAGAGAGAACTTTTGTAGAAGAATTCGGATTATTCAAAAAGACATCTAGAATGTATAGTATTTTTATAAATACGATCCTTATTCTTTGTCTTGATGTAATGGGAATAATCCAAAAATACAATTTAACCTTCTTTAAAAGAATTGTCATTTTTGTAAACAGTTATTTTATGACAAATCTATTTATTCAATGGTTTTTTTCACATATTTTGATGAATAATTATGCAAAAATAGAAGAATTAAAATAAGAGAATGTTTAAAAAAGAATGAAACAATCTTATTTTCTTTTTTCTTTTTTTTTAGGAATATTACTTGTTTGTATTCATCATCTTAAAGTTGGTAATATTTCTTATTTATCTTTAGAATGTCATATAAAAAGCGAAGAATTGATAAAATACTTATTTGTGATGGTTTATGCTATTATTATGTATTATTTACCGAGTTTTGTCATTATTATGTTAATGATTATTTTATTTAATTTTTCTTTTCAAGATGGTTTTTGGCAAATTATGTTAGTGATTACATTGATATCTTATTTGATGGGTCTAAAAAAATTAATGAAAAAAATATCGATCACAAAACTCATTTATTCTTTTTTTAATTTTACCTTGGGATACTTTTTGGCCACGATGTATTGGCTATTATTTTCTTTTTCGATAAAATAAACAATATGCTTTTGTACTAATTAGACTATTGATTAAAGCCACCTCACTGACACTTGTATCATTGTAATGATACCATTTTCCATTGGCATTTTTTACATAACTTGTATAATGACCGCCAAAAACGCTTCCACTATGATTACAAATACCGTATAAATCATAAATATATTCTTCTTTTTTATAACCAATGACATATTTCGAAAGGTCTAGATTTTCCAATGGAAATTCAATCAATACTTGATTCTTTTGATTGCGATTATTAAATCGTTTCAAGTCAATGACCAAAATAGAAGGAAAACTCCAAAAACTAATTTTCTTTTTCACATTTTGTTTTATACCTAAATTTTCATTGAACCACGCATTCTCTCCTTCTAAATTCTCTCCTTCCACATATAAATCAAAACATTGATATAAATTGGGGGATTTATTGTCGGATGGGATCGGCAAATTAATCATAAAGAAGGGTTCTGGGGTTCGATTGAGAACCACGCCCTTGTCAGAAATAATTTCGGAAACGTGAATTGCATAGAAAAGATTCCATACTTCGGAATATTCTTTGGTATACATTTCTTTGATTCTTTGAAAACAAAGGGCTGCAATTTGATCTGTTTCATCCTCTGGTTTTCCACTAATAATAATATTGACTTCTCTCGCAATGGCGGTATGAAAACAGTCCATTAAAAATAATAAAAATTCTTGGGAGTCGTTTTGTGAATAACCGGTGAAGATATCCCTGTCTTTTAATTCGGCTACTTTTTGTATGGTTTTAATAAACTTGCCTGGAGAGATAATGACATTATTTGACCATAACATTTTTCGTAAGTCATCGAATTCAACAAGGAGTACGGATTCAGGTTTATTCTGGAGTGTTTTTTTATACGTACCCTTTTCCAAAAAATCAGTAAATTCATAGGTATGGGATAATATTTGAACACAGGAGTTGATAAAACAAGTATTTCCTAAATTGGCTAGTCCCGATAAGCCTTTGTCTTTATATTTTTCTATATTAAATTCAGTTTTATTTTTATCTTTCATTACATATAAATAGAAGAATCTATTTATATTTATTTATGATAGAATAAGTAAATAAACATAATAAGTATAAATTTATAATAAAAGATAATAATAATTATATTATTATGAGTTTTAATAGAAATAACATTCCTTTTACAAATCGCACTACTACTACTAATAATAGAAGACGTTCTCAAAATCGTTCTTTAAATATAATCAATCCTTCAACGACTGTACCCAATGATTTGCGAGTACTCTTGAATTTATATATTTCAATGTATAATAATGTCAATGAACAAATTGATCTTTTATACGAAGATTTAGATATGATTCGAAATAATATGCAAACCGTCATTCAAATGATTTTAGAAAATAATACTCAAATAAACGATTCTTTACGAAATATAAATCGACCGAATTTGAATCCAAGACAAACCGAAAGACAGAATCGAAGTGGAACTTTATCCAATATTTTCCAAGGGTTAAGAGAAAGAGAAAGAGAAACACCAAGAGGGAGACAATCAACCCGAGAAGAACCAATTATTCAATATGATAATGATCGAAATCGTATTTACATTAATAATATTCCATACACGATTGAAAATGTAGAGTATTATAATACAACGGCTTCTACCAATACAAATGAAAATCAGAACCGTTATCGAGAGATATTACAATCTTTTTTAGATCCGATTGCAGTTCGCCCTACTCCATATCAGATTTCAAACGCAACCAGAAATATAAATTATGGTGTAATTGAGAATCCTCTCAATTTATCTTGTCCCATTTCTTTAGAAACTTTTGAACTCGATCATGATGTTACCCAAATTATTCATTGTGGTCATATTTTTAATGAAGATTCATTGAATCAGTGGTTTCAATCGAATGTACGTTGTCCAGTTTGTAGATATGATATTCGTACCAATAATTTGAATAATACGAGAGAAGAAGAAAAAAAAGAAGATGATAATGACGATATGCCTTCCCTTACTACGATTCTAGAAGAAGAAGAAAAAGAAGAAGAACCTATAAGAAATACATTGGAACATTTGGAACAAGAATATACGAGAGAAATAGAAAATTTACTTCAAAATACGGCGAATAGTTTAACCAATCTATTTTCTACAGAATTTGAAATTCAATACAGAACGGATCTTTCGAACAATCCTACTCGTCTTTTGGACCCATCCAATAATGTCTTTTTTTTTGAAACCCTTTTTTCCATACCACCAGGTAATTTTCGGTTTTAAATCCACTTTTTAGAAAAAAGTGGAGCAAAAAACAAGGGTGAATGAAAGGGGAGATACACGTAGGGAGACCCCTAATAAAAAAGTGAAGCAAAAAGCAAGGAGGGGGGACACCCAAATGGACGCCCTAATAAGTTCGTTGAATTTTTATAATAATAGTAATAATCATATTATAAAATGGGAATTTATAGTAATGGTACTATTTTTGGAATAAGAATATATAATTTTAATGAGGATGATTTGAGTAATACATTATTTGAAGAAAAATATGATGAAATAATGAGTCATGAACAAATGAGAGAAGCATATTTATTTTATGCAATATTATATGATATAAAAGATGTATTTTTTAAAATATATACGGAATGTATTAGCACAAGTGATATTAATAATAAAGAAAAAAATATGATGTGGTATCCACTATCATTAGATAGTTTTTTAGAAAAATTTGACGTCGTTTGAAATTTTAAAAAGTGGAAAAGTTCATAAAAAATGGAATAAAAATTGTTCAAGTTTTTTGCTCCACTTTTTTCTTACTTCGTTATAAAAAAGCAGATGAATATTTATCTACGGGTAAACTCATACAAATGATTCCATTTTCATCAGGAGAAGTAAATTTGACTTGTAAATGTTCTTTGATTTCCAATTTATTTCCGTTCGAACCCGCATATTTACATTTTGTTTTATTTACACTTACGATTTGATTGACTCGATATGTTTTTTTATGTTTATGTCGAGTGACTTTTCGAAAATTTAATTTGTCTAGTAATAAATTCAACATTTGTACACTTAGTGGCGTATGATCCATTGATTTTAATAAATATTTATATATTTTATATATTTAATAAATATTTATTCAATTTTCCTCCCACTTTTTTGCAAACTCAAATGTCCATTATTTGATCAAAATATTTTTTAGATGTTTCATATCTTACATTACTACTTCTTCCTGCTAAATGAAAAATATATGTTTCATTTAATTTATCATTTTCATAAAAATGTTGTAAAACACCATATTGATATTGGATTGAATTCTCTTTAATTTGTAATATATTTTTATTAAACATATCAATTAATACACCTTGGTCCCACCAACCAGGGGTTGGATTGCTTTTATATAAATTTTCATCAAATGCCCACATAGTTAAAAAATCTATACTGTATTTACTGTTTTTTACAATAAAAAACCCAGTATTTATATTTTGATTACCAATATCATTACTAAAAATAAAATTAACATTTAGATTATTATTTATAATATTAACAATATTATTTGCGTCATTATAAAAAAAAGCATCAGCATCAATCCAAATTAAATAATCAAAATTTGAAATGTTTTCAAGTATGAATGGTAATCTCTCCCAAGCAGAATGCCTATTACTATATTTTTTTTTATTTGATAAAATTAATTCTAAATTATATTTTTCACAATATTTTTGATTGATGATATAATTTATATCACCATATAATTTTATATTATCATCATAAAACATCAATACACCAATTTTCATATCTACCATATATAATATATATTATAAATATTTATATTTATATTATATATTTATCGGCATTTCAAATAAAGACAATTTGTTTCATTTTATTTTTTACCATGAATATTGATAAGGATATCCATCGTAATAATCTTTGTCATCATCTTTTATCCATGCATTATCATACCAATACCCTTTAAAATAAAATTTATCATTCAAATAATATGTATGATAGTTATTGATAATAATAGCAATGAAATAGTTGAACCAATTTTCATTTCTTATGTTGAATTGATAATCATATTCAGGATCTAATAAATGATCGCTGTAAAGTGATACAGATAAGATATGATTCTTTATTTCTTCCATATTGTATTTTTTATTCTTCAAAAGTTTGATCATATCAAGATAGATTTGTTCTTCTATATTTGGAGGAAAGGAAGAATGTTGCTCCATACACCATAAATACTGATAAATATCACAATTCTTTTCAAATAAATGTTTGATATTTTGTTCATTCATTTTTGTTTTCAATATTCTTGGATATCCATCGTAGAATTTGTCACCTTCACCCCATACCCAATAGTCTCTTCGCCAATATCCGTTGTAATAATTATCATCATGTAAATAATAATTATTATAACTATTGATAATCAAATCCATAAAATAGTCAAACCAATCATGATATTTATAAAAATACTCCAACCAATCTTGAGATTCAATAAAATAATCATGATAAGACTTCAATGATAAGAGATGGTTTTTTATTTCTCTATTCGTATCCTTATTATTACTCAATATTTTAAGAATATCCGCATAGATTTTTTCTGTCTTTTTATTTGAAAATTCTAAATATCCCTTCATACACAATAAATAAGTAATAATATCGTCATCATAATCATCATCATCATGAATATATTCGTGAGAATAAGCCAAATGTTCAAACCAATCTTGAGATTCCAAATAATCATGGTAAGAGGGCAATGATAAGATATGATTTTTTATTTCTTTCATTGTATAATTTTTATTACTCAAAAGTTCAAGAATATCCACATAGATTCTTTCTGTCTTCTTATTTGGAAATTTTAAAAATGCTTTCATACACCATAAATAATGATAAATATCACGACTACTTTCAAATAAATATTTTATATTTTGTTGATTCATTTTTATTTTTAAAATTCGCATATCATCATTATAAGATAAAATATGTTGTATCACATCTATGTTTAACTTTGTGCATACATTTGTAAAATTGGTAGTCATTGTCTTGAATAATATTAAAAGTCTTATTATTATTTATTATTTCAATTTTCAAGCCACTTTTGGAAAAGTGGCGCAAAACGACCCTGGTTATAACTTGGTAAAATTTTTATTATAATTATTATTAAATTATTCTCCCCGAAGGGCCGTTTTGCGCCACTTTTCCAAAAGTGGCAGGAAAATTGAAATACTTTATTTATAAAACAAAAGTATATAAAAAAATCAAAAAGAAAATCAATATGAAAACGCATACTATCTGGGAGCCGATGAATGTCTTTGAAGAAGTAAATGAAAATCATGATATTGAGGTGGGAGATATTATCGTATATTTATCTTACAATCAAATGGGAAATGCCAAATATAAAGTAATTGCTGCGCCTTATAAAAAAAAAGATGTTCAACGAATTGGAGATTATGATGATTGGACAAATGATAATGATTTAACAAATGATAATAAAGAAGATAAAGAAGAAACAACCTAATTACTCCTTTTTACCAAAGAATTTCATCAAACTTTGATTTCCTTGTTTTACATTGTTGGTTTCGCGTAAATAAGGATCAAAGAGTAAGGTTTTGATTTCTTTGTTTCTCATCTTCTCTATTTTTTTATGAAGATCCTCGTCGTCATATTTATCTTCGTTGGAATACTTTTTGGAAACGTCTTCAATCTCCCTTTTAAACTTGGACGCTTTTCCCGCTTTCTTTTGTAACAACCAGATTTTTTCCAAAACCAGAGCAAACAATTGCTGGATGGGTTTCATAATTTGATTGGTAATATAAAATGAGTAATCGATTTTCAGTTTGTTTTCCGTTATGAATAACGGCGTCTCAATTTTATCCCCCTGTAGAATTTTCTTTGTTTTGGATAAGGCTAAGGGATGATTAATATAAACGTACGGAATACGGTCACCTGGACCGGGTTTGTTTCCCGGGTCTCTGGCAGTAATCCGGTCGGCCAGGACTTTATGGGCAATGGCCAATGGATTCTTATAATCACTCCGTAGAGATTTCGTAATAATCAATTTATCCATCGGATATTCTCCATCTGCCAATCGTTTCAAACAACCATTCAGGAAATCAATCGCTTCAGGGATATTTTGTTTTTTCATTAAAATATCAATGATCCCGCCATATACTTCTTTCACAATGGGGGCATTATCACGCCGTTTCAAGACAATCCCCATCTCTTTACGTTTCCCCTTATTGACGTCGGTTTCATAAAGCATCCCCACATATCGTTTCTTGGATAAAAGACAGAATGGCATAAATGTCTTTTCATATTCCAGGTCATGTGGTTTCTTCAAAAAGGAAGAGGCTAAATGTCCTGCTTCTTGGGCTAATTCAATGGTGATTTCCAGGGCTTTTTTTCCGCGAATCGGTTCGCCTTGAGGCGTTTGTAGATTAAATGTGAAGAATACCGAGTCCGTGTTATGAACAATTAAATTACCAATACCAGCCGCAAAATGATGATTCTCGGTAGTTAAATCATATACAAAACCTTCATATGATATTTCTTGGATTTTTTTAATGGCGTTTGGGTTTTCAATCAACATTTGTTTTGTTTTACTTTTATTGGAATTGTCAAAAAGATTGATTTCTACAAAACTTTGTTGATTTTCATCGAATTTGGTAACATCCATGGTCGCAACAAATCCAAAAATGACGGTTGCCGTAAAATAAATAATATGTAATAATTCTTGTTCTTGAGAATCAATATACACACGATAATTACTATTTCCATCTAATGTAAGATAAGAGTAATAATGAAGATCACGTGCCAAAATCTTATCACACCATTCTTTGAATATTTTTAATTTGTTTTTATAGCATTTTTTAAAATAAGGTAATTCTTTCAACCATTCACACGATTTTACAGTTGCATTACAAGGAAAGTGGAGTAACTCAGTACCATATTTTACCTCTTTAGGAGATATTTCTTCCCCCGACTTTAATAATAAGGAATGGTCATCCGTTACATCTACCAATCCAGTATGAGTTAATATTCTCATCATTTTTTTATGGGGTGCTAACGCATGACGAATGACACGATACAAACGGGTCCACCCTTGATCCGTCCACGTTTCTACATTGAAATTCCCCAATTCACACACTTCTTTTTCTTCTTTTCCCGGTTCCAAACACCGAATCCAAATCCCGTTTCCATATTTTTCTGCCAATTCTTCAATAGTTAGAATATCCATTGACCCTCCATTCAAACGAATATAAACAGGAGTATAAGAGGCGACACTATCACCATAGATATATTCCGCTTTTGTCAAGACTGGTCCATAATTCTTGGTTTCGCAAACCGAATCCCCATAACATTCTTCAATGATCTTTTTCGCATATGTCAAAAGCATACGACCAATGGCTGTAGTGGAGGCTGCCACATCCATTTCATAAAAACTACTTGTTTTTGCACCACACTGTCCATAAAGAGAATTGGCAGTTACTTTATACGCTAATTGGCGCTTATCCAAGACATTCTTCATAAATTCGTCCGTTTGTTGCGGGATTAATTTTCGTGTGGTTTTACGTGCCATTAAAAGTTCTTCTAGAATGGAAGGCATAATCGCTTTTCCTTCTGGAAATTGCGCGAAACGACAAATCTTTTTGCCGCATTTGACTTTCTCGGCAGTAGCACCTGGTTTTTTACGTACATACTGATATGTATCATACTCCACAGTGACATACTCATACCCATCCAAGTTATCATATAAATAACAGTCAACGGCATTCCCATTTTCATCGATCCCCACCATTTTTTCACCCGTTTCGCACATCAAATTTCCTGCCAAATCATATTCTTTGGTCCATACTTTACTGTCGTGAGATAAATTCTCACTAATAATGGAAGACGGATATAATGAAGCATAATCGACACAAGCAACTGGATTATCCAAATACAAATCACATTTAGGGTCTAAGACAATGGCGCCTTCATACCCATCGTCCATGCTTCCTTTATCAATGGTAGGAATCAGTGTATCTTTTTCACGGCATTTTTTGGCAATAAAACTCGTCAATTTAATTCCTTGACCGCGTAAGACCAGGAAACTCATGGGTACACTACATATCTTTGCCATTTCAATGAATCCCGTCAAGATATCGCTTTTGTTCATCAGGTAATGGACTAAGTTACAATCCTGAATACAGTATTTTGCAATGACTGCACGGTCATCGGCCGTTCCATTCGTCATTTCAAAAATATCTTTCGGAGTCACATCATCCTTCGCCAAACACCAACGCACTTTCTTACCAAAATCAGGTGTAATCGTTCCAGCCACTTGAAAAATGCCTGCCAATTTGTCTACCGAAACCACTTTAAATTTGGCACCTCCATCATAATAATCAATGGAATGCCCGATCTCTTCAAAATGCACATAACTTCCTTCTAATAATCCCATTAAATTTCCGCTATACACGGTAGAAATCTCAGAGGGGTCCCTGAGGGATTTTTCCCCCGGTTCAATCTTCTTCACGTAATCACCGATGAAATAACCGGATACGTAATCCAATTTGTAAGAGGTCAAGTTCTCTTCGCGTCTGTAAAAGTTGTAAAGGTCGATTTGCAGACGACCGTTCATCTTAATATAATGAAGATCGTGTTGGCCACTTGCAATTTGAATACTGGTTTCTTCGATTTTATATTTGACTCCATTTTCACCGGAACCTTTTTCTTTGGTACCGCAAATTTCGTCCTTGTTTCTGGATAATTTCAAGAATTCCTCGACACAATGATTTTCTTCCGCACGTCGAAACATAAACTCATAATCAAAACCAAAAATATTGTATCCAATGACAATATCTGGATTTTCACGGCGCATTAATTCACACCACGCTAACAAGACTTCTTTCTCCGTTGCATAAGATTCGAGGACACTATTTTCAATGGGGAGTTTGGAGCAGGTATTCAAGACAATACAGTGATTTAAATAGGGTTCTTGTTCACCATAACGCATAAACGTGGTACCAATGAATGTGACTTTATCGCCTTCGACCTTTGGAAAATGGGAATTCAAGGTATTGTTGAGAATCGTGATTTTTTCTTCGCGTTTTAACTCGTCATCTTCCAAAATATCGTAAAGGCTACTGGTTTGCGTATTTCGATTCGTTTTTGGTTGAACTCTTTTTCTAGGAACAAATGATTGTCCATTCTCTTCGTTATCACCCTCTTCATCGTCGTCTCCAAGATCTGCTTCGTCATTCGCATGATGAGCAGATTTAATCACTTTTTCAAAATAATTCTCAATGGATGACATCCCATTCTCGGCAACCAACTGCTGTGTTTTATTAATAGACGTTTTCAACCATTTTTCAAGAGACTTTTCAAATTCTTCTTTGGTTGGAGGTTCAATGGGATAAACCAAATCCACTTTATGTGAGACATTTTCACTGGAAAACCCAAAAGCATACGATAGTATTTTTTTTAGAATATATTCCTGTTCCTTTGTATCTTGTTCCTCCAAACTTTGGGTTTGGAAGATATCAATGATGTTGGTGGCCAACTTCTTATAGGTTTTGATTGGAATCGGAAAATCCCCGTGACTACTACTTGCCTCAATATCAAAACTACATTTCTTGAAGGGAACTGGTTTCTCAAGATCATTCAAAGGAACAATCTCTTTATACGAAACGACAAACTCATAATCACAAATGGTCTTTTTATCATTTCCTTTGATTTCTACGCATTTCTTATTCGGTAAAGCAATCCAACCAGAAGGACTGATTTCTTTTACATGAAAGGCACGTAACAAGGGGGGAATATGAGATTCATACAAAAGAACATCAGTATTCCCGAATCGTAATCCATTTTTCAATAATTTGCGTTCTACTCCATTGGTACTATAAGGTGTATACCATAGATTTTTCGCCTTGTTGAATGCATTGGTATTTTGAAATTCGATTTTTAAAAACTTGTATTTTTTTCCGGCATCAAAGCCGTATAATTGTTTACGTTTGACAATGATACAAGAATGAATGGTTTCGTCATAGAATTTTCCCATTTTTACTCTAATAAATTCAATGAACGCGTTTTTTAAACCGACGTCCCAATGTTCTGCCACTTTGACATAAAAGAAAGGTTTGAAGTCGGTGGCTAAAATGGAACATGTTTTCCCTTCTTCATTGATGGCAAACATTTGAATAAAGAATTTGGTTTTGTCTTTGTATACGCGTTTTTCTTCCATGAATTCATCTTCACTGCCACTACTGTTTGTTGGTGAATCCTCTTCTTTGGATGCTTCATTGTAAATGTTAAAATCGAAAATACGAAACGTCTTTTCCATTTTATAAATAATTTGATATCTCTTTACTATTTTATTTGAAGATTCCTTTATTTCCTTTCTAAAATTCAATTTTTTATCCACTTTTGGAAAAGTGGAGCAAATCCACTTTTAGGAAAAGTGGAGCAAAAATCCCAGTTATTCTTAGCAAATCTAGGATTATCTTTTGGTAAAAAATTAAGGTTTTTACATAATAGATTTCACCCCAGGATTTTGCGCCACTTTTCCTAAAAGTGGATTTTTAAAAAAGTAGTTCCATATTGGAATGTTCTAATAAATAACGCTTGGAACACGATTCCACTAAAAGTCCATTTGCATAAATCCCATAATTACCATAATAATCCTCATTTTCCAAAGCCAAATGATAAATGGTATAAGTACCTGGAACTTCGTAAACCGACGCTCTTTCATCGATGTAAGCATTCAAACGTGGTTTCCCATCCGTTTCGTAAATATCGCCAAAATCTTCCATGGTTTTCTCTCCTTGTTCTTGGGTTAACCAATCTACCAAGATAGAATGGCATCCGGTGATGACAAGAGACTCCAAGAGATCTGGATAATTTTCTTTTCCGCATTCATATAATTGGTCTTTCACACGTTCCTTGGATGCTTGGTGCACCATTTGACTTTTTCCAAGGATTACAACCGGTAAATAATCGTGTTTCAAAGTCTTTACCAAATCGCCTTTACGTAAATCTTCAATGGCCTTGTATCCTTGGTCGGTTAAAATTTTAGTACCTTCTTTGAAACAAGGTAATGGTGATATTAATATTTTTGATACATTATTACTACTACCATTTGCAACCCAAACATATGTTCCATCACTTGAAATACCTCTAGGGCCAGTTCCTACAGTTATGGTTTGAACAACCGTGCCAGTTGCAATACTTATTTTTGATACAGTATTGCTAGTAAAATTCGAAACCCAAACATTTGTTCCATCACTTGAAATATTCTGAGAATTCGTTCCTACAGTTATTGTTTGAACAACCGTTCCAGTTCCAATATTTATTTTTGATACACTAGCACTACCTGCATTTGCTACCCAAACATTTGTTCCATCGCTTGAAATACCAGAAGGATTCGTTCCTACAGTTATGGTTTGAACAACCGTACCACTTCCAATATTTATTTTTGATACATTATTACTAGTAGCATTCGCAACCCAAACATATGTTCCATCGCTTGAAATACTCCTAGGATTTGTTTGTACATTTATGGTTTGAACAACCGTACCAGTTCCAATATTTATTTTTGATACACTAGCACTACCAGCATTCGCTACCCAAACATTTGTTCCATCACTTGAAATACCCCTAGGATTCGTTTGTACATTTATTGTTTGAACAACCGTGCCACTTGCAATACTTATTTTTGATACAGTATTAACATTATAATTTGCTACCCAAACATTTGTTCCATCACTTGAAATACCAGTAGGATTCGTTCCTACAGGTATTGATTGAACAACCGTACCACTTAAAATATCTATTTTTGATACAGTATTACTAGTACTATTCGTAACCCAAACATTTGTTCCATCACTAGAAACACCAGTAGGATTCAGTGATACATCTATTATTTTAACCACTGATGAAGACATATATATATATATACTTTTTAAAAAAGTAGAGCAAAAATCCTGGAGTAAAAATCTTTGCCAGTTTTCCATCGTGTTTTTTTAACGGTGGTTTTGCTCCACTTTTGCTAAAAGTGGATTTTTTAAAAAAAGTGGATATATATATATGAGCGCCATTTTATTACCCTTGGTTGCGGCAGGAGGAATTTATTTAGCAATCGACGCATTTAGTAAAAAAACGAAAAAACGTCGTCATCACGACAGTAGTCGTTCCTCAACACGTTCCTATAGAACGGAATCTTCTACAAAAACAGATGAAGATTCTTACACAAAAACGGCCCCGATCAAATCAAGAAGGAAAAGGAGGAGAATCAAAGAAAGAAGCCCAAGACATTTATTTTCTCTCCGTTTAAACAGAAATAAAACTAAAAGTAAAAGTAATAAAAAAGAAGAAAAAGAAAATAGAAAACTATTTGTTTTTTATAGTTTTGGAGAGAAAAATAAAGATTGGGATTACAAAAATATGCCTTCAACTTGGAAAATGAAACGCCGTGTTCTCTCCGTCAATCGTACCAATCATTATAACAATGTCGATGTTTTTACAGGAGAGAAAAAATATCAAGATAAAATGCGTGAATATTTAGAAAAGGCATTTCGTCAATTGAAAGCGAATGGAATTATTAAAGAATACAAGATTCGAGGAATCAATACTGCTACTTAAAAATATTTTTAGACGTAATAACCTGGACGAATTAGGATCGGATTTCCATAGACATCGTATGAATATTCACCGTAAACGGGTGGATAATAATCATAAAAATCATAATCGTTATCTCCTCCATAATAATTTGATCCGCCATAATACAAACCGTATCCCGCTCCAGCATATCCGATGCCTCTTCCAATACCATGACCAAAACCTCCTCTACGAATACCCATATGTCCTCCTCCTCGACCTCTACCCCCACCGCCTCCATGACCTTCAACCAAGGGTGTAAAAGTTACTCGATTAAAAAGAACAATGGCAAAAATAAGCAGGACAAAAATTCCTATTCTAAAAAACAAACTCATTCGAAGAATTATAAAATAGATGGTTATTATTTTATAATTATACTTTTGAAAATTCATCACTCTAAAATAGTTTTCCAAGGGTACTTCCATAAATATTTTTGGCAGCATTAGAAGTTGTGTCATAAACCTTTTTGGCAGCGATGGAGGAAATATCGGTACCAATCGAACCAGAACAACTTTTAATTAATCCTAATAATTTTTTTAACGTTATCCATATGGAACTAATATCATTATAGGAAAGGTGTTCAATCATTTTCTTTAATAAATTTCTTATCTCTGTATCACGTATTAAATCTTGTCGAATTAACCAGTTTAATAAACATAGAATGGTGGTTTTAAAATTGATGATTTTATCTTCTTGTTCCGTAATACTTTTAATAATCATTTCTTTTACTTTGGGCATACGTAATCCTCGTAAGATAATTTCTAATAACATAAAAATATCAATATTTTCACTATTATTATATCGCTCAATCATAAGATAGACATTTTCCAACAATACATTGTAACGTTCATCCCAATCAACGGATTTATTCAAAAAGACTGGATTTTCAAGCGTATTTTTTACAATTTCTAGTACGGAATTCAAAAAGTTTTTGTTGTAATCCAATAAAAACCATTGAACCGTATCATTAACGAAGGAACGAAATTCTGGATTTTCTTTAAAAACCAACGGTTGTGTTTCAATGGTATCAATAAAGTGATGATGTTTTATAAGAATCGTTTTCAATTCTGATTTTTCTAAAAAGTTGATTAAAAAAAGAATGATTTCAGTATTGGATATGTAAAAATGATTTAATTTCGTATCGATTGCTTGATTAGAAGAAACAGATAAACCTCCGGTTTTTTTCTCAAGTTTCCTGGTTTTTCTATGTTTTTTTGTTTTCTTGGTTTTCCTAGAATTCCCAAGTTTCCTAGATTTCCTAGGTTTCCCACCCCCTTGTTTCTCACCCCCTTGTTTCCCACCCCCTTGTTTCCCACCCCCTTGTTTCCCACCCTTTTGTTCCGTTTTCTTTTTTCCTTGAATCCATTTGACAAAATCGGTAATAGTACGCCCTCCCTCATAATTCTCTACTTGGTTTCCTTCAATATAAAGCATCGTTGGAAATCCTAGTGGTTTTTCTTGAATCGAAGTTAATTGCTCCAATACGGTTTGATCAACGTCTGCAACCAATACATTTTCATCCTTTGGTAAAACATTCTTTAATTTTCCCCACTCTGGACGAGTCATATTACAAGGCCCACAACCTTCCATAAAAATAAGGACAAAAGCAGGTTTCCCTTTTTCAATATGAGTGTTTAGTTGATTGATTTCACTTTTATCATTGGAGGAATGAATATGTAAAAATACCATAACGCGATGTATAATTATATATAAGGAAAGAAGATATCTTTTATCGAATAAAAAATGAATAATGGAACAATTAATATAACCATTATTTTTTTATAAAGAAATATAAAGAGAGAAATGAACTTAGTAATCTATTTATTCATATTGGTATTTTTAGCAGGATTTTATTTTTATGCAACAAAAGGTGGTTCTCAAGAAGGGTTTGATTCAACACCTTCTAAAAATAAACCGAGATGTCCGAATTTATTGATTCAAAAAGGGTCTAAAATACAACTTTACAATTCAGATTTGGTTCATGTTCCAGGTGTCAATCCCATTGAATTTAATGATTTAGAAGAATATACCGAATTCTTAGACTGGCAAAAAAGCCAAGGAATTGTATGTCCCGTTTTATATTTACAAAAAATGTATGATGCTCAAGGAAATTCGGTTTTTAAAGCAAGACCTAGTATTACGGACCCTCAAGGAGGTCTACCTCCTGCTTCAGTTGTTTCTTATACCAACGCAGCAACTCAACCAAATCCGAATCAAAATATTTTAGGAATGGCACAAGTACAACAAGAGGCGAATAGCAAACCACTTCCTCCGCTTTTGGAAGAACGACCTACTCTTCTTGTAGATGCAACCAGAAATGACCCGCCTTATAATAAAAATTCTTATCCGGCTTATGATGAGTCCTCTTTTTATGTAGGTACACGCACTCCTCTTGATGAAATGGATGAAAAAACACAAAATATGTTGTATAGTCCAAATCCAATGGATCATAATTGGGGAGGTGAGGATTATACAGAAGCATTAGTGGATGCAGGATATTACAAAAATCGTGAAGTAAAAATGAATATATCTTAAAACTTTCGCTTTGCAACTAGTCACTGGTTTAATCGTCCAAAGGTGTATAAGATACCCGATTACTTATATGAGTCAAAATATTAAAAGTAGTTGTTTTTCCTTTATTTGCCAATTCATAAGCAGGAATAAATCCGTTCTTAGGATTACCTATTACTTTTACTTCATCACCTAATTTATCATCTTCTTTTGCTTCAATGACGACTTGGTCCATACTATCTAATCCTAATACTTTTCTTCTTGTTCCATTAACAATCATCTCCATTTTTTGCGAAGATGTTAAAGGTATAAAATCCGCATATCCAATAGGAACAATTGCGATTCTCATTTTTTTAGGAGAAATATATGTTCGGTCATATCCTACTGCATCACCTTTGAATATATATTTCAATTGAATTATCTTGGTTGTAATATTCATTACAGGTGTTAAATTGGAGTCTTTTTCTAAACCATAAAAAGCGGATCCAGATCTAGATAAAGTAAATTCTGACATATCATAATTTAATATCCCATTACTATTTCCAATATGTGTTAATTCTGGTGTAATATTTATATCTTTTAATTTTTTTATTAATGTTCTAAATAAATAAAGTTGTTTAATGGTTGCACGATTGTTTTTAAATTCAGAACAACATAAATGTGACATTAATCCTACTAATTTAAATTTTGGATCTGTAACAATTTCTTTTGCAGCATTCATTGCTTTTTCATAAGGAATACCATTTCGGTCAATTCCGGTATCTACAAATAAATGAATATTTGCCTTTGCATTTTTAGGTAAAGACTTGGAAATAATAGGAATATGATTCTCATCAAAAAGGCCGATATCTATATTTTTTGAAACGGCTTCTTTTACTTGTTCACTATATACGTCATACAACCAGCCTAAAATACGTCCTTTATCTCCACTGTTTCTTATATAAATAGCTTCTCCAAGAGTAGCTACACCAATATATTTCACACCTAACTTTCGACAAATTTTAGACATAGGTATGATTCCGTGTCCGTACGCATTTGCTTTTAATACAGGCATAATTTCTGTATTCGATTTTTTTTTTAAATAATCAAGGTTATTTTTAATCGCATCAACATCAATGGTTGCGAATATACTATTATATTTTGATGGAATGCCACAATTTATTTTTCGAGTTTTATTTTTTTTATTTCTATAATTTCTATAATTTCTATTCTTTTTATTTTGTTTGCTTTTATTTTGCATTTTATATTATGTAAATATTTTTAGATATAGATTTTTTTGTATTCATATTTTATCTACTATTTCGTTTCATCACATAAAAAAGAATAAATATTTTGAATACTTTTACTACTGATTTTTCTGGATTTTCCTTTATAATCTGAATAACTGATATCTTTCAAAAAATCTTTGTCTTTTTCAATTGATTGAATTAAATTCGAAATGTTTTTCCCCTTTTTCATAATAGCGCACGCTGTTACCGAACTAATACTTGGTATTTGAGAGAGAAATATCTCGCCAATGTTCTCTCGTGTGATATGTTCCTTTTTGGTTTTTTTCATTGCATTCACGTAATCTTTGTCTTTGGATTCGTTTTCTTTTGAATCTTCTTTTTCTTCTGCTGAATCTGTATTTTTATTTTCCTTTTCTTTTTCCTTTTCCTTTTCCTTTTCCTTTTCTTTTTGCTTTTCAATTGGATAAAAAGGTTTCAATCCTAATCCAATCGATTTGATCATTTTATCTGCAGTATTACAAATAAAAAGCGCCGTTTCTTCCATCGAAAGAGTTCGAATCACCGAAAACCCCTTGTAATAATTAAGAGAGAAAAGCGCTGATAAAATCATTCGCTTTTCTTCTTTGTTTTCTTTGAAAAAATTACGTTTATTCACGTCTCCTTCAATCAAATACAAAATATTATGATTATGTATTGCTAATTCGTTTAAACGATAGGACTGTTCATTGTATCTTCCATCTTTAATACTTGACACTAAATCACTGATTGATTTTCTCTCAATCAGTAAATGAGTGAGTTCTGTTTCGTTTTCTCTCTTTTCGATCAAAGAAATATCTCCTAAAGATAAATTCTTTGTTTCAATGACCAATTTTTTGAATTGTTCGACACTATCAATCAAATGCTGAATATTCTTTAATAAATCGGATTCGCGGTAATCAATTTGGATGGTGAACATTGTTTGAAGTTTATGAATAGTCTATAAATGATTTAAAATACTTGTTATTAAATCATTTTAATAATGATTATTCTAATATTATAAATAATAGAATAATATTGGACTCGTTTTTTCTTAGATTTTGGCTCTACCTTTCTTAAAGGTAGAAATTTAACCCATATTACCACCATGAACAGCGTGGTAACCGTATTTCTGTGTTTGAATCGTAAAGTTAGGAACACAAACTCGAGGAAGACTTTGAGGAGCACGTCTTAATCCTGGATTGGATTGCATAAAGAACCCTTGACGAGAAGCAATACCTGCTTTCTTTGGACCACCACAAACATTGGTACGATTGACAATTGATGCTTGATTACGAGCGGATTTACTGCCAGACATATAGACACCCATTTTTATATACTAGAGAAACATTTTATTTTTCATTATATTTAAAAATAAACCCACCCGCCGTTTTTCTATAATTGGTTAGAACGCCTCGAATATTACTTTTCCCAATGCCAAGTTCGATAGAAGCCTTTATAATCGAATCAAACGGTTTAATTTCATTTCCTTCTAAATCATATTGGATAATTTTTCTGGTAAAACTATTTCCTAAACCACATTTAAATTTATGTATCTGGTTTTCTTGATTCGTAACCCATTCTAAATTATCTAAACCATTATTTAATTTGTTACCATCGATATGATTTACTTGGTCTTTCTTTTCCGGATTGGATAAAAATGTAATGGCGACAATTCTATGTAATTTATATGTTTTATTATCAATGGTTACTCTTAAATAACCATTATTACAAGGTTTCATTTGTTTTAAAATTGTTCCATTTGCATTTTTAAATCTTCCTAAAGTGGATACAAAATATGTTTTTATTGTATTTGGTACTTGTTTCCATATTTCATTCTCTAAAGTTATATCTTTTTCTAATAGCCATTTATGGCCGTAAGAAATAATGGACAATGCATTGATTGCATTACTAATCGCATTTCTTCCATTATGTATATTCTTGGTTAATCCTAAATTCACCGCCCATAATGCAGCATCTTCCATAGAATTATATTTTTCTAACACCTGATTTGTCTGTTTATCTAATCGAAAAATAATTTTTCTATTTATATGGGAACCCGGCGGGTTCCCCTAAGACCCCTCCGGCTGCCCTCCGGGGTTGAATAGTATTGCCTAACTCGGCGCGGGCTCTACAACCATTTTTACAATGATATTTTGCGAGGCGTAATATCATTGTCCTTTTCTTTGTAGAAACTCGCGCGCCAAAAAACAACGCCCTTAACATTGAGGGGGTCGTAGGGGGGACGTATGTCCCCCTACTAAAAATTGAATTCCTTCTAAATGATTTTTTACAAACCATTTAAACAATTCTTCCTAAATTTATAGAGCAAGACAAAATGACCGATTTACAAGAAACCCTAAATAAAAATATATTAAATGATGACGATATCATTAAAAGCGAAGAGGGATTAATTTTCAATCCTTACAATCCGTCAAATGTAGAGATTACATTGAACGATGTTCAATCTATTCTTACGAAATATGGTATTCCACCAGTTATTTATAATATGAAATTATATCGTCGTGCTTTTGTACATCGTTCTTATACCAAACGTCCTTACTTTGAAAATGTACAACAAAATATTACGGTGGCAGAGAGACCAGAAGATTGTATGCCTCTGAGTAGCAAATCCAATGAACGTCTTGAGTTTTTAGGCGATGGAGTTTTGGAATTAGTGACCAAATATTATTTGTATCGGCGTTTTCCAAAAGAAAATGAAGGATTTATGACGGAGAAAAAAATAGCGATTGTTAAGAATGAGGCCATTGGTAAGATTGCGTATGAAATGGGATTGAATAAATGGTTGATTCTATCTAAACATGCTGAAGAAAAAAAGAATCGTACCAATTTGAAGAAATTGGGGTGTCTATTTGAAGCCTTTATTGGGGCACTCTTCTTAGATATGAATAAAATCAATGTCAAAGACGAAGAAAAATGGTTTGAGAATATTTTTGTCACGGGACCCGGAATGCAAATGGCACAGAAATTTATTGAGAATGTCTTTGAAGCACATATTAATTGGATTGAACTGATTCAAAATGATGATAATTATAAAAATATATTACAAGTGAAAATCCAGAAGGAATTTAAGGTAACACCGCATTACTTGGAAATTGAAAATGATCCAGAATTGGGTTTCAAAATGGGAGTTTATCTTTGTCTAAATCAACCGATTCATAATAAGAGACCAGAACAGGCGTTACTTATTTCACAATTTAAAAATTTTCAGGACATTCAAGAATATCTTTCGAGAAATGAAAACAAAATCTTTTTGTTTTTAGGCGAGGGACAACATAAAATCAAACGTAAGGCAGAGCAAATGGCTTGTCATATGGCGATTGAATTCATTCAAAGGGAACCTACGGTTCCCCTTTAATTCCTCCCTTTGCCCTTCGTGGATGGATATAATTGCATAACTCGGCGCGGGTTCTACAACTATATTTACAATCATATTTCGCGAAGCATAATATTATTGTCCACTACTTTGTAGATACTCGCGCGCCAAAAATGCATTATGAGGAGGGGTCAAAGGGGAACCTTAGGTTCCCTTTACTACAAAAAAAATACAATATTTTTGTGCTTCGCAATATTTTTTTGTAAAGATTGTTGTAGAGCCCGCGCCTAGTCATTTAAGATTTAACAAAGTAAAAATGCAATCTGGGGGTCGTAGGGGGGACTTACGTCCCCCTACTAAAAAATTGAAATGCTTTTTATCTTTTTTATGAATTGCATATTTATAAAAAAGAGTTTGAAAATTTAAAATTGTGATAGTTTAGTTTAGTTAAAAGAAACAAGAAAATGACAACAACCATGAAAGAATGCCCAAAAGAATGTCCGATTTGTATGGATGATATTTGTTTGAATGTGAATTGCGTTACGACGGAATGTGGTCATCAATTTCATACAAGTTGTCTCATGCAAAATGTGGCACATAATGGATTTGGTTGTCCTTATTGTCGTAATACATTGGCGGAATATGTAAAGGATGAAGAAGATTCCGATTATGAATCTGATTTTGATGAGGATGATGAAGAAGAAGAGGAGGAAGACGAAGAAGAGGAGGAGGAAGAAGAACCAGTTGGAGACAATGAAATGGCGCTTCATGGAATGCGCCAATTATTTCGTAGAGTGAATAATGATATTGAAGACGCTGCGGAAAGAGAACGAGAAGCAAGAGTAGTTAGTGCAGAAGAAATGACTTGGACCTTGGTGGATGCAGGATATAATATGACGGATGTTGTAAAAGCATTTATGATCAGTGGTGGTTATCACTTAATTTATCCGGATGATACCACCGAAGAAGATGAATTTGTAGAAAAAGTAGAGAATCATATGGAAAAAGTATTGCATTATGAAATTCCGATTGTTCCTAGACAATTTGCTGTTTTTCCTGAAGTCGAAGAGAAACAAGAATCGATTAATTTTCATCGTCTACCACTATCACGTTTATCACGTTATCAATTTGACTTTGAAATCACATCTTTTACAAATCTTATCGAAGAAGAATTAGATGATATCGCTGAACCAAAAACAAACAAAAACAAAACGTTATATGATAATGATGAATACTTATAAAATACAAAAAAGATATAAAAAAATATAAATAAAAAAGGGAAAGGGTTTTACCCAACCTTTTTTATTTATCTTTTTTTTATTTTTTTCAAGTACAAATATAAATATAACAAAATACAACTACAAATATAACTACAAATATAAATACAACAATACTACTTTTAATGAGTTTTATTTTTTTCTAGTTTACTAATACGTGATTCGAGAGAACGAACATATTTTTCCAAGGTAATGAAATCTTTTTTAGTATGATGGGTATTGAATAAATCCATTCTCTCCTTCATCTCATCACATATTTTTTTGATTTTAACCATCAATTCAATAAAGCAATATGAAATGGAATAAATGATTAATAATAACACACTGGTAGTTAGAATCATAAATAACTCGGATTGCATTTTTAAAAACTTGGGAACTTTTGATAACTTTTAATAATTTATAAATTGATCAAAAAAGATGAAAAACATTTCAATTTTTTAGTAGGGGGACTCCCTTACCTACGGGAGGGTATCCCCCCTTACCTACGGAAGACCCCCACCTTGCTTTTTACTTAATAAACTTGATACTGGCTTTCAATAACAATGTCCTAACTTATACACGTCATTTCAAATTCGCCATTTTTATACCATGTTTCAGGACATCTAAAAGTGTGAATTTTATTACTAATTGTAATATTTTTATTCAAGTCCTTATTTTCTAAATATTTATAGGAATCAATACCGGAAGAATCGATTGAACAATTATCATTACCTTCTAAACAACCTTCAGGAATCATAAATAAGAAATAATCAAAATCTATAATTTCCTTGTCACTAATATTTTCTAATAATTTTGGATTCGTATTACAAGTATTTATAAATGGTTTAAAAGTAAGATGTGATACGCCATCCTTATCTTTATACTTTTCATCTTGTTGAACCAGTTTTTCCAATATATAAGAACCAATCGTTTTAAAATGATTAGCGGAAAAGTTTGTCCTATTCTCTTTGTTAAAAGTATTTAATAATTGGTTTATCATTTCACCATCGAATTCTTTATAAGATGTATCAAACATTAAAACATCGTTATTTATAAGTTTATTAAAATTTATATTATTTGGTATTATTTGTCCATATGATAAGGTAGTCTTAAAAGTTGAAACATCATCCGCCATTTTATGATCTAGATATATTGAAACATATGGCACGTAATTTACTGCTGAAAATGTAGAAAATAACAATGTCATAGTTAAATATCTTTCTATACCGAGTTTATAAATGAGTGCCTGATATAAACGTTCATTAAGATATAATAATTTAAATGGCGATGGAATAAAATTCTCATAAAATCTATTCTTAAACTTGGATGATGGAACAATCGATAGTTTTTGTTTAGAAATATCATTAAGTGCTGCTAATAATAGATAAATGTTAGGTGGAGATTTTTTTTTCATTACGACCATATCATAATAAATTTGATTTAATTGATCGGATAATTGAGAACCGGTATACGATACATCATCAATCATAATGATAGGATTATTGCCAATTTCCTCAAATAATTCAGGAGTTAAAACTTCAATAAATTTATATGGTTCTTTGTATTGCTTTACTTTGATATATTTTAGGGCTAATACAGACAAAAAATAAGAGGATTTCTTTATATTTCCAGTAACTAAATATATTTTATCTGAATTATTGATATCTTGAAATTCTAAGTATAATTTATCGATAAGTTTTCTAATAATATTAGATATTTCATCTAAAGTAATGTATATTGTATTATTAACTAAATCTTCCGCGGCTTGTCTTCTTATAGGAGATATTTGAGATGAAATAAATTCATTTGCGATTTTTGTATCGATCGAATGTTTTCCTGAAAATGTTCGGATAGCATCTTCTATTTTTTTTAAATTTTCATCAAAACAATTTAAAAATTTGTCATCATAACTTCCACCCTTTTTATTTGTTTTATAATGGTTATTTATTTTCTTTGTCTTTGTTTTTGTTTTTATCTTTTTTGTCTTCGTCTTCTTTGTCTTCGTCTTCTTTGTCTTTGTCTTCTTTGTCTTCTTTGTCTTCTTTGTCTTCTTTGTCTTTCTCTTATTTGTCTTCTTTGTTTTTATATATATTTTTTTTTGTGAATACTTCATTTAAATATAACTATAAAAATATAAAAACAAATTAAAATTTTCTTTTGGTATATTTCTTCTTCTTGATATTCTTTTTACGACGTGTAGAACCCTTACGTTTTTTATTCGAAATGGTCTTGTATTTTTTTACGATACGTCTTCTTTTTTTTGTCATTTTTCTCTCCTTATTCAAATTGTTACCACCAACGGTATTTTTTTTAAAAAAATTATATAATTTACTCATCGAGTTATCTACTTTTTCGATTACCTTGACAAACATCGTTTTGATTGTAGTTGATACATAAACTGGATCATTATTTTGTTTTTTAGTATCCAATTTATGAATGGTTTGTTGCTCTAATTTTATTTTATCTCTTTCTGCTTTTTCAATCTTTTTATATAATCTATTTATTTTTCTTTCAGTCTCTTTCTTTTTCTTTTCTTCATTTTTCGAAAACAGATTTGTTACTCTATTTAAAAGAAGGATCTTCTTGACACCTTTCTTGAATCTTTTATTTTTATCCTTTCTTTCTTTCTTGATTTCGGCTTTTGTTTTTTTTTGATTCGGTTTTTTCTTTTTAACGGAATCGATCTTGGTTTCAAGTGATTTTGTTAGATCTTTAATTTCCTTTTGTGATTTTTTAATGATTAAATCATACTCTGCAAGTTTATCAAATTTTTTTTCACTGACGTCGCTTAATACATTTATAGGTTTATGAAATATTTCTCGAGCAGATCTTCGAAACTCCGGAGGAGGCTTCATATTCTTCATCGAATACACCATTTTTTCTTTGAATTGAGTTAATAATTCATTGTATTTGTTTTGAGCACTTTCCATACCGTCTATATAACGCTTATTCATATATTTTTCAATGAATGGTTGTAGTAACGTAAAAATACTAGTATGTTGTCCTTCAATATATTGAAATTTTTCGATTGCAGTTTGAATGGCCGTATTTTTTTTGGTTAAATCCCATTCTTTGGTTACAAATTCGATGATGGAAATCGCTTTTGCAAATTCAACCGAATTAAAGGTTTCTATTTTTTGTATTAATAATCCAAAATCAAACAAAGAAAATGGTTCATCATTTCGAATTGTTTCTTCCCCTGTGGTAGAACCTGTATTGGAAGAAACCAACGACCCATCTGTCGAATCCTCCTTCGTGGTTTCTTTTTGTAATTCGGTATCACAGTAACGTATGACGTCGAATACGTTTTTAATAAATTTATTTATTTTTTCCAAGATAAGTAAGATTTTTTTTTCTTTTTCTGTACTTGGTTCAACCATATATGTGATTGTAGTTTCACAATATTTTTCCAACATTGTATTTAAAAAATGATAGCCATTTGTTGATTCAGTAACTTTCTCTTTTTTATCTTTTTTATTATCGACATTAGGATTCTCTTTTTTATCTTTTTCATTATCGACATTAGGATTCTCAAAATACAAAAAAGTACTATCACTATTATTACTATCTACATTTTCATAACTATTATTATCATTATTATCATTTGTACTATTTGTACTCAATATACCACTTTCTAAAATGGTTTCTAAGGAATTCAAGAATAAGATTCTTTTTGAATTCAACAATTTGAGTTGTTCAGAAGGTACTGGAATCAATTCCTTTATACCTAACTCAAATTTTTCACTCCATAAAATAGATTCTTCTTTTTCCTCTTCCTCTTCCTCTTCCTCTTCCTCCTCTTCTTCCTCTTCCTCTTCCTCTTCTTGAGAAGAAGAAGAAGAAGAAGAAAGCAGTGAAATGGCAACAAAATAATTGGTCATTTTGGTATAAGTATCCAAAATCGTATCAATGTATTTTTCTTCGTTGGCTAAAGATAAGTTTGTCGTAATGGTATCGGCACGTTCCGATATGTAATTACTAGTAAAAAACGCGGGATTATTTTGCAAAAAACTGGTGTGAGGACGAATCCCTGTTCCTGCTAACAATATATTCGAATCATATAATAAAGATTCTGCACCTACATTTTTATCTGTACTGCTGATACTAACGGTTACATTTTCTTTATTAAAATATGGAATCATACGTTTTACATAATTGACTTGCAAAGAATCGCCTAATGATTTTAAAATAACAATCAAAACTAGTAAAAGGTTGTTGGGTTTATCACCTGGAATTTCGTTATAATAAAATTTTGCAATTTTAATTAAACGATTCCAACTTAAATTAGTTCCACCTGTATAAGGATATCTTCCAGAAGATAATGCTTCTATCAAATCTTTTACATTTTCAATATTATTATCCCCAACCACAATTTCTAAGAATTCTTGATATTTTTCAAAGGTAATTTTAATACCTACATAATGATATTGTTTAATTTTATCATTTAAGACATCCGGCATTTCGGTTAAATTATTTTCGTTTTCTTCAACAAAATTAGATAAGTCAATCATTAATTGTGTATATTCTTCCGAATCTTTACCTTCTAGTTGATTTATTAATGCTTCCTCTATATTTTGTCCTCCTATCTTACTAACCATAAATTGGACGTCATTAATTTTAAGTTCACTTCCAAAATATTCAAAAAACGATTGTAAACCGCCGATTAATTCCCGTTTGGCGATGTCACCAATCCTTCGACAATTAATATCTTGTTGGATTTGAAATTTTAATAATCGATTCCTATCTAAACTTCCTGGTAATAAATCAATCTTTGAATCGTAATTTATACTCCAAAATTTTCGCATCGGAGTAGACGCCGTGTTTTTTGGGTCACACATTCCCGGACCATAATATAATCGTATGATGGAATTTAAAAAAACTTGGATGGAATCTTGCGATATATTTCTACTATGGACGCCGTTTTCCGTATCCATCACCATAGGCGCCAACATTTTAAAAGGCGCCCCATTATCTTCAAATCCGAGTTGTATATCTTTCAAATCAAACACGATTTCTACGGGTTGATTATCCATCGTCAACATAAAATACTTTTTTATTTCTCCTTCTTTATTTGGAATCGTAATAAAATAACCGTCCTCATTGATTTGTTGTTTTTCTTTTGCATCTCCTTTAAAAGAATCTTCATTACAATATTTTACAATGGTAAGTTTATTCAAATTTCCACATTCTTTATCAATGTATTGTAAAATCGATTTATAATAATTCCATTCTTTCTCTCCTAATGGAGAAGACGCCGATAAATTTTCAAATAATTGTTTTAACCTATTTTCTGGAACTGAACGATGCATCTCAGTTAGAATTTTTTCATAAGCAATCTGTAAGTTTTTTTTTACATCAGGACTAAAACCATTCTCTCCTTTGAAATCGTGGTCACGTTCTTCTTCCGTTTTAAATCTGGATAAATCGAGAAAATTTTGATAAAATGGGTTTTCCACGTTTTTATCCGTAATCCCTAGGTTCTCCTTGTATATCATATTTCCATTACATTCTTCATTATATTCTTGATTGGATCCGCCTCCATTAACTCTTTGCATTTTCATAGCATGACCTTTATTTTTAATCATATTAAATCGATCATTTTCATTAAAGTTAAAGTTTGTTACATCTACTTGATTATTTACAAGAAAAGGTTCCATGAGTATATTGGTCATTGTATTCATATTTATGGAATTGGTTAAAAAAGATAAATAATCGAAATTACTCTCGGTAGAAAACATGATAAATTGATCTAATTCATTTTCTAAATGAATTAATAAATGAATAAATTCTTTTTTTTCATCTATTTCTTCACTTTCATCTCTTTCATCTATTTCTTCTCTTTGTCTTTTATTCATTCTATTTTACCTATATTTTACTTATATTTTATTATTTAGAATAAAAGGAGTAAAAAAATAAAACTTTTATATCTATTGAAAATATAGAAACAAAAGAATGAATCATCTCTTGGAACAATTAAAATTAAAACCGAAAATAGAACCATTCCAAAAAGTACAAATAATGATTCCTGGTAAAAGAAACAATGAATCTAGAACCCTCATTGTCGATGAACGGGATAAAGGGTATGATCGAGAGGCATTCATGAAAAAAAGGATGGAGAGAGACATAAACAAAGTATCGGTACAAAAAAACATTCTTCCACAAGGTGAACTGGAACCAAGAGAAGAGCAACAAGTGGAACAAAGACAACCAATCCAAAGGAAAAAAAGACTGGTTTTAATGGGGGAAGAAGAAAAAGAGAAACAAGAAGAGATAAAGATACAGGAAGAAGAACCCATCCAAATCATCGCCGAAACCAATCAAAGAAAAACCCAGCGTATCGAAAAGGGTACCGCTGTTTTAGGTCCCGAAATTCTTGTTGAAATCGGTAATACGAAAATCGAAGACCGTCTCGCCAAAAAATCGCCTCCCGTCATCATCAAAGTTTCCAGTTATTATATGAACAATCGCGAATTTTTCATCAACTTCATCAATTCTCTCTTTGAACCTTATCGACGAGAAGTCTTGGATACTACCAAAAATATTTCATGTGATAACATTGGTCAAGATGCTGAAGATACGATGAATCAACTTTTAATCCATCAAAAAGTTGTACGTGATTATATTAATTTATATACCCCTTATCGCGGCCTTCTTTTATATCACGGTCTTGGAAGTGGAAAAACCGCAAGTAGTATTGCCATTGCCGAAGGAATGAAAGAGAGAAAACGTGTCATTGTAATGACACCTGCCTCTTTACGCCGTAACTATATGGAAGAAATTAAAAAATTCGGGGATCAAATCTATAAGAAAAATCAGTTCTGGGAATGGATTTCTCTCGAAGCCTATCCTGAAGCCTTGAAAACCTTGACTACCGTATTGAATTTATCGGCGGATTACATTCGAAGACAAAAAGGTGCCTGGTTTGTCAATGTAAAAAACCCGGCCAACTACAATGATTTAACCAGTGAACAAAAGAAATCGTTGGAAGACCAATTGGATGAAATGATACGTGCAAAATATACCTTTATTAATTACAACGGTTTACGATTGAAACGTTTGGAAGAACTTACACAAGGATTTACTCATAATTTATTCGATAATTGTGTGGTTATTATTGATGAAGCCCATAATTTAATCAGCAGAATCGTGAATAAATTGAAAAAGGAAAAACCGATCGCCGAAGATCATCGCGGAGAGAAAGAACGCGCACCCAAAAATCTGGCTGTGAAATTATATGAATATTTAATGTCCGCCAAAGATGCGCGTATTATTCTTCTCTCGGGAACCCCCATTATCAATTATCCGAATGAATTTGGCATTCTCTTTAATATCTTGAGGGGATACATCAAAACGTGGGAAATACCTGTTCAAATCAAAACAACGAGAAAAATCGATCGGGATGCTTTACGTGATATGCTTGTAGCAGAGAAATCCATGGATTATATTGATTATTCGCCTTCTTCGAAAATTCTTACCATTACACGAAATCCTTTTGGATTCAAAGATAAATATTCCAAAGATGGAAATGATTATCAAGGGGTTTACAATAATGTAAAAGACGAAAATGGTCTCGTCCGTTTTCATATGGAAACTGATTTTTTAAATGATGACGAATTTGAACGCCGGGTTAGTGGTATCTTGAAAAGAAATGAAATCGAAGTTTTAAAAACGGGTATTAAAATTCGTAATCGAAAAGCGCTTCCTGATGATTTTGATGCATTTAAAGCGCGTTATATTAATAGTCAAACCAATGAATTGATCAATGCAGATGCATTAAAACGTCGTATTTTAGGATTATCTTCTTATTTTAAGAGCGCTCAAGAGGGGTTGTTGCCGAGATTCGATAAGGTTTTAGGAAAGGATTATCACGTGGTAAAAATCCCCATGAGTGATTTCCAATTTAAAATCTACGAAGATGCGAGGAGAGAAGAGAGAAAAATGGAAAAACCTACTCCAAAATCGAATCAAAAAGATGACCTTTACGAAGACAAGGCTTCTACCTATCGTATTTTCTCTCGTTTGTTTTGTAATTTTGTCATTAAGAACCGTCCTTTACCGAATGATGAAAATATTGCCGAAGTAGAAGCCGAAGATGAAAGAGAACAAATGGAGAAAACTTTGGAAGAAATCCAGGAATTAAAACAACAAGAAAAAGAAATAAAAAAAGCGGAAAAAGAAGATAAACTAGCCGAAAAACAACGCAAACAAGAAGAAAAGGAGAAAAAGGAAAGAGAGAAGCAATTAGAGAAAGATCGAAAACAACGAGAGAAGGAAGAAAAACAACAAGAAAAAGAGAGAAAACAAAAAGAAAAGGAAGAGAAAAAGGCGGAGAAAGAGAGAAAACAAAAAGAAAAAAGTGAAAAGAAGGTCGGAGGTGCTTTACAAGTCGAACAACAAGACGAAGTCGATGATGATAAAGAAAAGGAAGAAGAAGAAAAGGAAGAAGAAGAAAAGGAAGAAGAAGAAAAGGAAGAAGAAGAAAAGGAAGAAGAAGAAAAGGAAGAAGAAGGAAAGGAAGAAGAAGGAAAGGAAGAAGAAGGACAAGAAAAAAAAAGGAGTGTATTTTTTAATTTAGACAAAATACTCAAAACCGCCACCAAAATACAATCTCAAGAAGACGATCTAGATAATGAGAATGAAGGGGAGACTGAAGGCGATGTAATTTTGAATGAACTTGGTGGAAAAGACTACGAAGAGAGACAACGATCCTTTTTAAAATATATCAAAGAACATGCCAATGAATACTTGACCCCCGAAGCACTTCAACGACATAGTCCAAAATATCTTACCATCTTGGAAAATCTTTCCGACCCAGAATATGAAGGGCTTCATCTCGTCTATAGTCAATTTCGTACTTTGGAAGGCCTCGGTATTTTTAGTTTGGTTCTTGAACAAAACGGTTTTGCAGAATTCAAGTTGAAAAAAAATACATCCGGTATTTGGGATATTGATATCAAATTCGAAGATCTGGGAAAACCAACTTTTGCCCTTTATACTGGAACGGAGACCGCAGAAGAAAAAGAAATTATTCGTAATATTTATAATGGAGACTGGGATTACGTCCCGACTAATATTACAAAAAAGTTGCGTAATATTGCAAATAATAACAATGTTGGGGAAATCATCAAAGTATTCATGATTACTTCTTCCGGTTCCGAGGGTATTAATTTAAAAAATACGCGTTACGTCCATATTATGGAACCTTATTGGCACCCCGTAAGATCGGAACAAGTCATTGGACGTGCAAGACGTATTTGTAGTCATAAAAATCTTCCTGATAAATTACAAACGGTAGAAGTATTTGTTTATTTAATGACTTTTACTGCTACCCAATTAAAAAGCGACGAAGCCATTGAATTGAAACGTAAAGATACAAGTAAAATATCGAATGTTCCGCTCACCAGTGACGAATATTTATATGAAATTTCGGAAATTAAAGCGAAATTAAACGCACAATTAATCAATTCCATTAAAGAATCCGCCTTTGATTGTTATTTATATTCGAATATTCCTGGATCCAAAGGAACCGGTGTTCAATGTGTGAATTTCGGCGATCCAAGCAAAGAAAAATTCTCATATATCCCTAATTTTGAAGACCAACAGAATGACATTACCTTGAGAACGAATAAAAGAAGAATCGAATGGGAAGGTTTCCCCATTCGAATCGGAGATAAAGATTATGTTTATCGACGTATGAATAAAAACTTGATGAATATCTATGATTTGGCGAGTTACGAAGAAGCATTGAGAGTCGAAGGCGTTCAACCTGTACAAGTCGGGACCTTAGAAACCAATGAGAAGGGTCAGAAAGTTTTCAAGAGTCTGGTGCTATAAATAAAACCATTCTGTTATGAAAATAAATTTTCAATATTTTCAATCAGTCCAACTGTCTTTTGAATCTTCTTCATATCAATGTCTTTTTTATATCGATTTGGATTTTTTAAAATATCTTCAATGAGTTGTATATCCTTTTCTACGCTTCCTGATAAAAAAATTACTTGATTTTTGAAATAAGTTTCGATGTTATGACAACCAAGGTAAATAGGTGTTGTATTACAAAGTAAAGGTTCAATTATTTTTTCTGAAAAATAATGATTGGATTGATAATTTTCAATCGCAATATGAAAATCATATTCTTCATAAGGTTCTAAACTATCCTGTTTAAATTCTCCTTTTATTCGTTCATCCTTTTTATTTTTATAATAAATATGTCCTCTTCCGTAAATATCAATGGGGAGATTGGATGATAAAATAACTTCCACTAACTTATGACGATATTCGTGACCAGGAGCATATCTTTTTTGACTAATTATAATAGACATTCTTTTTTTCTTTATACCTATTTCAAGTGACTGGTAACTACTACCTATATACGGTGAATACCACATAAAACTTTGTCCTTCCATAAAAGGATGAGGTAAATCAAGTTTATCACCAATAAAATATTTAGATATATTTTTTTGGGCGTATTCAATAAAAGAAGGAGATAAATGTAAAAAAGGGATTGGTTCAAAAGCCATTCCAATGACATTTTTTTTCGGTATTCCTTCTTTTAACATAGGCATTGCCGTATTCAAAATAATAACGTGCGTATAATTATCTTCATCGGTAATAAATATTTCCTTATCGATACCATAATTTAAGAGTTTACTTATTTGGTATAATTTATTTTCATATGTAAATTTACAATGTTTACTATCGCAAAAAGAAGAAAAAAATTTAATAATGATTGTCATAACCCACTCGTATCTATTAAATATATCTATCTTGATTAAATATATTTAATACAAAATGAAACTAAATAATCTTATAAAAATAATTGTACACAATTATCAATGACAAAAACGTCCTTTTCATCCACACTATAGTAATGAAGAACACAATGGTAGTAATTATCTAAAAAATCTTCGTATGTATTACTTATTTTTTCTTTGGCAAAATCCGTTAAAAGAAGAATATTTTTTTTAATGGTTTTATAATCACTTCGAACAAGTCTTTTCAAGATCGAATTACGTATTTTCATTTTTATTAGATTTATATAAGACTTTGGTTTTGGTAAACTTGTTCCATCCGATGCTTTAATAACAAATATTTGATTCATAAAACAAAAGAATCCTAAAATAGAAAGAAGGTTCATTAATATGAATTAGAAGATTATTTTTATTTTGTTTTGTTTTATTTTATTTCTCAACTTTCAATTTTTATTTTATCTAGTGTAATCATATTTTTTATCTCTTCCACGGTTAAACGTATATCGTCTATTTTTTGATAAAGTGTTTGCACTTCCTCTTCTAATTGTTGAATTCTTACATCTTTCAATAAATAATTTGTTTCCTTAGCATTTTCTCTTGTAAATGAAGGTATCATTTTTAATTTTGAGAAAATATCATCGGTAGGTGTCTTTTTATTTGTCTCTATATCTGGAATATAATAAGATTCTTCTAGATTTTCACTCCATTGAATATGTTTGCTTTCTAATCCATATAATTGTATCGGTTGAATAATATTTTCTTTGACTAATGGTTCTTCGATTTTAATATATTTTATTTTGTTTTCCATCGAATTCGATATTCCTTTCTCTTTTTTCACAGATGTTTCTTGGGGATTCAACCAATCACTTGCGTTTTTTACATTATGATTGGTCGAAAGCAAATCAAAATTTCTCTCCTTCACTGTTTGTTGAATACGTCGTTCCAATTCACTGATAGGCGGTTTTTCTTCTTCTAATTTATCGCCGAATTGAGGTACGGGTGGGGTAGGTAAGGTAACCGCTTGTTTAAATTCCTCTTGTTTTTTATTGAAATCACGTTCAAAAACGGATTTTCTCTCTTCTTGGATTTCTTCATAGGTAATCAAGTCTTTTTTTTGTGAATTTATCGGATTTTTTGGTTTATTCGTATTTTTACTATTTAGATCCACTTGAAGAATTATGTCCATCATAAAAGAAATATATTTTTTATTGAAGGTTACCAAGGTCTGTTGTGTTATCTTTCTCTCGTTTTCGTAAAAAGGAACTAGATTTTTTTGAAAAATTTCTAGAATGTATTCAATGAATTCTTTGGGTTTGGAACGTAGAATATCCGCATCCATTAAGACCTCCCATAATAATCGTACATTGTTTTCTTTTAAAAAATCAGTCATTCTTTATCGATCTTAGATAATAAATATAATAAATATAAGAATATGTTTATATTTATTATTTTATATAAAATAAAAAGTTTTACAACCCATCATTAAAAAATACTTTTCGATATTTTTCAATCGCTTTGTCTGATATACGATGTGTTTTTAAATATTGAGCAGTTACTTTGTCTACCAACATATGAACAACAAAAAAGAGAGAATAAACACCGCATTCTGTATTCCCATATTGATGTTCAATCGGATAATTTTCGTCGAATTTAAAATGGATCGGTTTTTTTAATTCTCTCCCTTGTTGAATGATACGGTCAACTAACTTAATAATTTCTTTTGGTGCTTTATCTCCGCCACTATCAAAAAAGAAAATTTGCCCCTTTTTTATATTGACAAATAAACTAATCCAATGACTCCCTGGTTTATAATGCGGGTCGGTATTGAAAACCATGCCAATTTTGAATTTTCCTTTATCTATTTCTTTTTGTAGATTGAAATGACATAATTCTTCCCAAACACAATCCCCGTACATTTTTTTTACGTCAAAATCAATAGGAGATGGACCGATAAAATCAAAACATTTGTATGCTTTTTCGTATTGTTTCATTACTTTATGAATATCTACACTTGACAACCATTCATTCGGATTTTTCTTCCATTCTTTTGGAGCGGTTGGTGCAAACGAATCTGCAATTTCTTTTTTTAAACCGCTTTCTTGAATAAAATTTTGTTTTAACCAACACGATTCTTTGTTACATGTATCTTTCATAAACAGGGCAAGTTGATTGTGAATTTCTAAAGGAGAATTCGTTTTGATTAGATGGTCTGGATGACGCGCATTCCATAAATTACGCATTTTATGTAAATCTTTGTTTTTGTAACAAGTAAAATCATTCAATTCTTTTTTATCTTTGGGACTACAATTCACTTTTTCGAGGGGAATGATTCCGATTTTTCTTTTTCTTTTTCTTGTTTTTCTTTCTTGTAACCCTCTTTTTTCTCTCCTTCGAATGGTTTTGGTTTTCATGAATGAAGTCTTCCTAATTATTCGTGATATTATTCTTTTTACCAACTCCTTTATTCTTTAATTCTGGATCTTTTAAATTGATTTTTTTCTTTTTCGGTAAAATCGGTTCTTCTTTTTTAATCACGGTGCGTTTGACCAATCCGTCCAAGGTATAATTTTTCATATTAATTTGACGCATCATTTGTTTATTGGCTTGTTCCATTGTTCCATGATATTCTAAATCATCGTTGAATTCAGGAAATAAATCTTCTTCTCCTTCTCCTTCTTCTAAATCTTTATAATCTTCCTGAATAATATCGTTTCGGTCAATGGTTTGAAAATAGTCAATACTCGTATTGATATATTTATAAAAGGAACGATAAATATCTGGATGGTAAACTGGGTTTTCTTGACTTTCCTCTTCATTTAATAAATCTTTGGTCAATTGAATCAACCTTTTTCGATAGAATTTTTTATTTTTGAAAGGAGTAGGTTTTGAAATGGAATGATTCATTTTATTCAACGAACCGCTTAATAAATATTCAATCGTAATATCTTGTACGATTTGATTTGATTTGTTTATAATATCGTTGTCTTCTTCCAAATTTTTATTTGTTTCTTCTATTTTTTCGAATTCTAACTTTTTCTCTTTTCTCTCTTTTCTCTCTTTTGTCTCTTTTTTTTCTTTTTTCTTAGTATTGGATTTGACGTTATCTTTAACATTAATATTATCAATAATATCAAGATTCGACATTTATATATTTGATATTTTATAAATATATACACACTTTTACATTTACAATGGTACGCTTTTATGCTCCCCATTGTAAATGTAAAAAGGCAACTGTTACCGATAAATGACTTGAATGGAGACGCCTCTAAAGAGGCATGTCACATTTTATACCTTTGAAGAATTCACCAATTAGGCAGATGGATCGGTCATATTACGAACTTGTACTCTTGTAGAATTGTGAAAGGTTGCGTAACCAATTTCCTTTGGATTCGGATTTGGATTGAAAGAACAGAATTTCTCTTGTTGAAATAATAATGAATCTGGATAAGGCACCGGTTTGGGGTGAAAAGCAACGTGGTATAAATCACTATTACTATCAGGTACATAAACGGATTGACTACATTTTTGTAAAGCAAATACTTGATTTCTTAATACACTTTCGGTATTTACATTGGAAGCAAAACCAGCCCAAGGAGATTGGGTATTTCCAGGATTAAATACTTCATGAACATTATAGGTAGGGGTTTGAATAAGACGAGTATTTACTTCTTTACGAGGGTCAACAATTGGTAAATAAGAATATTTTGTCATTACGGGACGGACATCAATGTATGGTTGTAACATTTGAGAAGGAATATTACGATTATAAATTCGTTCATTGGTTTGTTTATGGATTTCAGAAGGGCATTCTACTTTTTCTTGTGCGTTTAAAACATTGATATTTACATTTGGATTGACATTCATTACTTGTGTATTTTTTAAATCGGACATTATCTATTTTATATAAATATATAATTTATATAATATGTACAATTTACTAAAGTTTTTTAGATTTTTTTGAAGATATAATATTGACCTATTATATATTCTTAGTAACTCTTTTTCAAATCATCCAATCAATGTATAATTACTTACTTGGAACTACTTTTTTGAAATCAATGAACCCCTATTTTAGAAAACACGTATTGAATACATTGAATCCACGTGAATATTTCTATTTAAGTACTTTTTTCGTTTTTATCTTGATGATTATTGTTTTTTTGTTTTTCGAAACGAAACAATCGACCAAAGAAATGATTTCTAATTATCAAAAACTAAAACATTCACATTTTGCGTGTATTTTTATTATTTCTTTTTTATTGGTAGTATCTTCTCTCCTTCTTTATGAATTAGATAAGAATCATAATACACCGCTTATTAATAATATACTTTTGAAAACCGGCTCAATCATCGTTCTCATTGTAGTAGGTGTATTTATGTTTGGTGAAAAATATACTTGGAAACAGATGTTCGGAATTATTCTTACTTGCATAGGTATTTATTTGGTCATGCAAAAATAACTGAAAAAAAGGCACCAACTATTTACTGCGTTTTTTACACCTTCGCATATTTGATGTGCAAAGTGTAATACAACGGCATAACTTATTGGATAATATCTTCAAATTTATAAATAAATATATAAATATATAATATATTATGTATTATATATTCTTACACCTTTACACAAATGAAGATTTTTCTAAAATCATATTTTGTAAAACATGATAATTTCTTTTTTTAAGATTATAAATTGTATATATATTTTCTGTTGAAAATATTTTATCATGAAAAGAATCATAATTATTGATAACTTCTTTAGTTTTTTCAATTATATCATCATAACTTGTCCAAATAATTAAATTGCTATAAGGTATAATTTCAATTAGTGGAGATTTTTCAGAAATAACAATCACACCACACTCTAATGCAGGCAATACTCTTAGTTCTTCAAGAGTATGATGATAAGGTGTTTGGTGAATATTTATAAGAATCTTAGTATTTTTTAATATGTATTGCATAACGTTTTCTTTAAAGCAGTTATTAATATTTGTATGTTTTATTTTTTCATCACAAATATTTTTTAATAGTTTTAATCTTCTAGGATTATTTATATTAATAAAGGTAGTTAATGTTATTATATTTCTATTTTCTTTTATAAAATATGGTTTATAAATAGACGAAGATATATATATGTGCTTTCTTGAAAAAGAATCATATTTTGAACAACTTTCAACATTATAAATATTGGCATTACTATAATCTATAATTATATCTGAATTATTTACACCCTTGAAGATTTAAAACCGCACCTTTCTGTATAAAATGAAAGGAAACTTCAAGGTTTGCCTATTTCAAGGCATGTAAATTTTGATTTTGGGAATTCTTCTAAAAACCCTGATAAGTTATTGCTTCTTGATAAATAATTTGGTCTTTCTTTATTATTTATCGCATTATAAGCAATTTTATAAATATTTGTAGCACCATTCACATCTCTATTCCAATAACCGCATCCGTTCTTACAACAAATCAGTCCATGGACGATAATGTTTCCTGTTTTGTATGGTCTTGGATTTTCCATTACCATATTCTTTGCACAAATACCTATTTCACATTTGGAACATCTACAACTGGTTCTAAATTCATCAACCAAATAAGTTTGAAAACCTGCTTTTCTAAAAAGTGTTCGCATTCCTTTTCCTTTGGTTGCCTCCTTGTATTTCATTTGTTGTTTCTGTTCGTAATCTCCAAAACAAACTACTACTTCTTTTTCATTACCAAAAATTCGTTTAAAATTATTTAACATTTTTTGTTCGCTTTTCTTTGTATTTCTATAACTCTGTAATCGTAATTTTCTAAAAATGTGTTTTTCATAAAACTTGAATAACATACCATTTATTTCACTCTTCTTTTGTATATATTCCTTAAATTTTGTTATGTTAAGTGATTTACGATTTAATTTTGATAATTCAGTTTCCCATTCTATTATTGTTTTTCCATTTATTTTTTCCTTTTTCATTTGTAATTGTATCTTGGAAAACTTCTTTTTCTTGGTTTCTTTTCTTCGTTGGTCTTGTGAATATCTAAACTTATTTGCTTCTTTATTATCGGCATCTACACAAAAAATTAAATCACATTTTCCTGGGTCTATGGATACAATCTTTTTATTTTGTAGTTGTGAATAATCTTTTACTTCATCAATATATTCTTCATTATTTATTCCTTTTTTCATCATAGGTAGTTTCTTTCCAATTAAGTCCTTTCGTAATAATAACAAAGAACAACTAATTCCATCTGTTTCTATCATATGGTGAAATTCATAATGTTTTTTATGGAAACATTTTCTTTCAGTTCTAAAAAAGAATTCCCAAATTTTATTTTCATTTCGTTTCAAATTTCCTTCTGTTAAATAATCACTTTTGTTTCCTTGTTTTTTCGTCATAAGAAGATGCACTAATGTAGTTGTATCTAATCTTATGTGTTTTGGTATAATTTCATTACGCATAGGGAATACATTACAAATTGTTTGTTCTTCTTTTTCTACTTGTTTCATCATTTTAATCATACAAGGGAAATAATCCATAGGACTACACATTAAATCATAATATAAATTTTTCTTGAATGTTTTATTTGGTGTAATGAATTGTTTTTGTTGATTAATCCATGAATGATACGAAATATGGGATTTGTATTGTGTTGTTTCTACATTTAATAAATCATTTTTGATTTTTCTTAACTGATTACATAATTTGTTTATTTTTGCATCTTTTGCTTTTTTGGTAATATTCATTTTTCTTATTTTACTTATAATAAATTTCTTTTTCCAAACCACATTTACATATCGTTCTACATATTCAACAAAATGATTTTTAATGTTATTCTCATACATCGTAAGAATATCAATTGTTAAATAATCTAAAATAGTATTCATATGTGTATATTCAAGTGTATCTTTTTGGATAAGTGGTTCAAAATCAGTTTTGTAAAATGCGGTTAAATTATCTTTGAGTTCTTTAATTTCTTTCTTCGCAGGTCTTCCTTGTGGTTTTTCATTACACATAATTTTCATACACGAATTCACAAATACCTTATCTATAACTGGTAAAGTTTTATTTGTTTCATAGTAATTCAATAAATATAATTTCATAAAAAGTAAAACATTAATTACTATTTTATTACAAAGAATAACAGCATTCGTTATTTTCGGTGTATTTATATCAGGATGTTTCAAGACACTTTTCAAGGAAAGTTTAATTCCTTTGAAAAAGTCGTCAGGTGGTTTTTCTTTTACAGACATCCTTTATAATATTCCTAAATATTTTATTTTTAAGTAATTTAACGAATAAATTATAAAATTGAATAAAAATAAAATATATTTAGATATACTATAATGCCTATTAAAAGTCGCAGATATCGTAAAAGAAATAATAAATCTCGTAGAACTCGTAAAAATAAAACAACACGAAGATATAAAAAACAAATGAAAGGAGGAAATGGTTTAATAACAAGTGAGGAAGAATTAAAAAAAAGTTGGGATAATAGAGCAAATGTATTTTGGGAGGTTGATGATGGAGTAGGTGATAGAAGATATATTTATAGTGAAGATTTGACATACGAAGATTTTAAAAACAAA